GTTCGTTATGGTTCCATCCCTATGGTGGCACCTGGACACTACAAAAAAGTTTCAAGTTTATTTCGGGAACCTTTGATCACAACTTTAGAACACCATTGCGTATAACAGAAAAATCAGACATTGAGATCCGTGCGTTTGCTTTGGTTGAGTCCAGTCGTATTGGCACAGAGTTCCAGATATTAGTTCTACCCAAGGCGTAAGATATGGCACAGTTTAATAAAGATTCACAAGATTACATTGACGGACGCAGAGTCCTACACGATGTTCAAATGATCAGCAACAAGAATGGCGATATTGTCACCGCAGATAATCCTTTCCCAGTGACTGGCAATGTAACGGCCACAATCACAGATGTCATTACTGTAGTGGTCAATGAGGACGCTGGTGAGATATTTGGCCTAAACAACCACGCTACCAATGCCAATCGTGGATGGACTATGGACAACACCATGCGTCCAATGATCAGCATTAGACTAAACCCAGCAACAACTACCAGTGCTACACAGATGAAAATCGTTGAGTACGAGATTGGCAACAACAATGCCAACCAAAGCACTATTATGTATGAGTGGTATGAAGGTGATTTGACCATTGCCGGTGCGGCCATACCTGCTTGGTCATTGGTACACGACACGGCCGCTACACAATATCGTGTCTATCAGGATCAATACTCCAGCAATCAAGGCAACACATTTACTATTCCTTCAGGCACAGTCATGCGACACAGTGGTATCATCATTGGTAAAAATACCAGCGGCGACGGTGTAGCCAAAGCACTCACAGGTGGTGATACAGGTAAAATGATGACACTTTGTATGAGGCGTTTAGACAATGCTACCAAACTGGATGTATGGTTTGCCTTTACTTTTAAAGAGATAGTTTAATGTACAGAAAATATATCAATATAGTAGAAGCAGCCAATAAAGGTTGTCCCATTGCCACACATGACTTAGAAGTAAATGTCAAGAACAGACAGACTGCTATAGACAAGCATCACTACGGTCCTGCCAATCCCGCCAAGCCAGGCACGTACTGGAAAGAAGCTGCCAAACAGTGGGACATAGATGAAAAGACTGCCAAGACTATGAAGTGTGAGAACTGTGCGGCATTCAACATTACAGACGCTATGTATGATTGCATACACGACGGAATGGGCAAAGAAGCCTACGAAGCAGAAAAGACTCGTGAAGCCGCAGACTTGGGCTACTGTACTCTACTGCACTTTAAATGTGCAGGCACACGTTCATGTGAGCTATGGATAACTGGCGGCCCTATAACCAAGTAAGGAGCGAACCTTGGAAGACAACGACACAACTTATCAAAGATTAAAACCTAAATGTATCTGCTGGTGTACCGGACACTGCGGATCAAGCTGTATGACAGACGATTGCGATTGCAATGAATGCCAATGTTCTGATTGTTTAGATAAAAATGTCACACGTGGTTATAACTGATAGCAAGTTTGAAGAAAACGGATACTGGACAAATCCTGTAGAAAAGATAGTATATCTTCCTACCGCAGAAGATGTTGCACTATTTGATCAAAACGGCTACGATCTAACTGATCTAGAAAAACACTATGCCTACAGTAATTGGAGTAAACCCAAAAAGCATCGAGAGCATAGAGTTGCATTAAAACAGCCTTGGTTTGTACAAGAACTTCCTGTAATAGAAGGTGCTGTATTAAATCATAGCCTACTATTTGAACGCAAAGGCTACGCAGGTGCTGCCCTAGAAGAATTACAACATTGGGCCAGAGAGTTACCATTAATACACAAAATTATTGCTATTCGCCCTAAATGGGGATTAGATTTCAGTATGGATTGGGTAGATAGACAGGGCAATGCGTTTGAGCTCCTACACTGGGAATTTGATAGCTTTAATTACGAAGAAATATGTGCAGTTAAATCGTCCGTAGAACCTGTTTTATTATCCATAGACTGGAATGACGCAGCCAAGAATTTGATTAAATACAAAGATAATTGGCACCATTTAGATTTCTTTGCTCAGAGCGATTGGAAATGTGAGTACTTTGGAATCAGCAAAGAAAGATTTAAAATGGTCATCTGGAATTAAAATGAAAAAACTACTAGTAACACTCTTGCTAACGCCTTTCTTGGCATTAGCAAATCCTATCGACGATCAATGTCCTCAATTTGCTCTGCGTGGCGCTCCTGTAAGTAAATTACAGCCGGGTACTACGCAGTATCTTTGTAAACAAAACTACGCAATCCATTATAGATACGATACCAAAACAGCAGAATACGTACTCGAACACATTACCCTTGCTAGTATCACCGGACCAGCAAAGCGTAAAGACGACTTTAGACCTGATCCCGCTATTCCGAAGCAATATCAGTCCCAACTGGCAGATTACGCTGGGTACCCATTTGACCGTGGACACCTTGCTCCGGGCGCAGATAATACTCAAACAGATGCAATAATGAGTGAAAGCTTCTTCCTAAGCAATATGGTACCGCAAGTGCCTAATCACAATCGCGGCATTTGGAAACAACTAGAAACCGCAGTTCGTAACTGGGTATTGGAAGGCAAAGATATTTACGTTGTTAGCGGTACAATTTATAATCCGGGCTATCAAACAATTGGTGCTGGTAGAGTAGGTATTCCAACACATATGTGGAAAGTCATTGTTGATCGTAAATCAGCAAAGGCTATTGCATTCTTATTCCCTAATGCTCCGTTACCAGTAGCTGACTTACCTAAGTACGCAGTTAATGTAGCAACTATTGAACAGTACACAGGAATTAACTTTCATCCACAGTTACCCGCACAATTGCAACACATCGAAACAGATCCAGTAGACTTATCGTTGTGGAGCAGTTTAAGATAAATATCACTATGACGTCGAACAACTATCAATTATTCGCCCTTCTATGTGAAAGTCTTACAGAGGCTAGTTCCTCTATGAACTTGATTAAAGGCATGGCAGGCGGCAGCGCAGTGATACAAAAGCTGCATAAAGATATGGGACTATCCCATGATCAGGAATATCAACCCATTGATAAAATCTCCTGGAATGAACTTAAAGATACCTACAAAGGTAAGTGGGTCATTCTAAGAGGAACAACTGGCGTCGGTGCAATTAAATCAATAAGCGGCGGCTACAGAGCAGTTGCTAGTAACGGCGGCGAAGTGCAAACATTCAGCAACGATAGAGGCGGTAACATCTTAGATTTCTTAAAAGGAATCATTGGTAAGACTACTCAGATGTTTACAGGTTCAGATGCGGGTAGTGTTAAGGATCTTCAGAAAAAACGATATGATCAAAACAAAGGTGCTACTGGTACACCTGCGGTTACACAAGATACTCTGCTAAAGAAATTTAAACCACTATGGCTTAAATCTATTCGTGCTGCCCAAGCAGACGTCAAGGGTATGGTAGCAAACATGATTAAAAACGATGCGTTTGAAAAGGCCAAAGTTAAACTTAATCTGTTAGCTAAATTAGATGATGCTGCTGATATGTTAGAAAGCGGATCGACTGATACACCTAGCTCGTTAAATTCTGCTATCAGTTCAGCAGTAACTCTAGCAGCCGGACATTATTATCCAGAAGAGACAGGACAAATCACTAGAGGTAGATACGGCGATAGTGGTCTTAGTGCAGAAAGACAACAAGGCGTTCGACAACTATTACAAGACATTGCTAATGGCGATCAAAAGAAACTAGGAACAGTGTTGGGATTCTTTAAAAGGACACTGATAACAGGATGAAAATCAAGCATTTACTCACAGAGTCAATTGTCACAGAAGCTAACGTGGCAGCAAAGATTGGCAAAGATCCTAAGATGGCTAAAATGTTAGCTATCGCATTCCGTCACGATAATACATTACCTAAATCTACAATCGCTAAACTAGGTCCTAAGCCTTCTGACACAGAAGTTATTAACACCTGGAGTGAGTTGTTAGACAATACATTACGTGGTAATAACTACGGCGACTTGTCAGCAGATGGTAAGTTTGACGAATGGCTAACACGCCTATACATTAACGGTGTTGCAGACTATGAAGACATCAACGGAGAAGGCGGTGATGCACTAGGTGCTTGGAAGGCGTTGAGCACTCGTGGTAAACTTCGTGCAGAGGATCAAGACTTTAACAAGTTTAAGAGCATTAAACAACTGCAACGTATTCGCAACGACCCACAGTACCGTAACGAACTAGCACGTATCAAAGATCAAGAACACATCAACAAAATGAAGCGTGAAGCTAAAGAAGTTGTTATTCTTGACAACGACCGTTTCCGCGCAATTGTTCCGTTGAACTACGGTTCATGTTATTCTACAGACAAGGGTGGTGGTTACATTCCTAACTTCTGTACAGGCTCGAGCAGCGGAGCACAATGGTTTGGTCGTTATGCACCAGATGGTATGATTGTTAACGTTGTTGATAAATCAAACATCGACGATGTAAACGGTAAGTGGCAGTTTCACGCAGCAACTAACCAAATAGTTCGTGGTGATCAAGAACGCAGACATGATGTTCCTTATAATGATGGCAGATTTGCTGAATTGTTCCCGGGACTGATGAAAGACATTATTGCTGGTATTCAATCACACGCTGAAGAAATTAAGAGTGCTTCTACTGAATTAGTACCTGGTGGTTACGACATCGGTAAAGAGATTGAATTGATTAAATCTAAGTATCCTAAGTCTGTTGCATCAGGTGAACAACCAGAAGAGCCGCCAGAAGAAGAACCACAAAACGAGCCAGAAGCAGAGCCAGAGCAGCAAGATGAGCCTGCTGATGATAATCCAGATAATCAGCCAGGTACTTGGTTAGTTACACAGTTATCTTCAGGTACCACTGCACGTATTCGTGGCGACAGTTTAAATCATGTACAGCAACGTGTAATTCAACGTTATCCAGCTAGTTCTATTGAAGACTATACTTGGGAACGCACAGAAGGTGAAGGGCAATAATGGAAGGCTACGTTAGTTTCTGGAAAAGGAAACCAGTAACTGAAACTAAAACTGTGTTTACAGAAATGCAGATAGCATTAATGGAAGGTGGACACAGTTTCGAAGAAAAGAAAGTTGATAAGTTTCCTTTTCTTAAAGAGTTAAAACAGATCACACTACCTTAGGAACGCTTTGCGTTACAAGTGTGGCCCGGCTGCTGGGCAGGTTGTTATGGGAGTCGTGCCCCGGAATGGCGACCTAAGTGAGCACCAATACAAAAAGCCCCTTTCGGGGCTTTTTTATTTGTTAAACAAATACTTCTTATGTAGATGTAATCTTGCCTTGTTGTATTGAACAGCAGTGATAACCAACGCTACTGCCCATGGTACTATCTTAATCATTGTGGCACTTAAAGTTGCCCACCAATCAGCCATTAATGGTTCTTTGATCATCATTTGTATAGATACAAGAAACAATACAAAGCTACCTACAAACACAGCATCTGGATACTTTTCTAAAATCTTAGATACTAGACCAGCACCGAATAATATAATAGGCACACTGACTAAAAGTCCAAAGATAATAAATGCCCAATTACCACCGGCAGCAGCAGCAATACCTAAAGCATTGTCGATGCCCATAACAGCATCAGCAACTACAATGGTAGAGATTGCTCCCCAAAATGTTGTTGCTTCTTTTACGTCATGTTCGCCTTGATCAAAGACTAATTTCCAACCAATCCATATTAATGCTAATGCTCCAATTAGACGAAGTCCCGGAATCATTAGCAGATAAGTTAGTGCGGCTACAGAAACAAAACGTATACCTATGGCTCCTACTGTTCCCCATAAGATCGCTTTCTTTCTAAGATCGGGAGGCAGTTTGTTTGCAGCCATACCGATAACAAGAGCGTTATCGCCAGCTAATACAATATCGATTAATATAATGGCCAGAATGGCCCATGCAGATGCGAGAAATAACTCCATGAGAGTCTCCTTAAGAAATTGGTCTTGCCAAGGACCTATTCCCCTTATACACCGGATATCGTTCGCTCAATACCGTATTGACGATGTATAAGACCTACAGTGTAGGCAGGCTACTCCCCATATAGATTATTTATTTTCTGTTACTAAATCGTAAATCTCTTTCCAATTTTTAGCAATATTGTAATTGCAGGTATGATCCATGTTATGTCCGTGTTCTACTAGAATGGAATTTAAACCTAGATTATGTCCGCAATCAGCATTAGCAGGCTTGTCTTCAATCCACCACATGCCACTGTTTGCATAAGGAGCAAGTGCTTCGTCTTTGTCTGCACCAGTTTCTAAGCAAATAACTTCTTCGATAGCATTACCAAACAGTTTGCGTAGATTCATTTCTCGAAGTTTTGCAGCATTTTGATCTGTACTTAGGCTAGTAATAACACGGAATCGGTATCCGTATTCTTCGTGAATACGTTTAACCCAATATACACTATCACGCAATGCAGGGAGGAATCCAATAGCTGCCGATTCGTTAAAAAACTTAACTAGCTTCTTAATCTCTGCTTGAGTCATGTCCTGATAATGGTGATGCAAGTAATAGTTCTTCTTGCCCTCATTTTTGAATTGATAACCACGCTCAGTCATCCAAACTTGGAATGCCCATTCCCAGTCGAGTAATACGCCATCGGCGTCAGTAAGGATAAGTTTATTGTATTTCATACAGTCATTATAGCACTGTTTTGAACGGATGTCAAACAGTTAAATAACATATGGAAACAATAATCGCAACGTTGGTAATGACGCACATTACCATAGTCTGTGTTACTTTATATCTACATAGAGGACAGACACACAAGGGCATCGAGTTTCATCCAATTTTAAGTCATTTTATGAGATTTTGGTTATGGATGACAACTGGACAAGTTACCAAGCAATGGGTCGCTATTCATCGCAAACATCACAAAGACACTGATGTAGAAGGAGATCCACATAGCCCTGTAATATACGGAATACGCAAAGTTCTATTCGGTGGAGCATTTTTATATCACGAAGCCAGCAAAGATAAAAAGATGGTTGAAACATACGGAGTAGGAACTCCAGATGATTGGATAGAACGCAAACTTTATACCCCACACAGCCGCATTGGGATTCTGCTGATGCTGGTCATAGACCTTGTTCTTTTTGGCCCCGTGGGCTTAGTAGTGTGGGGTATTCAAATGCTATGGATTCCGTTCTGGGCAGCAGGGGTAGTTAACGGAATAGGACACTGGTTCGGATATCGCAATGGCACGACCAAAGACAATAGTCGTAATATTAGTCCTCTTGGTATTATTATCGGCGGTGAAGAACTTCACAATAATCATCACCTAGACCCAGCTAACCCTAGACTTAGCAAACGTTGGTTTGAATTTGACATCGGTTGGCTATGGCTAAGCCTATTCCGAATGTTAAAACTAGCAAAACTTAGATAACGAAAAAGGACCCGAAGGTCCTTTTTCTATAATATAATATATTCCGCTATGCGGAGATAACTTTATTCTATAATATATTTATTTCTTTGCGCCAGCGTTGACAAATGCGTACATCTTCTCTGCTGCTTCAAGAACTTTATCAACACCTGGGAATTCTGGCATACCAACTGTAGTTACTAGTTGACCAGTTTTCTCATCGCGTTGGGCACTGAATTGCCAACCATTAAATTTATAGTTGTATTCAGCTTGAACTTGCTCTTGTGCCATAGCCAAGATGTCTGCACGGATTTCATAACCGTTTTTGTTGAATTTAACTTCTGGGGCTTTCATAATTTCTTGTGTCATAATATAATTTCCTGTGTGTGTGATTACTTAGTGTAAGCTGGAACAAATGACTTGAATGTGTCAGTTGCTTGCTTAGTGAATGCTTGAGCAATAGCTAAACTTGCTTCAACAGAAGTCTTAGCAGCGGCTGCTTGAGCGTCGATAAGTTTGTTTAGTTCAGCTTTGAATTTAGCGTCTTGCACGAATGTGTTGACGATTTGCTTTTTACCGTTCTGAATAGAATCGATGATTTGATTGTGTGTAAACATAATTTTTCCTTTGTGTGTGTATGTTTAATCAGGTACTTACTGTTCCCTGATGTATTATTATATATCTCTACTTTATAAATTGCAAGGGTAAAGTGATTGTTTTGACAAATTTCCTCTGCAATTTGCCCACATGATCTAATCTTGCTAGGTTGCTTTCAACAACTTCATGAACAACACTAGATGCTGTAGGCTCCGGAATCTTAATGTCTGCTAGTGTTTCACCACCATCGTTAATTAGAATTCCGTGTTTACTGGCTAGCTTCTTAATAGCGGCGTTGGTGCTTAGACATACCATACAACCGCCTTTGATACTACGGTTCTGACACCATTCAACACAGCGACTCATTAGGCTACTGCCCATGCCTTTTTTGCGATGTTCTTTCAAAACACTAAAGGCAAGTTCTGTTTCGCCACCAGCAAGACTTATATGCCCTGCGGCTACTACATTAAGATCCTCGTCTTCAATAACAAAGATTTTGTGTTCTTTAGTATTTGTTTCAAACGTGTTGCAGAGCTGTTCGATAATCTCGTCCTTGGCATGAAAGCCGAATCGAGTATATCTACTTTCTTCATCTAAAGCCAACAGATGTTTACGATATCTACTGTATTCGTGGGGCTGTAGTCTATAGACAAAGTGTGACATATTATTTGTTGATCATTAGATCTCTAGCTGCGGCAAATTGTCCAGATCTAGCCAATGCGCTAGCGGCTCTAGCTTGTCCGATTGATAACATTAATTCATAAATTACATTTAATACAGTTTTCATAGTGACCATCCTTTATTTGATTGATTGCGATCGAACTGGCGAGTCCAGTGATCAATTTCTGCTGCTGAAGTAGGATTCTTGCTGACTATGTACTGCTCTAGTTCAGAACCGTAAGTTTGCGGTTTTTTAAAATCGGAAAACATCTTTTGGATGTAACCAATCATTGGTGTTAATAACATATTTTTTTCCTCTATGTATGTGTGTAGATACTCATGGTTTCTACTGATGTATTTAGTAGTGTATGCTGCGATCGCACATAAATCAAGTCCTTGTATTGCCAACTGGTTTCATGTACAATAAGTATTAAATTGAGTTAAATACACTATAATTTGGACCAACGATGAAATTACGTACAAGATCGATCCTACAAGAATTAAACGAAATTGCAGAAGTACGCAATACAGACGCATTAATCGAAAGTAGAGCCACCAACATCATTAATTCTGCAATTAATCTACTTGAGAGCATCCATAAAAATTATGATGCAGAGCAAGCAGACGAGCTAGAGCGCAGACTTATTAATGCAATCAAAGGGCAAGACCCGTCCAAATTCACTCGCGGAGTTCGCAAGATTGCCGAATCACGCAAAGCTAAAAAGAAATTAGACGAGTCAAAAGAATGAGTGGTAATGTATTCAAAGATTCCGCAGGTTCCGTTCTTACTGTAGACATTAACAAAAAAGACGTCCTACCTACTATTCAGTGGTTGGAAAAAGTCACAGGCTTAGAACTAACAGACTATATGTTAGGTTCCACAGGGAAGACAGAAGTCAGCGGAGATTTGGATATTGCCATCGACTCTAATAAAGTAGACAAGGCTGAATTCAGTCAAAAGTTATCCGACTACATTGCCAAGCAAGGCAGCGATCCAAAAGATTGGGTTAAGAAGTCTGGCATCAGTGTACATTTTAAAACACCTATCAAAGGTGACGAAGAAAACGGTTACGTACAAGCTGACTTTATGTTTGGCGAACCTAATTGGTTAAAGTGGAGTATGACTGGCGGCAAGGAAGGCAGTCAACTCAAAGGCAAGCACAGACATATTATCCTAGCTAGCATTGCTAAAACTAAAGGACTACGTTGGAGTTTTCAAAATGGTTTAGTTAATAGAGAAACCAATGAAACTATAACTAAAGATCCTAGAGAGATTGCTAAAAAGTTATTAGGACTTTCTGCAACAGAAAAGAATCTCGAAGATCCAGAAGCAATTATTGATTATATTATTAAATTGCCTAACTATGAAGAGCTAGTTAAAGATGCTAGAGAAACATTAGGCAAAGAAGGAGTCAAACTTCCTACAGCTAATAAATTAGAAAGTTATACTCCGGGAACTAGTGCTTGGTTCCGTAGGATGATTGAGGTTACCAAATGAGAATTTTTGAAATCTTAAACGAAGACTGGCAAAAAGTCAACAAGCGAGATAAGACTGACGGGCTTAGTCCTAAAGCAGTAAAAGCATATCGTCGTGAAAATCCAGGTAGCAAATTGCAGACAGCAGTTACTACCAAGCCAAGCAAATTAAAAGCAGGCAGCAAAGATGCTAAACGCCGCAAGAGTTTCTGTGCAAGAATGAGTGGTAGCAAAGGCCCGATGAAAGATGAAAAGGGACGCCCAACTCCTAAGGCCAAGGCACTGAGTCGTTGGAATTGCTAATGATTGAGATAACCGAAGCCGCTAAATCTAGAATCAAGGATATTCTTTACGAAGAAGGAAATCCTAAGATAGCCTTGCGTACATTTGTACAAGGTGGAGGTTGCAGTGGATTCAGCTATGGCTTTACACTTGACGAAGAACAAAACGAAGACGACTTTGAAATTCCTTTAGATGAATTTAGAGTTCTCATAGATGCTATGAGTATGCAGTATCTACAAGGTGCAAGCATTGACTACAAAGAAGAATTAATGGGAAGTCAGTTTGTAATTAAAAATCCCAACGCTTCCGGAACTTGTGGCTGCGGCAGTAGCTTTTCGGTATGAGAATCTCTGAACTTTTAGAAAACTTTGCTGACGGTCGTAACCCACAAGACAAGGGCGATGCTAAACGTCACGGTATCAACACCAAAGCCAGTGTAAGTTCTTTGCGCAAGACTGCTAAACAAGGCGGACGTAAAGGACAACTAGCACATTGGTTAGCTAATATGAAAGCTGGAAGAGCCAAGAAGAAATGAGAGCCTTTGAATTTTTAGTAGAGAACGAAGTCCCTAAAAAAGTAGGACGTGAATTCAATCACCTTGAAGATTTAGTTTTTACTGAACAGAACGGTGCTGCTCGTGCAATTAAACTTCTTAGGGATATTGCACAAGATGCCAGCGAAGTATCACACAAGTGGGATGGTAGTCCAACAGTCTATTGGGGACGCGAACCTAACGGACAGTTTAGATTAGTTGGCAAGAACAATTGGGGGCGTGAAGAAGGCGCCAGCAATAGTGCAGAAGAACTAGAACAGTTTATCCTAAGTAGAGGTAAAGGCGAAGACTGGCGCCCTAAGTTTGCCAGTGATATGTCAGCTATGTGGGATGTATTTGAATCAGCAACACCTGCAGACTTTCGAGGCTATATCTACGGTGACATTTTATTCCATCCCGGTAAGCCTTATAATGGCGCAGATGGAAGAATGACTTTCAAGCCTAATCAAACTTCTTATAGTGTATTAGGTAACAGTGATGCAGGTCGTAAAATTGCAGGACGCAAGATAGCCGTAGCTGCACACAAGAAGTTGGATTACTTTGGTGACAAGGGCGGAGAGCCAATTTCCGAAGTTAACAAATTTAACACCAAGGATCTAGCAGTGTTTGGGCAAACATATGTTAATCATCAACCTGCTGTAGATGCCGATAATTTATCTTTGATAGAAAATATAGCTAATAAGAATGCTGCAACTATCAACGATTTTCTCAGCCCAGTAGCAGGAATGGGATATGTTAGAGAAACACTCTATACTTTTGTTAACACAAAAAGTAAAGCAAAACAACTAGACGACATTAACACAAATTCGTTCAACGAATGGTTAGCAGCTACACCTGCTAAACTAAAGAAAATAACAGAGCATAATGCTAAGTTTGGCGGAATTTTAGATACAGTGTTTGAGCTAGTTAGAGAATTGATGATAGCCAAAAACGAAGTTATTGCAGAATTAGACAAAGCTCAAGGTGATATTGTTGCAGATACCGACGGAGAACCCGGCGGAGAGGGCTATGTTTACAAGGATGTTAAGCTAGTTCCAAGGCATCGTTGGACTCCGTTTCGTTCAGAATAAGCACCAAAACCGCCATTTTTTCCTTACCAATATAAATACTATGCCGGCCTCTGAGCGAGGTCATTGATTAAGGAGAAAACATCATGGCAGATTTATCAGGCGTAACATATGCAGGCGTAACAGGCGCCTTCGACAACAACTATCTAAAGCACAGCATTTCAACATCTGATGCAGGTCGCACACTTATCGTTAAGTTTGCAAAGACAAACATCACTAATGCAGAATTGAATGCTTGGATTGCTTATCTAACTACATCACACGGTTCCGGCGGTTCTGGCGACAGCGCATTCACAGTTGCTGGCGTTGGCACAGCAGACGGTTCTGCTTTTGTAAGCGGTACAACTGACATTGTATTCCTACGTTTGCAAGGTACAGGTAGCTTTACAGATGCTACAGTTGAAGCTCTAACAGGCACACCAACTGTTGACATTATTGCAATCTTTACACCAGCACTATAATTTCCAACGGGATGGGAAGCAATTAAGGACCTTCGGGTCCTTTTTTGTTGACTGATATTTCTAGAAGTAAATAGTAGCATATTATGGAAAGATATCAAGTCATAACTTTAGTCGACATCACTCGTACTAACTGTCCCAGAAACGAACCTGACAGAATCAAAGTCGGCGAACAGGCAAACTTTAATAGTCTATTACAGGCTATTGGAATGCGTTCAAATGCTTCTTGGGATAGAGACCCAGTGATGAATACTGGACAATTGCCAGACGGAATAGAAGGCAAAGCCAATTATTGGGTATGGGATTTTCAAGGAGAACGAGATCTTGTTTTTAATAAAGATAGCAATCCTTTAGGGCTTCTCATTGACGACTTGCACGGAGTTCCTATTGTTCCGGATTTAAAAAATTCTGTTGACATTGATCCGGCAGCATTTCAAACCAAAGGCAATAATATTAATACTTGGGTTAAGATAATATCACAGCTTAATCCGTAAGCATTCAGTATTAAATACTGTATGAAAACAGAATTTGAAAACTTCAGAAACACAACAATTAGGCAAATTAGAATTTGGGCTTGGATCGCGGCTGTATTACCATTAACATCATTAGCAGGCTTATTCTTTATATGGACATTTGGATCAGACACAATCCTTAACAAGGCAATGATAGTCGGTGAAACTGCGATGTTTGGCGTAGCAGTTATATGGTGGTGGTGGGCAATATTTGTCATTAACAAACTTGTACGCCAGTGGGAAATTACTAGAAGCAATGTGTCCGATGTTCTAGCAGAACTCAAGGAAATCAAGGGCATAGTTCAAGAAGTGATTCCTGCAGAGAATGATAAATAACGTATCAAAGGCACACAATTAGGCATAAGAGTTACCCAACATACACCACTTGGAGAAATGAATTATGGCTACTGTGCCAACCACAAATTTAGAAAAAGAAAGCCTTGAAGCACACGTTGACTTGTGCGCCTTACGTTATGGGCAATTAGATGAGCGTCTAACTAATTTAGAAAAGAAAGTAGACGATGTGCATACAGATATTGTTGAAGGCCAAAAGAGTCTTACCAAAGTAATTATTGGAACTGCTGGAACCGTTGTTGCCGGTATTTTATCGTTAGTAGTTACAATCCTAATGAAGATGGGCTAATTAACAACACACTTAAATAAAGGACCGTAGGTCCTTTTTTTATGACTATAATACAACAACGTTTAGACCGAATAGTCAAAAATGAATTGGCTAAGAATATTATCCCTGTTAAAACAGTGGATGGTATTCTGGTAGGTAACGTTTTGATAGTTAGTGCAGGACATATCAAACATTTAAAAATTAATAACGATTTTGTATACAAAGATATTAGCCTAAATGCAGTAGCAGTAAAATTGGCTAATTTATTGGCTAGAAATATTCGTAGTGTAAAAATGGACGAATTATGGCGGGCGGATCAAGAATACGGGCGTTGGTACATGGATAGTCAGATGTTGCGATCGCAGCATCAACGTTCCATAAATAACCAGGACTTCGATCGTGCCGATATGCAGTGGGCACGGTATTGCGAGAGCCGAGATCGTGCTATAATAGCAAAGAATTACGCTGAGAGTTTAATCTCAATCTGAATAAATATAGTATCATTCTGGATCCCTATTAATATGATAACCACAGACCTTTTTAAGAATAACAGAGCTCCAAAGAAGCTTAACGAAACTATCGAAAAAACATTCGGTCGTAAGATTAACTTTGAAGCATTTAACATTGAACAGCTAGAAGATGCACGTAACAAACTACGTACACAAATCTACACAGCCCGTAACCAAAGCGGGTTTAATGAAACTATCGAGAATGATGCCCTAACACAGGCACAATGGATGCACGATGCTATTGTTGCAGAACTAATGGATCGCAATGAACACATTGTTGATAACACTCAAGTTGCTGAAGGGTCTGATTTTGACGAAGATCAAGTTGTAAACATTCTTAGAAGATTTGAAAGCAACATGAACGAAATCGGCGGATATGGTGACATTAACTATAAACAAATTATAGCAATGCTACGTGACGGCGATGTTGAAGGTGCAGTTGAAACAATCTCCTACGAAATTGCCGACAAAGACGGTGGTGAAATTCGAGGAATTGATCCATATTTGACTGACTTGGCAGATGAGTTGGATTATGTGGTAAATGGATCAGGTGATGACGAAGGCGGTGAAACTGATGATGCATATGCTTTATCATCAGCAGGATTTGGTTCAGATGAAGACTACGGTGATTTTAATCAAAATGAAAGCGCACCTCCTACAGCCAAAGGTGAGCGTATGGTTAAGCATATCAAGAAAGGATATGCAGCCGACGGTAAATTAACAGACAAAGAAAAGTCGATTGCTTATGCAACAGCATGGAAGCAACACAACAAAGACAAAAACGAATCTATCGAAACAGGAGAAGATATGACTAGATTACAAGAAGGTGAAATCCAGCAAGCGTCTGCGATTGTCACAGCAAAGACAATGGTTGACAGAGTTGGCCGTTGGATTGAAGAACTTTCTGGTATGGAGAACGACACTCTATTACAGTTAGGCGATTCTATCCGTGACGAAATGGGACAAGAGCAAGCCAAGCAGTTTATTTCTGCATGTGCTCCAGCTATTCAACAAGCTCTACAAAACTTAAAAGATACACGTGAAACTCTAGCCAGTGGTGTTCGCACACTAACAGGCGAAGAGCAGCCAGCAGAAATGCTAGGCGGTGACGCAGGTGCAATGGGCGGCGAGCCAGCAATTGGCGGTGACGAGATGGGCGGCGAAGCTGCTCCAGACGAAATGAACGCTGAGCCAGAATTAGATGCATTTGCAGCAGCTGAACCAGCAGTCGGTGGCGACGAAGCAGCAGGCCGCGCACAACGTGAAAGCATTGATCGTAGCAACAGCTTGTTAAGAGTTCTAGCAGGATGAAATTTTTCGACATCACCAACGAAAGTGATTTTCTAAAAATCAGAGAGTTGGCACCTGCTGTATCACCGGGTATGGCTCCGCCTCCTGGAACTGCTCCTGCACCTGCGGGTGCTGCTCCGGCTCCTGGTGCAGCGCCTGCTGTTGATCCTGCTGCCCAAGCAGCAATGGCAGCAGCGCAGGCTAAAGATATGATGGATAGAAAAAAGCAACTTCAAGATCAGATTAAACAAACTGAAGCACAGTTAAATGATCTTAGAAAACAACTGGCAACAATGAAATGAGATTTTTTGAATTTGCAGGTGACGACACTGGTGATAAATTTGTTATGGTTCTTAGAAACTATATCGGTCGTGCTGCTAGTAAAAAAGCACCTGCAAAATTAAATTGGATTGGTCTTAACAAAGTATTAGCAACTAATGGCTTTGAACTAACTGCCGATTACGAAACATTCAAAGCCATTTATGATTCAAGTCCTGCTATGCAAAGCATGATTAAGGATTTTAATCAAGATGGTATTGAATTAAATGTTCCCGGAGCACCCGAAGAAGCTCCAAAAGGTAGCGGAACAGCACAACCTCAAGATAGTCAAGCAGCAGTAGATCAAACAGCCGCATCGGCAGCAGCCGGACAATTGGCTGCATCACAAGCAACTCCCCAGGCTTGACACGTTAATTTATTTCCTGTAATATATACAGGATGACAATAACTTTAACACCTCCACCATTTGTAGAAAGATATCAATATAAATCCTGCCAACAGGTAAATGATCCAGTAACACGAAAACGTGTTTATCTTACACCAGACGGCGAAAGCCTTCCTAGCGTTACGACTATTCTAAGTGCTACCAAAGACATGACAGCACTAAATGAATGGAAAAAGCGTGTAGGCGAGGACAAAGCTCGCCAAATTACTACAGAAGCTGCCGGAGTTGGCACTGCGATGCATGCCAACTTAGAACGTTTCATTGCTGGTATTCAGCGACAACCTGGTAATAATCCTGTCCATGTGCAGGCTAACCAAATGGCTGATGTTATTATTAACAACGGACTTAGTAAGGTTAACGAAGTCTGGGCAATGGAGCAAAGTCTATACTTTCCGGGCTTGTTCTCAGGTACAACTGACTTGGTCTGCGTCTTCGACGGTAATCCTAGCATATGTGATTATAAACAAACTAATAAGCCAAAAAAAGCAGAATGGGTAGATGATTATTATCTACAGCTAACGGCCTATATAATGGCGCATAATGAAATTTACGGAACTGATATTCGAGAAGGACATATCTTTATGTGTTCTAGAGCTTTCGAATACCAGCAATTTGATTTAATGCCTCAAGACTTTAATAAATGGCAAGATGCGTGGTTGTCTAAAGTTGAAGAATATTACGCATCACTTAGATAATTTACAGTTATCAAAGTGCCATCGAGTCATTCCCACTTTACCTTGTTTTCCGCAATGTGGGCAAGTTAAAGTAGGACGACACCATCCTTCTTTGATTCCTTTAGATATTTTATCACGCTCTTCTGTAGTACGTTTTTTTCCGTACTGGGGATGTTTTTCACCTTGCTTAGATAAGCTCTTTGCAACAGACGGTCCGGATTTATATTTTTTACCGTAATTGTTGGGCTTCTTTCCTGCCTTTGCATCGGATAACTTTTGTCTAACGGTTGGCCCAGGAATAGCTCCTTCACCGCCTGTTGTTAAATTTCTCAGCATTCCGGTTCCTAAATCTTTTCTTCCGTACTGAGAAATAAGTTGTGTTTCTAAATCACATGCTTCTTTATCGGTTATATTTTCTGCTAACATCTGTATTCGATCCTTGGAGGGAATCGTAACATTGTGAGGACCAGTAAATGCCCGGGCTCCGATACCCTTCCCAATGTAATACGGAGTCCCGTCACTTCTCAAATACGCATACACATAAGATTGTTTCATATTATTATTTATCATTATGGACTACAATTGATAAGGTAGAGGAATACTATAACGCTGCTAGATAAATACCCTATAACGGGAAATTATCTATGGCTGTCGTACAGATCTCTAAAATTCAAGTCCGCAGAGGACAAAAAAATTCCGGAATTGGCGTTCCACAATTAAGCTCAGCAGAGTTTGCATGGGCCGTTGATTCACAAGAATTGTTCATTGGTAACGGCAGCGTTGCTGAAGGTGCTCCGTTTGTTGGAAATACCAAAGTTCTTACAGAGCACGATAACATTCTAGAATTAGCCAGCAGCTATAGATTTTCTAGCGTTGATCCTTCTATAACACTTAGTACTTACAGAAGTCTACAAAGTAAATTAGACGAGTATGTTAGTGTTGTTGACTTTGGTGCCGTTGGAGATGGTAACACAGATTGCCTAGAATCTTTCCAAGCAGCACTAGATCAATTATTTAGAAACTCCAACGACGACTTTAAAAAGGTATTGTTAGTTCCTAACGGAACATACATCTTTTCCGGCAATTTAAATATTCCTAGTACTGCTATTATCCGTGGCGAGACACAAGACGGTGCTGTACTAGATATACAAGATAATAATATTTTGTTCGTAACTGCGGACGGGGAAGGCATTGCAGAATTTAACAGCAGCAATAGACCAACTAACATTAATATTTCTAATCTTACAATCAAGCACGAGCTAGGACAATTTGTTCTAACAGGCGTTGCTGATTCTACACTAGATGGTGTACGTTTCTTGTCTAACTATGTGTTAGGCGAAGACGTTGGCACAGTTGAAACACACTCAGCATCTCTTTTCTGGGAAAACAGTTTACCTGGTATTAAAGTAACAGGTATTGATATTAAGAACTGTAAATTTGAATCTACAGCAGTAGCAGTACGCAGTGATCAAATTGTTGTTAATCCTAGCTTCCCACCAATCTACGATACATTTGTTAAATTTACAAATTGTGAATTCTTTGTCTGCGACACTGCTATTCTTATTAACGGAATTAATGGCCAAGGTAACAAGTGGCAGATTAATGACAGTAAATTTGAAGAAATTTCTAGATACGCATTTAAAGCAGACTACGGTCGCGGAACACTAATTCAAAGATCGCAGTTCATTAACTGCGGTAACGAAACAGGTACAGCAGCAGAGCCTGTACACAACATAGTTTATTTTGGTGAATCATTAGGTAACGCTGTTATCGATTCATCTAGCAACAGACATCAAGTAGGTGCTATTACAGCCATTTCTACAGTGGATGCTATCACTGAAGTCTACAATGCTAGCAAAGCAAGTCTTTCAGATTTAAACTACTCAGACATTTATTTGTCTGATAGTTATAAGCCGCTAAGTGTCTTCAGTGCATTCAATAGATACACATATATTGATTACACATTGACATTAAATAATCATACTCGTTCGGGTAGAGTAGTTATTATGATTAATGAAACATCAGATGATATTTCGTTCGCTGATAATTACACATACTCAACGCCACTTGCAACTACTACCGGAGGTATACTAATGACAAACTTTGAATTCTTCGCAGAACTAAAAAACAACGATTCCGTTACCGGAAATGAAACAGTATTATTGTCATATAGAAATCCTCTTTCTACTGGCGCTACCGGATCTATCTCATATTCTATAACATACGGTGTTTAATCTCTACGGCAACGAGAGACTAACACAATGGAAGAGCATACGAGATAGTTTAGAGGTTGATAGTCAACCTCTCGATACTGTCGCCTCCGTCTGGGCACAAGCCCCATTTGTTAGTCCCTATCTCAATCCCAAAGACCCAGACTCGTGGCCTGACCCATGGCATCTCATCTTAGATGGAAAGATGGATGAGCTTGCAATTACCCTAGGCATGCTGTATACTATTAAATTAACGCAGCGGTTTACCACCACTCCGTGTGAGATACATATGTCTATGCCAGCAGGGAAGAAAGAATTAGAGTTCTACTTAGTAGTTGATAAGAGGTACGTATTGAACTACGAATATGGAAAAGTCGTTGATTTTGACACCGTAAACCGCGATTCTGAGATAATTTGGGCCGGCAGCTCCTTGCAATAAATATCACACAAAAATAGAGACATATGGAAATCACAGTAATTAAAAGAACCGGCAATAAAGAGCCGCTAACTATTGAAAAATGGCAAGCCCAGGTAGCGAAAGTATGTAAGGGCATTGCTGATGTAAGTCAAAGTATGATTGAGATCAAAGCTCAACCACACTTTTATGACGGTATCACAACTAAAGAAATTGATGAGATTACTTTACGTGCTATCGTTGACTTGATTGACATCGAATCTAATCCAGACATAGGACACGTTAACTACCAATACGTAGCAGGCAAGCAAAGACTTAGCATGTTACGTAAAGATGTTTACGGAGATTATAATCCCCCAAGTCTGTATGACATTGTAGTGAAAAATGTCGCTACTGGTTTGTATACAGACGAGCTTCTTAAATGGTATACAAAAGAAGATTGGGATAAAATGAATGATATGCTAGAGCACGAGAAGGATGAAGAATATTCTTATGCAGCTATCGAGCAGTTGATTGAGAAGTACCTTGTTAAAAATCGCGCAACAAAGGAAATTTATGAAACTCCACAAATTAGATACATGGTTGCGGCAGCAACTGTCTTCCATAATGAGGAGCCGAATTCTGCAAGAATGCGTTACATTAAAGAATACTATCAAGCAGCATCCGATGGTTTGTTTACTCTTGCTACACCTGTGTTGGCAGGGCTCGGCACTCCTACTAAACAGTTTTCTAGTTGTGTTCTTATCCGCAGTGACGACGATTTGGATAGCATATTTGCTTCTGGAGAAATGATGGCAAAGTATGCCAGCAAACGTGCTGGCATTGGTTTAGAGATTGGACGTCTACGTTCTTTAGGCAGTCCCATCAGAGGTGGGGAAATTCAACACACAGGTATGATCCCATTTTTAAAGAAATGGTTTGGTGACCTGCGTAGTTGCAGCCAAGGAGGTATCCGCAATGCGAGTGCGACAGTTTTTTATCCTATTTGGCATCATCAGTTTGATGATCTCATCGTACTTAAGAACAATCAAGGAACTGAGGAAACTAGGGTAAGACACATGGACTACGGTGTAGTCTTAAGTGCCTTCTTCTGGAGAAGATTTAAGAATCGTGAAGATATTACGTTCTTCGATCCCAATGAAGTGCCTGACTTGTATGAAGCATTCTACAAAGACACAGCACTATTCGAAGAACTTTATGTAAAGTATGAGAAGCGTAAGGACTTACGTAAGAAAGTCATGAACGCTGAAGATGTTTTCAAGGGTGGTATTCTGAAGGAACGCACAGACACGGGTCGGATATATCTTGTATTCATTGATAATGTAATGAACCAGGGTCCTTTTGATCCTGAGTATCACACGATTTATCAAAGTAACTTGTGTTGTGAGATTCTATTACCCACACGTCCATTTAAACGATTAGACGACGATGCTGGACGCATAGCGTTGTGTACACTGGGATCTATCAACTGGGGAGCGTTCCGGAACCCAGAGGATATGCGTAGAGCCTGTAGGATTCTACATCGTAGCCTGAATAACATCCTTGATTACCAAGACTTCTTGTCGATACAGAGTAGACTCAGTAACGATGAGATTCGCCCACTGGGCATTGGTGTTACTAATCTTGCCTACTGGCATGCCAAGCGCAGTCTAAAGTACGGTGAGAAAGATGCACTGGCAGAAGTTAAGACATGGATTGAACATCAATCATTCTATCTTACAGAGATGAGTGTTGAGCTTGCTAAAGAACGTGGCAAATGTTTGGGTAGCGATCAAACACGTTACGGACAAGGAAAGTTTCCTTGGGAATTACGTGCTGTAGGTGTCAATGAACTAACTGACTTTGCTCCTGAACTAGATTGGGAACCTCTACGTAAAGAAATGATTCAATACGGTGTACGCAATGCTACCAATGGTGCTATTGCTCCTGTTGAAAGTTCAAGTGTTGTTATAAACAGTACCAACGGCATCGAAATGCCTATGAGCTTAATCAGCACCAAAGAATCAAAAGCAGGTAGCTTCACACAAGTTGTTCCTGAGTACAACAGGCTTAAGAACAAGTATCAGATGATGTGGGAACAAAAAGACTGTGATGGTTACATTAAAACCGCAGCAGTGTTAGCAGCCTATGTAGATCAAAGTATTTCAACAAATACATTCTACAATCCAGCACACTTCCCGGATCGTAAAGTACCAACTACATTAATTGCTAAAAACTTAATGATGGCACACTACTGGGGTTTGAAGACATTCTACTACAGCTTGATTAACAAAGCAGGTAGCAAACAGCAAGCCGAACTAACACCGGAAGTACATTACAATGGCTTCCACAACGAAAGAGAATTAATCGAAGATGACGATTGCGAGGCATGCAAGTTATGATTCACATTAGAGACGAAGGCGGCATTGTACGCAACGGGTTTAACTTCTACCCATTGACTAGCAATCAATTCGGATTTGTTTTTAAGTTAAAGAGTTTCAATCTATTCTTAAGATATAATAAAAAATTAGGTATATTTAAATGTCACAAGCACAGTATAATTTAAACACAAAGACAGACTACTTACATCGTAAGATGTTTCTAGACCCAGCAGGTCCGGTTACTATCCAACGCTTCGAAGAAGTAAAATATAAAAAGATTGCAGACTTTGAAACAACTGCTCGCGGTTTCTTCTGGGTGCCAGAAGAAGTTAGTCTTACAAAAGACGCCAACGACTTTAAAGAAGCCAGTGATGCAGTCAAGCATATCTTCACTAGTAATCTACTGCGACAGACAGCCTTAGACAGCTTGCAGGGGCGTGCTCCTAGTCAAGTGTTTACACCTGTTGTATCATTGCCGGAACTAGAAGCACTTATCTATAATTGGAGTTTCTTCGAAACCAACATTCACAGTCGTAGCTACAGTCACATCATTCGTAACATCTATAATGTGCCTAAGGATGTGTTTAACACTATCCATGATACAAATGAAATTGTTAGCATGGCATCTAGTGTAGGTAAGCATTATGATTATTTGCATAGACTTAACTGTCGCAAAGAATTAAACGACAACGGATTTGCAGTTAGTGAGAAAGAACACGTTAAAGCAATCTACATGGCACTACATGCAAGCTATGCCTTAGAAGCGTTCCGCTTTATGGTTTCATTCGCTACAAGTCTAGCAATGGTTGAGAACAAAATCTTTATCGGCAATGGCAACATCATCAGCTTGATTCTACAAGACGAATTACTACACAAAGGTTGGACTGCCTACTTGATTAATCAAGTAGTCAAAGAAGATCCACGCTTTGCTGAAGTAAGAGATGAGTGTCAAGCAGAAGTATATCAATTATACCTTGATGTTATTCGTGAAGAAAAAGAATGGGCTGATTACTTGTTCCAGAAAGGACCAGTCATCGGACTCAATGCACAAATTCTCAAAGACTTTGTTGATTACACAGCAGTGGGCGCATTGAAAGAAATTGGTATTAAGTATAACAATCCAGCACCTAAGTCAACGCCTATTCCATGGTTCAACAAGCACAGCGATACCAGCAAGAAACAAACAGCTCTACAAGAAAGCGAGAGCACTAATTATGTTATCGGAGTTATGGGTGATTCACTTAACTACGAAGAGTTACCAAGCATTTAAGGAAGGAAGAAAATGAAAGCGGTAGTATGGAGTAAGTATCATTGCCCTTATTGTGATCAGGCAAAAGCATTGTTGACACAAAAGGGAATTACATTCGAAGAAAAGAAAATCGGAGACGGTTACACAAAAGAAGAGTTACTAGAAGCTGTTCCAACAGCAAGAACAGTGCCACAGATTTTCTTAGATGAAAAACTAATTGGCGGTTTTACAGAACTTAAAAAATACTTTGAACAAGAAAGCGCCGGCTACGGCGATGGGGAACTATAACATGTTAATTGATAAAGGCGTAAGCGCAGGCGAAGTAATTACCTTCAAACTAACCAGTGGTGAAGAAATCGTTGCTAAGTTAGTCGAGGATGGACCAATGCACTATAAGCTAAGTCGTCCTATGGTAATCGGTATGGGAGAAAAAGGTCCTGGACTAATGCCATACTTGTTTACTGTTGCTCCAGATAAAGAAATTAAATTATCTAAGTCAACTGTTACTGTTGCAGAAGCCACAGACAAAGTCTTTGCTGATCAATTCATTCAAAGCACCACTGGCATTGCATTGAGATAATCATGGCAGTCGGTCCAAAAATATTAAGAGAAAGCATCGTTTCCGATGATTCATCAAGGCCGATAACTGTCATTGTAAACGATACTACAGGGCATATGGCTATCGACTATTCTGGATATTATGCCAGGATAGCAGACGCTGCTGAAACTGTAGCAAATAAAGTAACCGCCATGGAGGCTCATCAACAGAAGTTGCTAGAGCTTGCCGAAGGCAACGGAATACATATTTTAAGTCCATTAGATTATCTTAGTTTTATTTCTACATACAGATTCATGGTTGAAGGTAAAGAGCTATTGAAGGATGTACCAGAATTAAGTGATAAAGAGTTAGATAAAGCAAATAAACGTATTGCTGATTATCTCAGAAAAATAAACACATTACCAAAGGCGTTCTAATATGGCAGGAGTATCTAGGGTAGGTGTTGACAATGCAGGTGGAACTATAGTGGGTAATTTAGCACCCACTGTAAAAGTTAATGGTAGTCCTGTAGCAGTACAAGGAGCACAAGTTAGTGGGCACGGTCGAGGTTCACATTCTAATCCTGTAATGCAAGGACATAGTGGTACTGTTAAAGCTAACGGTATTCCTATCTGTCGAGCAGGGGATCCGGCTAGTTGCGGACATCCTGCCACAGGTTCAGGCGATGTAAAAGCAGGATAAAATGAAAAAATTTCTTTGGAAGATATTAGGATTTATAAGTCTAGGAATGGCATACATTGGAGTTGTTACTCCTGGTATTCCTTATAGCCCATTTGTGGTATTTGCTGCCTACTGTTTTAGTAAAGGCAGTCCTAAGATGCATGCGTGGTTATACAATCACAAAATCTTTGGACCATTCCTTACTAACTGGAATGAAAAGCGTGTGTTTCCTATTAAGATGAAGTTCTTTATGTTGGCCATGATGAGCCTAAGTTTAATCATGATGTCATTAGGAAGTGTTCCATTACGTGGAATTATCTACACAGGGATCTTCATGTTCTTTGTTGCAGTATGGGCATGGCGTTACCCAAGCAGTGTCGAAGAACACGATAAGCGTGTCTCCGAAGGTAAGAAGATAGGTTGGTTCAATAACTACATCTAAGCATGGCAAAGATTAGTACTGTATTTTCTACAGACTTTATTAAGTCTTATCAATTCTATAGTCCTATGCTCGAGAAGACAACTATGTTTCAACTTAATGAAAATAGTAATTCTTGGGCATATCTCGACAACGTATTAATAGCGCAGTTAATTCATGCCAGTGGAGCAAAAAGAGTTTTAGACTTTGGATGCTATCTAGGAATGATGCCACTATTAGTAGAAGATATTTTAATAACTTCTAATAGTGATGCTGTTAATGGACTTGAGTGGACATTAATCGACAACTTTATGTTTACCAAAGCTGCCAAAGATGATCTAGCATTGCCAACTAGATTTAGTAAGTTTTGGAATGAATTTGTTGAAATGTTTCCTTGGGCAGAAGGGTTAGCATTGCCTCCTGTTACTAACATAGAATTGCTAGAGATGTTAACAGCAATGAATGATCAAGTTGCTGCACCGATGCCTAACTTAAAAATATTTCCTAAGATAGATTATCAGACTGAAAAATTTGATTTAATATCGTTTGATTTATCTGCAAATGATTTCGACGCAAACATGACAGCGTTTAAAAAAGCAACAGCTCTGTTAAACGAAGGTGGATTAATTGTTCTCGATGACGTAAAGCCATTACATCCATCTCAACTAGCATTGTTTGTCTACGCAATCGTTAATAATTTTAATCTACATCCGTTTGCATTTGGAAGAAATAAAGTTGTTCTTTTAAAATCTATACCAGCATCAAAACAAGCTCGAATAGATGCTATACTAGAAAATCTACATACAGAGTTTGATTACGATCTATTTTACTGGAAACCCTACAATAATCCCATATTTGGGAAGTGTATTACACTCAGGATTCATAAATAATTATGGCTAAAATAACATTAGAACAATTGGTAGAGATTGCTGCCGAAGTAGAAGCAGGCGATCCTGTTGATTGGGGTAAGCTCAAAGTTGGACAAGTAGAAGCGTTCAAAATGATTGGAACTTCGATACTTGACATGTTTGACAAAGAAGTGTATACTGATGAAGACAGACTAGTACTGTTGGCAACTATTACTAAGTTAACAGTTGAAAACATGCTACTTCATTTAAAGATTTTAGACTCCAAAGGAGAGTGAAATGGCAAGACGATCAGATAGAGCAAAGACACCAGTACAAGCTGCGGTTCGTAGACAACTACGTAAACGTAAGTAAGGAATTGTTGTAATCCCTTCAAAGCGAAGGACTTCTGGACGCGGGTTCGACTCCCGCCAGGTCCACCATAAAGCACATTGAGCGAAAATATAACCGTTACTCCTGTTGGACACGGCATAGTACGTAGACAGTGTGTTTTATAATGGGCCTGCCATGGTTTCGACAGGGGTAGATAGTAGAGACGGCAACACGGTAGGCGATGACCGTAAATCAAGCAAATAAAGTAAATGCAAACGCAGATACATTTGACTTCAGCGCAATGAGCTTCAGCGGTAACACCGTTGGTGGCAGAGTTGCACTAGCTGCCTAAGAAACAGCAGGTCCGGGGTAGTTATACCTTGTAAACCAAAATAGCAGAACCCGCTTCGGCGGGTTTCTTTTTGGTAAAAATTGCAATCTTTTGCATCGAAGTTGTGCGTGTACGCACATGTTTTGTTAGAAAGTCCACGTATAATTGTAGAATAAACAACTAATTAGTTTATGAATCATATTATTAAAGGAAATTTATGACTACAACAATCACAATTAAAGACAAACCTATCAACACCACATATCAAAATGTTACTGGTATTACAGGCGGTTCGGGAGATGGCGCAGCATTCGATGTCACAAAAACTAACGGAGTTTATTCTGTTGTTCTTGACAGTTTGGCAGCAAGTGCAGGTACTGGTTACGTTGCTGGCGACACAATCACTCTTGCCGGTACAGCATTAGGTGGTACATCAGCTAACAATTTAATCGTTACAGTTGCAACTGTTGGTGCCGCAGGTAAGATTGCTACGTTCGGTGTAGTAGGTACAGGTCGTGTTGGCGATGGTACAGTTGACGTTCAAGTTGACGTTACAGGCACCACAGGAGTTGACACTTATACTGTTCCTGGGAAGAGTACAGAATTTACTGTTACTAAAAATGTTCATGATGTTACATTAGCTAGCACATTGGCAACTAATGTAACATATACCTTAGCTGATCACGAACGAGTTGTGTTCACTGACAAAGCTATTGCTTACGATGCCGCAGGTCGTGCAGGTGATGTTTATGCTTTGTTAGCAGCGGCCTTAGGTACATCCGATGTCACTTCAACCTACGAAGGTATTGGTATCCATCTTGCTGATGCTGGTTGGACAAATAAGCGTTTGGCCGAAGCATTGCTAAACACCGATGTCTATAAAACAGACGCCGGTGGTGTTAGTGATGAAACATTTATCAAACACGTTTACAAAAATGTTATGGGTACTGATGCAACTCTAACAGAAATAACTGCACTTACTAATTGGATGCACGGCAATAATTTTAGCCAGGCAGATGTTTTGGTTACTGCTAGTGAATTAGCAAGTTTTGAAACAGCCATTGGACTTACAGGATTAGCTACCACAGGAATTGAATATATTCCAGTTGTTGGTTAATATTTGTCTATCCAAAAAGCACCTTCGGGTGCTTTTCTTTTGATACCTTTATTGATTTTTCCTATTATCGTTATTAAAAAATATTAGCTAAAAACTATGGAAAACCATAGATTAATAAGATATATAAATGTATACTTTTATGTATGGAACAATAGTTCTTAATTTCATTTCACACACAAAGGAGAATCAAATGAAAACAATCGGTGATAAATTAACAGCGTTTGCAGTAACAGGTGTCAAACCAGGACAACCAGAAGACGCATACTTCACAATTACAGATCAAAGTTTTGAAGGCAAGTGGAAAGTAATCGTTTACTATCCAAAAGACTTTACATTCGTTTGTCCTACAGAGATTGTAGCATATGACAAGTTAGCCGGCGACTTCGCTGATCGCGATGCAGTATTGTTAACAGGTAGTACAGACAACGAGTTCTGTAAGACAGCGTGGCAAAATGCTCACCCAGACTTGAAGAAGATCACTCACACTCAATTTGCTGATACACAGCGTGGTGAGTTGAGCTTGGTAGAACAGTTGGGTGTATTCTTTGGTCCAGCAGGTGCGGCATTACGTGCTACATTCATTGTTGACCCAGAGAACGTTATCCAACACGTGACTGTTAACAACTTGAACGTCGGTCGTAGCCCAGAAGAAACTCTGCGTATTCTTGACGCATTGCAAACTGGCGAACTATGTGCATGTAACCGTACAGTAGGCGGAGAGACACTATAATGGCATTCATTGACGCAATTAAAGGTGCGTTGCCAGAATACGCAAAGGACACCAAGTTAAACTTGGAAGCTGTTCTTTTGCGTAGTACATTGGATGCAGATGTAGCTATGGGATGTGCTGTAGCTGCACTTGCTGCAACCGGCAACGGTAAGGTACTTGCTGTTATGTTAGCAGATGCTCCTGTTCACGCAGACCCAGCAATGACAGCCGCGAGCATTATGGCGCAAAACAATGTTTGGTATCCCTATGTCGAAATGGCAGACGATCCACAGCTAAAAGGTTTGCCAGCACAGTTACGTATGAATGCTATTGCGAGCCATGGCGGAACTACCAAGGCAAACTTTGAAGCATTCAGCTTGGCAGCTAGTATTGTTGGTAAATGTCACTTCTGTGTTAAGGCACACTATGACACATTGAAGACAGAAGGCTACTCAGTTGAACAACTTCGTGACATTGGCCGTATTGCCAGTGTTATGAATTCAGTAGCCAAAGTGCTAAACAGCTAAACTGGTTGACAATATCAAGCGGTTGTAGTATACTAACTGCAACTGCTTTTCTTTTGGAGTTTTTATGTTAGATTGTTTAATCCTCGGTGACAGTATTGCAGTTGGCACGCAACAGTTCCGACAGGAATGTGTATTAGTTGGCAAAGGTGGTATCAACACCTGGCAATTTAACAAAAACTATGCCCAAAAGATTGAGCCTGCCAACACGGTTATTATTAGTCTCGGATCAAACGACCACAGTGGCGTAAACAGTTTTAAAGAATTGTTGGCTATGCGACGACAGGTCGAGGGTAAAACTGTATTTTGGATCCTTCCAGCAGGCAACTTAAAAGCCAGCGGAATCGATATCGAGAGTATTCAAGACATGGTTAAGATTATTGCTAGAAACTACAAAGACACAGTATTAACAATTCCGGATCTATCTAAGGATAAAATACACCCAACCCATAAAGGTTATAAAAGTCTAGCAGAACAGACAAAATAAATAAAAGGAACTTCGGTTCCTTTTACTATGATAGATTACAAAAAATTAGAAACAGACGGTTACTTAGTAATTCCAAATTTTTTAAACTCTAACGAAGTTAACGAAATTTTAAATCAATTTGAAATTTATAAAGAACAGTTTAATTCCACAGGACCGGATAATAAAAATTACAATGTTATCTATAGTGATCTTACAGTATCGTTAAAACACAAAGCTCAAACTCTTGTAGATAATATCAATAAAGAAACTAACATTAAATTGTCTGGATTTGGAAAAAAGTTAGAAAATCTTGACAGCAGCATTACTAAGTTTGGATGGCATCAGGACCACGAGGTTTATTACACATATCAAGATGCGTATAACTGTGTGCATTTTTGGATTCCGATTGTAAAACCGGATTCTACTCAAACAGGAATCGATGTTATTCCCCATTCTAGAATCGAAAAAGCGTTTCCCGAACTATACCAAAAAAACATAAAAGCCAAAGGTGCTAAAAGGTTCCTTCTTCGTCCGCCAAGAATAGAAATGCACGACGACGAAACCGGCGAACTAGTATACTTAGATTTTGATTTTGATACTATTAAAGAAACACCGATTGTAGGAGCAGGCGATTTAATCTTATTAAGAGGTGATACTATACATCGCTCTCAAATAAGAACAGAAACTACTCCGTGGCGTTTAAGTGTTGCATTTTGGGCATTTAATTCAGAGGCCAAATTAACAAAGGAAAGATTTTACAGTGGATGTGAAATGAAAAGATCCATGATTAAAAACAATCCTAAAGCATTTGAAGGAATAGCAAAAGCCTTTGACTTGTCTGATACTTTAATAATGCGTAACTTTCTTTAACTATTGACAACCTTCAAACTTTCTGTTATACTAATTCTATAGTTTAACAAGTTTGGAGGTTTCTTTTGAGTATGCATCTTGAAAGTCCTGCTCTTACTACTACTGGTAAGCGTAAAGGCAAAAAGAAATTTGCGTCAGCAGCAGCGGCTCAACGAGCTCGTGAGCTAGACACTAGCTGGCAAGAAATACTTAATAAGTACAGCGACAAAAAAGTTGTCAAAGAAATTAAGCGCACACTCAAAGATGTCTACAAACTAGAGATACCCGAGGGTCGCAGTAGTCGTAACATTCCTAGTCGAGATACTGGTTTTGTACCTTGCACTAAAGCCCCGGACAAAGTCTATACAGGAACAAAGATTAAAGGCATTGGTACTATGCACAAAAGCAATGCAGTTCCAGTCTTTAGTGATGAAGAAGCTATTGAAATATCCAAAATGCGTCGATAATTACCTGTTTTGCCCTGTAATTTTGGATTCTAAGGTATATATTAAACGTTTCGCAAAGAAACTAAGATAGTTGGCATGATAGAGATACCATCAAAATTATGCCCGCGGGTCTTGGCCAATGAGAAACCCGTATTTTCGGGAAGCCAAGGGTCGCCAAAGGCACACAATGTTATGAGCTTGTGCGTCCAATGGAGACAACTACACGAAAGTAGGGTTCTTTCAGAGCCTCGTGAAGTTAACTCCCTTTATGTAATGTGATTTGAAGTTTTGAATCACACCAAGTCAAAGGAGGACTTATGGAAAAAGTGTTTAGATTTACAGCCTATCTCATAGGCTTGATTGTAGTATCCCTTTTGGTTCAAAGTGTTACACACGCCAAATTGGAAAAGCTACGTGAAGGGCAGATGCTATCATCTCCCGATGTTGTGTCTATTAAGACACGTGAACGCCAACTAGAATGTTTGGCTATGAATATCTACCGTGAAGCAGGGCACGAAAACTTCGAAGGTAAGGTAGCAGTTGCACAGGTAACTATGAACAGGGCGTCTCATCCCTCGTTCCCTAAAGATGTCTGTGGCGTTGTTTATCAGAAATCAGTTATTATGGATAAAGTCGTTTGCCAGTTCTCATGGTACTGCGATGGTACTCCAAAAGTTAAACCTACTAATACAGCCGCATACAACGAAAGTATGGCTGTTGCTAAAAAAGTACTGTTAGAAGGGTTCAGACTTGACGTAATGAAAGAAGCATTGTATTATCATGCTAACTATGTCAATCCTAAATGGCCACTAGAAAAAATTGGTTCTATCGGAAATCACATCTTCTACAAAGGAAAGAAAACAAATGGCTGATCTAAGTAAATTTAATCCACTGCCTCACTTTGATAATATGGATCAGTTCAAGGCGTGGGCAGGTGAAAAAGTTAGTCACATCAGTGCAGAAACATTTGGTTGGTTAGCAATTATTATGCTTCATGCTGCTACTGTACCTAGTCTACTAGCAGTAATGGGTGGGCTGACAGATAAGATGCCTGCGGTGGATCTTGTTTTGTTGGTTTGGGGCGGCCTTTCATTGTTGTTTGTGAAAGCAGCCGTCCAGAAAGACATGTTAAATGTCGTCACCATCGGAGTAGGCTTTATTGTACAAGCTGTAATGATGGCGCTAATCTTCTTTAAGTAATTTGGTAAACTCCGCAGTTGACTTTGGTTGGCTGCGGTGCTATACTAACACTGTCTTATTTTACACACACAGAAAGGCATATATGAAAAAGGCAATCGTAGTAGGCTTATTGGCAGCAGCCATTACCGGCTGTTCATCAATGAAGGACGTTCCCGAACGTAAAACTTACGCACAACCTAGCTGGTATCAAGAATGTGCTCAAGAAGGTGTTAAGGGTTGGTTCTGGTGGAGTGAGGACTATGTCTATGCTTGCGGCGCAGGCGACAGTACATTTGCTCAAGCTGCCGAAGAACAAATGGATGCTATTGCAATGAACAACTTTGCAAAACGCATCAACGGTACAGTTAATTCAGAAACAGTTATTGACATTGTCAACGACAAGAAAACAACTCGTACAAAAATCAGTTACAAAGTAGAAGACACAGCAATCCGTCGTCATGTGAAATCTGAACGCGGACACTTTACTATGGGCGGCAAACATTATACCTTTGTTCGTCTTGAAATGAAGAAGTCTACTTTTGATCAATTGATTCAAGAAGCTAAACAGCAAAAGGCACAATGATGAGTCAGTATCGAGTCAAAAATTATCTTTGGCTCTTGATTCTCTTAATGGTGGTTGTTATATCACTGTTGTCAGGATGCTCGTCATCGCCAAAGATACAGGCACAGAAGCCGCAATATTGTTATACAAGTCAAACTATTAAAACTCAGAACGGTGAGCGTGTTAATAGTGAAACTACATTAGACTGCACTGATGATCAGTTTAAGCGTCTAACTACAACACGAATGGGTATGGCTAGCAATTGCGGAATCAGTAACAAAGTTGTAGAATTTGGAGGAAAAATTGTCAATATTCAAGTTAGGAGTTGTCAAGTTCTTGATTACTCTGGCAATGTTATTGGTTACGAATACGTCCATTAATGCACAAACTATAAACATCGAGAATCCTCGATTCTATAATGAGTTGCATGGTGGAAATACTCTTCACCATATTCTAAACGTTTCTTTTGGTTGGTTCAAGACTCTTGACAAAGAACAGAAAGAAGCGTATCATAGTTCTATAGTTGTCGCTTTAGAAGAAGCACAGCCGGGACAGTTTGCTCGCTGGTATAAGAATGATGCCAGTGGTATCGTTCGTGTTGCATGGCAAGAGCCAAGGAACGGATCTATATGTAAACGATTGCATATCTCTCTTATTGCGTACAGCACAGTTAAGGAGGTACAATCTACCGCTTGCTTTAACGAAGTAGATAATAGGTGGAGCTGGTACTTATAAATAATAGCTTATGAAGATTACATTAAGTGATAAAATAATTGCCTATATGGCATTGCTCAGCGGATTAACAATATCCGCTGTTGCCGTTTGGTATAGCGTTGCTGGACTAGTGTCTATCTTTGCGGCTGCTGTTACTCCTATTATTGTTATGGGTGTGGCACTAGAGATTAGTAAACTAATTGCTACAGTATGGTTAAAACTGAATTGGCAAAGAGCCCCGTTCTTTATTAAAGCATATATGACTGCGGCAGTTGCAGTCTTAATGGTTATTACATCTATGGGCATCTTTGGCTTCTTGTCAAAGGCACACAGTGATCAAAGTCTAGTATCGGGTGATGTACAAAGTAGAATTGCTGTCTACGATGAAAAGATTAAGACAGCAAAGGAAAACATTGATGCAAATCGCAAAGCACTTAAACAAATGGATGAGGCTGTGGATCAAAGCATGGCACGTTCAACTTCAGAAACGGGGGCCGACAAAGCGGTCGCTATCCGTAGGGGACAGGCGAAAGAACGTGCTAGATTACAGAATGAAATCGCAGCCGAACAGAAAACAATTAATAAACTTTCTGAAGAAAGGGCACCTATCGCGGCTGAAGTAAGAAAGGTTGAAGCAGAAGTCGGGCCAATCAAATACATTGCTGCCTTTGTCTATGGTGACAACCCAGATGCTAACGTACTAGAAAAAGCAGTGACATGGGTAATCATTATTATTGTGTCAGTGTTCGACCCACTAGCAGTTATCTTATTGTTAGCAAGTCAATACAGCTTCCAATGGTTCCGTAAAGCTCGTGAGGAAGAGGAAGATGACCTCAAAGAAGTTAAAGAGTGGTTTGAACAAGGCAAGGAACGTGCTAGGCAGTTAGATGCAGAGGCTGCGAATACAGCTAAGTTTGAAGACATTGAAGATCCTATAGTTGACGAAATTGGAAAACCTACTCCTGAGCCGGAAATCGATTACAGTAAACATGCTTACCTAAATCCTGAAAAATCATTCTGGCATAAACCAGAAGGTTGGGAGGAAGTTCCTCCACAGGTTTATAAACCAGAGCCTGTGCAAGAACCAGTAGTTGAAGAACCTGTAGTTGAAGTTGTTATTGAAGATGACGACGAAGATGAGATCGATGAAAGCGTAGAAATGAAAGCCGCAAAGGCAGCATGGAAACATGATCATCCAACCGATAGTCTAAAGCGTCACAGAAAATTATTTGAACAAGGTTTGATTTCTACTTTGCCTTGGGAATCTTATCTTTCTGCACAGCCAGACTACACAGATAAAGAAGCAGCCGAAGAAGCACTTAAATGGGCTCAAGAACAAATTGCTGAACGTCCAGGCGATTATCTAACTCCATCAGACGATCCTAAAAAAAAGGTAACGACTTGGATAGAGCGTGATGGCGATAAACAAATTACAAAAAGTCTTGAAGACGAAGGCTATGTTCAAAATGCAGAACAAAGTTCTAGTACAATTTGGAATCGTGTTAAGAAAGCAAAAGGCGATTAATGGCTGATAAAGTTTTAGTAGTTACATCGCCCGATGATGTACTAATCGATGCTTATCGAATCCTTATTGTTGGACTAACTCCTGAACAAAGCAAAGTAGTATCCGATGCTTTGTTAAATGTTAGATATGATGGTAATGTTGTGTTATACCTCTGGGAAGGCGGGAGCCCAGAATGGTTGCTTGATAAGAAACACAAAAGCGACTTAATCATATTCAATGCCAATAACGAAAACGAAACACTTGTTGGTTATATGGCAGCTCAAAAAAATTCTCACTACTTTGGCACTTTAAAATTTTTATCCGGAGCAAATGCACGGACTATATACTCTAGTGAGGATTTACAAACTATGCTCACCTTATTATTTGAACAATTATGACTAAAGTTACTATTAAAGAACACGAAAACATAAACGTAGCATTAAGACGATTTAAAAAGAAAGTAGAAGACAGCGGCAAATTAGACGATGTACGAGCCAAAGAATTTTACGAGAAACCCACAACAGAACGTAAGCGCAAAAAAGGTGCTGCCGTAGCTCGTTGGAACAAAAAGCTTCGTGATCAATCTTTACCAAAAAAACTCTTTTAACCTTTGACTTTTAGTACTTTTTGTAGTACACTATACACATGAACACAGACATTATGATTGACTTGGAGACGCTTGACGTTCTCCCTACTGCCACTGTACTAACTATTGGCGCTGTTAAATTTGACCCGTTCGGTGATGACATCAACGACAAAAAATGTGAAAAACTTTATCTTAAAGTAGACATTGATAGTTGTGATGCAATTGGCTGCACAGTTAGCCCGGCTACATTAGAATGGTGGGGCAATCAAAGCCAAGAAGCACAAGACGAAGCCTTTGATCCTAACGGACGTATTCCAATTGCTGATGCCATGCATCAGTTGTTTAAGTTCTGTCAAGGAGCAAAACGCATTTGGAGTCACGGTAGCGGCTTTGACATTATCATTTGCGAACACTTGTTCCGCAAAACAGATAGAGCAATCCCCTGGGCATTCTGGGAAGCACGTGATACCCGTACACTATTTGATCTAGGTATTAATCCTAATCGTCCGCCTGTTTTAAAGCACCATGCTTTAGAAGATGCTTGGAACCAAGCAGTAGGTGTTCAGAATATTATGAAAACGCTTAAATGCAGTACAATGTCAGATGGAAACTACATTAATCCCTTTGCAAGAACAAATTAAAATGGACGAACAAAATAACGAAGTTATGGATATTCTGCAGGAAGAATGTGCAGAAGTTGTCCAAGCGGTTAGTAAAATTCGTAGGTTTGGTATTGATAATGCCAAGCCCGGAACAAACTACACTAATCGTGAGCACCTAGAAGAAGAGATCGGCGATTTACTAGCTATGGTAGATATTCTGCTTATTAACGAAATGGTTAATTGGGGCAATTTACACAAAGCTAAAAGAGCCAAGATCGAAAAGCTCAAAAAATGGTCAAATATTCCTAATTTAGAGAATATCTGATATAAATAAAATTGTAAGCTGTACTATAGGGCAGTTTGCAGGGCACAGGGCCCAAAAAATAGATCTTACTTTATAAGGAGATAGACAATGTCTAAGATCATCGGTATTGACCTCGGCACCACCAATTCATGCGTGGCTGTTATCGAGAATGGAATTCCCAAAGTTATTGAAAACAGCGAAGGTGCAAGAACAACACCTAGTATCGTTGCCTACGCAACAGATGAAATTCTTGTTGGCGCAAGTGCTAAACGACAAGCTGTTACCAATCCAAAAAATACTATCTATGCTGCCAAGCGTTTGATCGGTCGTAAGTTCAGCGAAAAAGCTGTACAGAAAGATATCGACTTGATGCCTTACGATATCATGGAAGCAAAGAACGGAGATGCATGGGTTCGCGCACAGGGCAAAGAACTAGCACCTCCACAAATTAGCGCAGAAGTTCTTCGTAAGATGAAGAAGACTGCCGAGGACTATTTAGGACATGAAGTTACTCAAGCCGTTATCACAGTTCCTGCGTACTTTAACGACAGCCAAAGACAAGCAACTAAGGATGCTGGAAAAATCGCAGGCTTGGAAGTACTCCGTATTATTAACGAGCCTACTGCGGCAGCTCTTAGTTATGGCGTTGATAAAACTGATAAAGCTGACAGGAAGATTGCTGTTTACGACCTTGGTGGCGGTACTTTCGACGTATCGATCATTGAAATCGCGAATGTCGAAGGCGACAAACAAATCGAGGTATTGAGTACAAACGGCGATACATTCCTAGGCGGTGAAGACTTTGATCAACGCATTATGGATTTCTTAGTTGAAGAATTCCGCAAGGATCAAGGTGTTGACTTAACTAAAGATGTTCTTGCTCTACAGCGTTTGAAAGAGGCTGCTGAAAAGGCTAAGATTGAATTGTCTAGCTCTGCACAAACAGATGTTAACTTACCTTACATCACAGCAGATGCAAGTGGTCCTAAGCACATGAACGTTAAAATTACTCGTAGCAAACTAGAACAACTAGTTGACGAGCTAATTGAACGCAGTCTTGCTCCATGCCGAACAGCTATGCAAGATGCAGGTGTTAGTGCTTCAGACATCGACGAAGTTATTCTTGTTGGTGGTATGACACGTATGCCTAAGGTACAAGAAGCAGTTGAAAAACTCTTCGGCAAAGCACCACGTAAAGACGTTAACCCAGACGAAGCAGTTGCCGTTGGTGCTGCTATTCAAGGTGATGTTCTTGGTGGTGGACGTAAAGACGTTCTATTGCTAGACGTTACTCCGTTGTCCGTTGGTATTGAAACACTTGGCGGTGTTATGAGTAAGTTGGTTCAGAAGAATACAACTATTCCTACTAAGGCTAGTCAGACATTCTCTACAGCAGAAGACAATCAACCGGCTGTAACTATCAAAGCCTATCAAGGCGAACGTGAACTTGTTCAATACAACAAGTTGTTAGGTGAATTCAATCTAGAAGGAATTCAACCACAACGCCGTGGACAACCACAGATTGAAGTTACCTTTGATATTGATGCTAACGGTATCATGCACGTTAGTGCCAAAGATAAAACAACTGGTAAGGAAAACAAAATCACTATTAAGAGTGACAGTGGACTTACTAAAGAAGAAATTGATCGCATGGTGCAAGATGCTGAAGCCAACGCAGAAGCAGATCAAAAAGCACGTACCTTGATTGAAACTCGTAACCAAGCAGAAGCAATGGTTCACGAAATCAAGAAAGATAAAGAAGAGCTGAAAGACAAATTGACTGAGACAGAAATTAGTGATGCAGACGCTGCTATTAAAGAAGTGGAAGACGCTGGCAATAATGTTGATGCAATCAAAGCAGCCATGGAAAAATTAAACACTGTAGCAGTTTCATTCGCACAGAAGAAGCAATTAAACGAACAGGCACAATCGCCTGACGTTGCACAGGATGATAATGTAGTCGACGCTACCTTTACAGAGACGAAGGCTTAATTATCTAAACCCAGGGGTACCTTATAGGGCCCCTCATTGTTCTTACTTTATAAGGAGACTATTATGAACAATCAATTATCTAGAATGGACGCTCTCAACCGAGCACTTATTGGCTTTGATGCCATGTTCGATCAACTTGATCGTAAGTTTGCCAATTCTGTGCAAACAAACTATCCGCCACACAATCAAATTAAAACTGGTGAAAATGAATATCTAATTCAATTAGCAGTTACTGGCTTTTCAAAAGCTGAAGTCACTGTTCAAGTTGAAGGTAACATTCTTACCATTAAAGGCGAGAGCATTACAACAGAGTATGCTCAGGAGCAGTACCTGCATCGAGGCCTAGCTACACGCGACTTCGTTAAGGAGTTTCCACTAGCTGAGCATATCGAAGTTAAAGGTGCTGAAATGGAGAACGGAATGTTAAATATTTGCTTAGTTCGAAATATTCCCGAGTCAGCAAAACCTAAAGTGATTGACATTTTAGAAGTTAAGTAATATAATAAAGGGGAAGGAAACTTCCCCTTATCAACAAACTGGAGCAAAAATGTCCACAGACGTACAATTCGACGAAAAAATTAAAGTTTCACTTCAGCCACCAAAGATGTGGAAAGTGGTATTCCTCAACGACGATCAAACGCCAATGGAGTTTGTCATGGAGTTGTTGACTGAAATTTTTAAACATACAGAATCTGATGCTAAAAATATCACTATGGAAATTCATAATGAAGGTAGCGCAGTTGCTGGAGTTTACACACACGAAATCGCAGAACAGCGAGGTATCGAAAGTACACACCTAGCTCGTTCCAACGGATTTCCTTTACAGATTACTATTGAACAAGAGTGATAACATTCGACGAAGTGCGATTGATTAAGTATCAACGCACTAACGCACAACGATTTGGGTATTGGGTTCATTTTAGAGATCAACGCCCAAAACAACAAGCGTTGGGAATTGCAGGCAAAAAGTCTATAGTTAAGTTTGTAGAAACTAGTCTCGGTCCACTAGGCGGTAAATGGCAGTATCAGAGATTTAATCAAGTTGACTATATTATAAAAATGGACAACGAAGCAGATCTCTTATTTTTAATCATGAGAATGAAGTAAAGTTAAATACACCACTATGAGCCTAAAAGATATTACCAAAGACCTCCACCACGAGGCAGAAACAACCAAGTTCGCTAAGATGCTACTCAGTGGCAAGATTGGCAAAGAAGACTACAGAAACTATCTGTACAATCTAATGGCAGTATACGATCCAATCGAATGGTATTGCCAGCGTCAGGGTTTCCTTGTCACAATGCCAGACTTACCTCGTCTAAAATCAATCTATGCAGACTTCATGGAACTAGATGACGGATCTTACTGTTATCTAACTCCAGCAACACTTGAATACCAAGCATACTTACACAAACTAGGTAACGATGAACAACGTAAACACCTTGTTAAAGCGCATCTATACTGCCGCCATATGGGCGACTTATTCGGTGGCCAAATCATTAAGAAGCAGGTAGCACATATCAGCAGTGGTAAGTTCTACGACTTTGAAAATGCAGATGCTATGAAGATGGCTATTCGTGTAACACTTACAGACGATCTCGGAGACGAAGCTCGTGTAGCATTTGAATATGCTATCAAAATGATGCGAGATTTGTATCATGGAGAGTAATGTCTGGAACACACTTGTAGAAGTACAAGGTTACTTCGAAGAAGCATTTAGTAGAACAGGCAGTGAAGTAAACGAACCAGGAATGGATCGTTTCAATCAACCGGGATGGGTTAATCGTGTATGGTCCGGAGATCTATATCGTAGAGCTCACATCGACGTTGTTGACGCAAGAGAAACTAAAGGCCTGTGGATGATGCATTGCTGTGTATTTCCACACTTACACAATCCTGCTCCTATCTTTGGGTTTGATGTAGTAGCAGGAAAGAATAAGATTACAGGTTGTTTTTATGATTACAGCCCTGCAGGTGATTCCGAACATCCTATGCTAGATTGGTTTGCTGACGAAGCTCAAAGATTAGAATGGAACAAAACTCGTAAACTACCAGATTGGGCAGAACGTATTTTTAGTACCAGTATGATTGCTGCTGGCAATGTTAGCAAAGAAGAAGAACTAGAACAGATTTTTGCTATGGCTAGACATGGTGTGGATCACTATCTTAGTACCGTAGGCGAAACTAACAACACCGCAGTAAGTACTAAAGAAGCACAAAACTACTACGCACAAAATCAAAAAATGAATCCACATACTCCTAAAGTTATGGTTAGTTTGGGATTAAGTGAAGACGATGTACAGCATTTTATACACGAATGCCTGTTCCCTGAAATCAAATAAATACTTGCATGAGAGCAAGTGATTTTGATAAAATACAAAAAGACAAGTTTAAACCTAAACTAGTCGCACGATGGTGGGGTGGTTACAATGGTAATAGCATTCCGCCAGACGTAAAACCACTCTTTCAAAAACACGTTAAAACAGCCGCAAATGGCAAACAATACATTAATCAATACGACGATCGCTGGTATTATAGTGTATTCAAGAACTATCCACACATTACAGACTGGGATAGCTTTTTCGACGTAATCAAACCCTACTTTACTGTACAAAGAAAACAAGATATCTAAGGTTTTCTTGCTCTAGATTAAACTCAGCGTTTAATTTTTGCCCCCGTGTATCTAAATACTATACCGATTACCGGGAGCGAATTTTATGAAAAGAGTTTTAATTGGATTGGGAATTACTCTGGCTGTACACAATGTATCTGCGGCTGAAATCCAGCATACATTCAACAGCCCTGCTTTTAGTGGCGTTGGATACAGTTCTCACGTTCTTACATTAAAGCAACTAGAAGATCAACAGAAAGAAAAAAATAAAGCTGCTGTTGATGCATTAAAAGCTGCTGCTGAAAGAGAAGCAGCAAACACTCCACAGGCTAGATTTAAAGCTAGCATGGAGACTAGAGTTTACAGTGAACTAGCCAAACGAATTAGTGATAGTTTATTTGGTAGTACAACTACAGCACCTACATGCAACGGAGGCGGTTCTAGTTCCGCAGGAAGCCCTTGCGCAGCCATTGAGCTTGTAGGACAAAACATTTCTTGGTGGATTAGTGGATCTAACATTATTGTTAGAATCCAAGATGCTAACGATCCTAATACATTTACAGAAATGACTATGCCTTATTCAGCATTTAAAATCTAAGGACTAAACAATGAAAAGAACAATTATATCCTTAGCAATCGTTGCATTATTAAGCGGCTGTGCAACTGGTTCAGCATTGCGTGAAAAATTCACAGGCAAGCAATTTGACGAGCCAGAATTAGATCAAAGCGTTTATCTAAAGAAAGAAACCAATAAGTTAAAGCCACCATCTAGTGGTCCTATTCCTATTGCTGTTTATGGTTTCTTTGATAAAACCGGACAGCGTAAGAGTGTGCCAAACATTGCTAGTTTAAGTTCAGCAGTTACACAAGGTGCTGATGCGTACCTAGTCAAAGCTCTACAAGACGTAGGCGATGCTCGTTGGTTTACAGTATTAGAACGTGTAGGATTAGAGAACTTAATTAAAGAACGTCAAATGATTCGTCAGATGCGTGAGCAATATCAAGGTAAAGATGCTAAACCTTTACCTCCAATGATGTTTGCCGGCGTATTAGTCGAAGGTGGAATTATTGGTTACGACTCTAATACATTAACTGGCGGAAGTGGAGTAAGGTTATTTGGCATTGGTGCAACAACACAATATCAAAGTGATACCGTTACTATTAATCTTCGTACAGTTAGTGTAAGCACAGGCGAAGTCTTAACAAGTGTAACAGTTACAAAAACAGTATTAAGCTACATGGACAAATTTGGAGTTTTAAAATTTGTTGATAGCGGAACAACATCTGTAGAAGCTGAAACTGGCGGCAGCATCAATGAAAGTATTAACAAGGCAGTCACATTAGCAGTACAGGCAGCAGTAGTTGGTACTATTCACGAAGGTGCCCGTAAAGGACATTGGAGTTTTAAGGAGGAGAAAAATGAGTTGGTTCAATCACAAACCCCACCGCAAAGAGCCCCAGAGGTTACACCCGCACAATCACAGCCCAGCGACAAGGAGGGCCTTGGAGCAGGCAAAGCAGTTGAGTCCGACAACACAAACGGAAAAAAGTAATAAAACAACAGGGTAAATCCCAAGGAGCTCACCGTGTTACAAGCCGCGGTGATGTAAAAAATGAAAACAGGACACATAACTAAAATTAAAAATCTAGTCCTTGTAACAGCATTAGCAATGGCTGGCATCACAAATGCTCAGTCAACTGTTGCTACAGGCCCAAACAAGGTCTATATCGAACAGGTTGGTAATAGCAACGTTGTCTCCATCCAACAAGTTGGTGGAACAAACGATGTAGGCGGAACTGCTGTAACTGCTAGTTCAGTTGCGGCTAACGGAGTAACTACAATGACTCCAACTGCCCCTAGTTCTTCGAACTATGCTACCATTACAGGTAGTTCGAATACTGTTACACTAAATCAAACAGGTAACGGTAACAGTGCTCAATATAACATTCAAGGTAATGATAACATCTATACCAGCAATGTTACAGGGCACGGAAATCAAACAAAGTTAACAATTGGTGATGTTAATAATTCTACCAATTTGCGTAACAATGTAACTGAAACAATCACCGGTGATACAAACTTGATTATACAAAATATTGTTGGTAGCGATATTACCAGCACTACAGGTATAACTGGTAATTCTAACCAAATTACTAAAAATCTATTAAGTTCAAACGGTGTTAGTGATATTAGTATTTCTGGTAATAGTAACGTTCTAAACATTCAGCAGACAGACGCTGCTGGTGCAAACGGGCATTATCTAAAACAAGTTATTGCAGGTGACTATAACAGCATTACAACTCAACAACAAGGTAGTAACGATACCACTGTTGATATTCGTGCTACTGGTAGCCACAATACTATTACTGTAAGAACTAGTAGTTCATCTATTGTTAGCCCAGCAACAGCAATAGCGAGGTAATTATGCGAGTCCTTTTGTTAGCTCTTCTGCTAACATTTTCTGTAACCTCAAATGCCAATGGCAACATAGGCAAGGTTACAGAAAATAAAGGAACTGCCTGTGAAGTTGAAAGGAACAAGAAGAAGTTGTCCGGCATTAAAGGTGCTGACATCGAATCGCTTGATACCTACTCAACACAGGCATGCGTAAGTACCTTAACATTTACTGATGATACTAAAGTTAAAGTTACAGAAAACAGTCGTCTGCTTATTGATGACTTTGTCTTTGATCCTAAGAAAAGCGATGCAGGCAAGCTCGCTCTCAAAGTGGGAATGGGCACTGTTAGATACGCTAGTGGACAAATTGCTAAAAACAATCCACAACAAGTTGCAGTAAAAACTCCAACAGCAACTATTGCTGTTCGTGGTACTGATTTCTCTATGACCGTTGACGAGGCTGGACAAAGCCTTGTTGTATTGCTACCTAGTTGCAAAGACGAGAGCGAGCAAAAGAAATACGAATTAGAAGAAAATCGTTGCAGAGTTGGCAAGATTGAAGTTAGTACTGATGCAGGTAAAGTAGTATTGGATCAAGCATTTCATGCAACATATGTTACCAGTACAACAATGATGCCTACTCCCGCAACCATCATCAACACTGTTGAGTCAAAAATTAACAATAATCTAATTTTAGTTAAACCTCACGAAGTATCTCATGCTATTCGTGAACATGCTAAAACAAAACAAGATAAAGAATTTGAAGAACTAGAAGCAGAAGCTGCTCGTCGTGTTTCTATGCGAATTAAAGAAACTGGCGAGGAAATCGAAAGAGCTAGATTACTAGCATTAAGAGAAGCTGCTGGGGCCACTGGGTGCAATCCTAGTACAAACATTTGCGTAGCATGGGAAAATAAAGAAGCCAATGACATTCAAACTAAAGGTAAGGGCATTGCTTTTAGAACAAATGAAGATCATTATGCTGAAGTAAAAACGCAAGGGTACAGTTCTAATACAAGCATTGTTATTATACATAACGATGCATTTGCTAGCGAAGTTATCGGAGACGGAAGTCCTGGTGGAAATACCATTTACATTAAACAAAATGCAGGAGTTCTAAGAAGAAGATGATAACACGCATTTTACAGTTCTTGTTATTTTTAACTGTGTGCATTAGCGCACATGGTCAAACATATTATAATGCCATTGCCACTGCCTATGTTACAACAACTATTAGTCAGAACGTTGTATTCAATAGTACAATGCAACAAGGTGGAACATTTACCTTTAGTGTTCTAGCACATAACGGTGGAGGTCGTGCAGGGCAAAGCGATACAGCCAACGTAAAGATTGAATTCTTTAATAGCAGTGGCGGATTAATAACCAGTGTAAACTCTAGTAACTCTGCTAACTTGCCTAACCCAAATGCGGTGTGTGGTAATCCTTGTATTGACACAACAGTTCCTTGGACAACACTAACCACCACAACTACATTAACATCGGCACAGGCAGGAAACGTTGCTTATGCTCGAGTCAGTATGTATGGTATCGACGGAAGCTATTGGGCAGGTGATTATGGTCCTTGGTATCGTGCTCCTACTCTGCAACTTAACAGTGGTGGCAACTTATTGTATAACCCAGAATTTGGACCATACAATAACGTAACAGCACAGGGCTGGACAAGTAATCCAGGCTTCGGTGCTTGCCAAGGCGCTTGGGGCGGAAGCAATGCCTGTATCGTTAACAGCGACGGTGTGCCGGGTTCTAGCACAGTTGGCTTAGTTGCTAACGCTAACGGCGGTGGCCCGAGTGCCACTGGTGGTACAACTAGTGGAACTCCTGGAGGCTATAATAATACAATGTCAGTAACCAATGCAGGCACAGGCGCAACAGCAGGTGCTCCCCCACCACCTCCACCGCCCGCACCAACAGCAATTTACATGGACAACTCTGCTATAAAAATTATAAGAGCAATCCCAACCAGTAACAACAGTCCTAGTGGTGAAGGTCCTAACAATGCCTTTGATAATAACTCAGGAACAAAATATCTTAACTTTGATAAAAAGAACGCAGGTGTAACTGTTCAACTAAACACAGGAAAAATAGTTACCGGATTTACAGTTACAACAGCTAACGACTTCAGTGGACGTGATCCTACTAGTTATAAACTCTACGGAAGCAATGACGGATCAACTTGGACTCTAATTAAACAAGATGCTATTACATTAAGTGATAATAGATTTACCACAAGTTCAGTTATTAATGTTGCTAACACAACTGCCTATGCTTATTACTTTATGCTGTTCCCAACAACTAAAGCTGGGGAAGGTTGCGGACTAGATTGTAATAGTATGCAGATTGCCGAGATAACATACTACTATGATGCTAACAGTACAACAACCTCAACTGCTTCAAGTTCTACTATTGTTGATCCAGTAACTGCGGCAGCAAATACCCTGTGTTGTGGTGGCTCGGCAAATTCCTTTAATTCTGATACAACAAACACTGCAAAGGTACAGACATTTTTAAATCGTACTACTGCCGATAGCCAAGTGTTTATCGAACAAATTGGTACAGGCAATACTATTGATGTTACCCAATCTGGAACTAGACAGAATTATTTAAAATATTACGGAAATGGTTCTAATAACAACGTAACAGTTCAACAGTCTGGAAACGCCAGTACCGCTGTAAACTATGCTGACTTAACTGTTAACGGAAATTCAAACACGCTTAATGTTACACAACAAAGCACAGGTGGCGGGAAAGGTGTATTTGTAACAGTTAATAATAATTCTAATATTATCAACATCACACAAAAAGATTCTGGAAGCCATTACTTAGATTTAACACTTTCCGGCGGTAATAAAACTGTTGATGTTCTGCAACAAGGTTCAGCTGGACACATGGCTAGTATTAATCTAAGCGGAAATCCTACAAGTTTAAATTTAACTCAGAGTGGAAGCACACAAAATTTCTACTCAATTACACATAACTGTGCAACAGCAGGCGGTTGCGCACCGATTACAGTTAAACAGGGCAATTAATACGGCAAATAAATAGTTGATGCAAATCAAACTTAAAACCGTACTGTTAAGCCCGTGGACAGCATTAATTACACTGGCATTAGTCTTAGGCATTCGTATCAGCGATCCTACGTTTGTAGAAAGCGTTAGACTACGTTATTTTGATACTTTAATCACTGCTAAAGAACCTACACAAAATAATATTGTTACAGTTAACATTGATGAAGAATCATTAAACAAACTAGGACAGTGGCCATTGCCGAGGGCACAGTATGCTAAAATTATTAAAGACTTGTATGATAGGGGTGCTGGCCTTGTTGTTCTCAACGTGCTTATGGCTGAGCCTGATCGCACTGGCGGTGACGCAGCTCTTGCCCAGGCTCTTCGGAATTATCCCGTTGTCTTAGGTAACGTTCCTAGCGACAAAACACGCAACACTCCACGTAATCCAGGAGCAGCAATTCTCGGTCCAGAGTTCATGGATCAGATTGTTCAGTATCCTGGAGTCATTGCTAATATCCCCCCAATAGAAAATGCAGCAGCCGGTGTAGGCACTGTTAATACTTTACCTGAAGTGGACGGTGTAAATCGCCGCATTCCATTAATAGCCGCGATAGACGGCAAACTGTATCCTAGCATAGCTATGGAGACGCTGAGGGTAGCGGCCGGCGATTCAACATTTCAGGTAAAACTATCGGAGAATGGTGTTGAGAAAATGCGTATTCCAAAGTTTGGTCCTGTTACTACAGATAACTTTGGTCGTATTTGGATTGACTGGAGTCAACAAAGTCAAAGCGTAAGTTTAACAGAATTGCCCAAAGATTTAAACGGAGCAATTGTTATTGTAGGACCTAGTGCGGCAGGTATATCCAATCCTGTTCCTACAGCAAAAGGCGCAGTATGGCCACATGATGTGCAGGCAGCAGTAATAGCAACCATGGCGAATGGTGTTGTTATTGAACGTCCTGATTATGCGGACGGTGTAGAAATTCTTGCACTGTTAGCATTTGGTTTATTATTAATATTTTTGTCGAGGTGGACTTATGTTGGCATTTGTGCTACTGTGGTTATTGTTGGTGCCATCGTTCCTGGTACTATCTACGCTTTCAATAATTGGCTCATCCTGGGAGACGCGACTGCGATCGCGGCTGGGCTTGTTATCGTTGCTCTTCATACTTATGGCGTTAAGTTTGTAAGCGAGTTCTTACAAAAGCAGGCAATCAAGAAACAGTTTGCTGGATACTGTTCTAAGGAAGTAGTAGAGATGCTACAAAAGGATCCAGACTTAATCAAGCGTGGTGTTCGTAAAGACGTATCAGTTATGTTCAGTGACTTGCGTGGCTTTACACCAATCGGTGAACACTATGGTGATGATGTTGCCGGACTAGGCAAATACATGAATGGATATATGGACAGCATCAGTCGTCCTATTTTAGATAACAAAGGTATGGTTATCAAATATGTAGGCGATGCAAGTATGCACATTCACGGTGCGCCTATTGAAGATCCTAATCATGCACACACAATTGTTAAGGTAGGATTAGAGATGTTAGATGCTGTTGACAAATACACCAAGCTAATGGAAGCACAAGGTTTGCCGCCGGCTGCTATGGGTTGGGGTGTAAACAGTGGTATTGGCTTTATCGGTGAGATGGGTTCAACCGATAGACACAGCTATGATATCTTAGGCGACATGGTTTCAACAGCCGCACGTTTAGAAGCACGTTGTAAAGCCTACGGCGTATTATGTATTATTGGGGCTGAAACATACAACAGAACTAAAGACGATTTCTTCTACTTGCTATTAGATAACCTACAACCAAAAGGTAAGAGCGTAGCTGATTTGATTTATACAGCACTACGCACTCGCGGTGAAGACTATACGAGAGATAAGATAGCACACGAAGTCATGCACGATTTATACAAGCAGAAAAAGTTTGACGAAGCTGCTGCTATGTGTAAAAAGTTAAAAGGTAACTTTGGCGGGCAGATGGACAAGTACTATAAGATTTGGATCGAACGTTGCGACTTTATGAAGCAACAAGACTTACCAGATAACTGGAATGGGGAGTTTGTAGCACATGAAAAATAATCCAATGTTGTTGTGGTTTGATTATTCTATATGGTTAATGCTACAAATGAAATTTATGAGTCCTGCTGCAATGATAGCTCGCAATGACAGAATGGAACAGTATATGAAAATGTACAGTCTTAACGGCATTAAACCTATGTGTGCAATGTAATATTACTTGCCCAAAATAAGAAAGGAACTTCGGTTCCTTTTCTTTTGGATCGTCATTGTGATCATTTTGGATCCCATGTATAATAGTTGATAGGCAATTATTATAGGCATTTACAGGCTCACACTAGGCACGACAGTGTGACATAAGGTTAGCAGGCCGGTTAATATTCTGCTGGGCAAGGTTCTGATGTGTGACCCACTGTCCAATTCGTTTCTTCACACAAATGGCTTCTATTCACTACCTCAAGCCTTGACTTGAGATGCCTTAGAAAAATGCCTCCCCTCTGCTGGAGTAACATTTGAATAGTCGTAACAGGTTGCCGGATTTTCCTAAACGTCCATGAGAACAATGACACCGAAGTTCTCTTAAAAATCGTAGTAGGTGGGGTAAGGTACAGAGCCCAGAGACGTGGAAATCAAAATACCTACTGTCTCAGTGTGTGCCGAAGAACTCAGCAAACAAAAAAATACGACACTCTTTTACAGGGTGTCGTATGGCTTCTGAATCTAGCAAAACTTCAAAAATTATCCTTCACCACTTGCAGCGGCTTTGTCGTCCTCAGATAATTTCTTTTTACCGGCATTGCCTATTTTATCGGCTTCATCCATTGCTTCGTGGAACTTCGCATTGGCTTGTGCCTCAACTAATGCCGTTTCCATAACCCTGTCAGATTCAATCATTTTACCTCTTAGATGTAAAACAGTATTGACTTTCTGGTTTAATCTAATTAAATCATTGTCTAACATTCGAATTCTATCGATAAGAGCAATCAACACAGTATTAGCATCACTAATAACTGGCTTTACCTCTTTAGTAGCCCATTCCCATACATACTTGATAATGAACCCCATCCCAACTGCCATAACAATCGGGAAGCCGTACTTATTAACTAACTCAACTACGTCCATGCTCTTCTCCAAAACTTACTTTGTAGCCTCTTACAAATGCTTCCAAAGGATCTACTTTAACTAACATTTGACGACCATTTACATTAGTAAATCTAAATAGATCACCGTGTTTATAACCTAGCTTATCTGTGTTAAGTTCTTCATCTAAAAGAATTCTATTAGGGCTTAAATCCCAGGAGTAATCGAAATGTAGCATCAATCTCTCCTAGCATCATTCTTACCGTCTGCTCGGGCAATACGATCAACATCTGGACGAAGTCCTAATGCGTTACTTACAATAGTATCAATACGGACAACATCGTGATTCATAGTTTTTACACGATTGTCTAGGGCTGTAATAATACCAGCCATACCTCTGATACTGCCCAAAACGCCTTGTAACAGCAGTTTAATAGTTAAGTAGACAAAATAGCCACCTGCAAGCGCAGTTGCTACTGGCATACCTAAGTCGCCAATAATTTTAAAAATATCGCCCATCGATTCGCTCCCGGGATTATGTACTACTATTTAACCATTTGACAAATTTTTAAACTGGTGCTATAATATACACATATTACTCAGAGGGTGTTATGAAGATTAAACTAGTGTCAGACTTACATTTGGAATTTAGCGATTACAATGTACGTAATGACGAGAACTGCGATGTGTTGATTCTAAGCGGCGACATTATGGTTGCTGTAGATATGTACGACCATCCAGAACCCGAAGTTCCATATCCACCTGAAATTATTAAAACTCTGGGTAGTCGCCAAGTTACAGCGCAGCGTTTTCGAGACTTTCTCAAACGTTGTAGCTTCCAATTTCCTCACGTTGTCTACGTAGCAGGTAATCACGAATTTTATCACGGTAAGTGGCATCAGACTCTAGATATCCTGCGTGAAGAATGTAACAAGCTAGGTAACGTTTATTTCTTAGAACAAGAATCTAAGAAGATTGATGATGTTACATTTATCGGCGGTACACTATGGACAAACATGAATAAGTTTGATCCATTGACTCTACACGCTGTTCGAGACATGATGAACGACTATCGAATGATTCGTAAAGAGTTTGAAGGCTACACACTATTAAAACCTTCCGATACCTGCATCCGTCACAGGAACATGTTGGACTACATTAAAACTATTGTAGCAGAACGAGGCGAAGAAAAGTTTGTTGTAGTTGGGCATCACAGTCCTAGTTTTCAAAGTTGCCATCCACAGTATGCACACGATAGTTTGATGAACGGTGCTTATCACAGTGACTTGAGCGAGTTTATTTTAGATCGTCCACAGATTAAACTATGGACGCACGGACACACTCATCATGCGTTTGATTACATGATAGGTGAAACAAGAGTTGTATGTAATCCTAGGGGCTACCAGTCAACACGCGGTAACGGTGATAGCTGGGGCGAAGACACAGATTGGAATCCTAACTTAGTATTGGAAGTATAATGGAAATGACAAAACAAGAATTCATGAATGAACTTCGTGGAATTCAACGTATCGTTATTAACGACTGCTACGGCGGATTTGGTTTAAGCGAACGTGCTTTTAGAGAGTACAAACAATTAGCAGGAATCACAGATCCTGAATTTTACGATCGAAACATTCCTCGCGATGATCCGTATCTTGTTAAGGTCGTAAGAGAGTTAGGCATGACTGCAAATGGTGCCCATGCCAATCTTAAGATTGTTGAAGTTCCGGGTGATGTCGAATGGGACATTGCAGAATATGACGGTGTGGAATGGGTTGCTGAAAAGCATCGTACATGGTCATGAAAGTAGAACCTACAAGCTATCCCGGTTGGTCGGGACATCCTACATATCTAGTTCGTACATCCAAAGACTACCAAGAAGTCTGTCTTTGGATGTACAAGAATCAAGTAGAACATTTCTTGTTAAGTTCTGGCAGTCCTGGCTACACATTTCAAGTCCGTGATAAGAAAGAATGGTTTGCATTAAAATGGCTCTAACAGCAGTAAAAGGCGGATGGGTGGCTATGCGTAAAACTATTGTCAATCACTGGCGCTTTGAAAACGGCATTGATCCTGTTAATCCAGGAAGCCAATGGCCCAGTATTCCTCCTCGTGGTTGGTACTGTTGGGTGTATCCTGAAGACGACAACGAGTACGAACAGTGGATGTCTAAGATGTGTCCTAGTGCTGAAATAACGCATCGTTTCAACAGTGGTGATCCTATGTACACCACATTCATCAAAGACGATGCAGAAGCTGTATTATTTCAACTAAGGTGGATGTAATGAAACCTACTAAGTTAACTATAAAGCAATGGAACGTTCTTAAAAAGCAATTAGCTACTGATTACAGTACCAGTGTTGTTTTGATTCGTTCTAAGATGAGAGAACGCCTTGGGTTTACTACTCGAGAACATTCAACCTACACGGATCAATACGGTACAAAAATAGTCATCTATCTAGATTGGTTTGATGATGCTAAAAGAACTATGTTTATGTTAAAATACAGTGAGTACTTTGATGCAAGCAAGAACTAAAGTTGGATCAATGCAAGAAATAATGTCAAGTCGCTCTAGAGCGACTTTTCGTTATCGTGTAAATTTTGAATCTATATCAACAGAAAATATCAGAGATATGATACAATGGTGCAAAGAAAATTGCAAGGATCTGTGGCGAGCGAACAACAACTACTCAAGTTATTTTCAGTTCGCTGACGATTATGATGCTACAATGTTTATGCTGCGATGGGGCGGCGCATCTGGAAACACACTAGCATGACTGGATATAAATTGCACGACTATCAAAAAAACCTGATTAATGGTTTCGCAAAAGGCGAGATCACCTTAATCACTGCTGGTCGACAAACTGGTAAGAGCACATATTATCAATATGCACAGCAGTGGGCTGAAATGATGACTCCTCAGGCACCTTTTAGAAAAATGTCACAAACACTAGTTGACGGACTGCCTTGGTACACTATTAAGTGTAATACTACGGTAGGAGAATTTATACGCAATCAACCTGGGCAAGGCACACGGTGGTATGAACACATTGATACAAATTGGTATGTTCATAAAACCATGTTTGATATCTCAGAAGAGTTGTACATTCAAGTTGGATTAAAGTTTGATAATGTATGAAAGTAGATCGTAGAACATTACCTAAGTCAGTTCGAGGTGCAGAGCGTCGCGGATATCACATTGTTGAACTGCCATTGTCAAATCTCAACGATAGACACACAAGTTGGCTTGGAGTTAACATATGGTGTACACGTCAAACAAAAGGGCATTTTGTTAGCAGGTTCCACCCTGATTACAAATTTGCATTTCAAAACGAACAGGATGCTGTTTGGTTTCGATTGAAATGGGTAGTATGAAACGACTTATTCACAACAACATGACTGTTAGTGAGCAGTTTAATTTGATGCAGCAATTTCGAGATATTACCGATCAAGCATGGCGTGTTCATGCTAAAACTGGTGAGTACGAAAATGCTTATCTTAAACGAGACTTTATTGAAGAACGATTTGGCATTCGTTGCACTGTACAGAATACCGACAAACTATATCCCAATGTTGGAAGACTTCTTGAGCCTCGTGTTGTAGACGAAAAGAAATGTTTATTTTATTTGATTAGTATCCAATGAAAATCGTTCGTAAAATTGATAGCCGCAATGCCCTATATGGCAGATATATGTATCAGGTAAAACCTGGCGCAATTGTCGGTGGTGCATCCGAACCTCGCAAGTGGTGTCGCGAAAAGTGGGGACCTCCTATTCAATGGGTTGAACATAAAATCAGTGAAACTAGTTGGCAGTGCTGGAATGAAAAGAACCCACGATGGACAGAAGTTAAACGTCCGGGATTCAGTTCTCCTTTCATTTACATTCGTGACGAAGCCGATGCTGTAATGTTTAGTCTTGTTTGGTCCGGTCAATGACAAGTACAAAGTTTTGGTGTAAGCATTTTGTAGCACTACCACATCTTGAAGTAGGTGTGCGTCGAGAAGCTGCTGAATGGGCTTTAACAAAATTTGGTACACAACAAGTTGACATATTTCATAATAACCCAGTAGGTCGGCCGGGCTTTTACTTCGAACACGAAAAAGATGCTATACTGTTCGCACTGAGATGGTCATGAGTAATCCTTACAAATATCGTGTAGAATTTCGTCGAACAGGTGATTGGTACGACAACGAAGGTATGTGGTACCGAATCTCTACTTGGTGTAATAAAACTTTTGGAGCCGGTAATTGGGATTACTTCTATGACGGATTTGTTTTTGAACACGAGCGCGATTTTATGTTGTTTAAATTAAAGTGGTGCTAACATGATGAGAATAAATCAAACCTCCAGACCCATCGAATATAAAACTTGGGTAATAGGTATCAAAGAAGTTACCGAAAATCATTTAAAGTTTCTCAAAGGTTACGATATAACTGCTCGAGCAGTTATAGACGAGCACTTGATAACAGCTAGTAACGGGCGTCAATATCGTTACGGTGGCGACGGAAAAGCAGAATTTGAAACTACTAACAAAGATCAAGAAGCTATGTTAAGATTGCTCTACGGCAATAAAATTATGCTTCTAATGGTTGATGTAGTATTACCTAACAGCTTTCAACAATGTGTTTTAGAACATATAAATTTTAAATGACCCGATACTCGATAAACCAATACGAAGAAAATTTCCAGAAATGGGAAGCTGATAGAAAACGTAAGCGCAATGAGTATTGGGATATGATACGCAAAGCTCACAAAGACTACGAAGCTAACGAGTGCTATGGACACAAAGATAATTCGTTCGGTGGATTCCGTTATTGGGTTGAACGTCGATGGGGATTGGCAATAGAACTCGTTGACGGAAAAATTAGCGCAGAGTATAATATAGTTGACGAATCAAAATTTTTATTATTTCAAATGAAGTACGCATGAATCTTCGAACACTACGGCGTAAGATTCTCATTAGAGAATACGATTACAAAAAAGTTAGAGCCCAGGCATTTACGCCAGTGGGCATTTCTGCATTATATGATCGTGCTAGTTTTACACCAGTATCGCTTAGTGATATTGAAAAACATCAGATGCTGGAGATTTTAAAAGGCAAGATTAAAACTACCTGGAAAGATTTAGAACAGCCTGCACTTGCATTATACAATGTAAAAGATTATTTGTATGATGTTCGTTATTATGATTGGCGAGTAACTTTTGATGATGAAGGGTATCTATGCGTACAGGCAAGAAAAAATACTCCGCTGAGCCGTATTGGATGGGCGGTGTTCGAAAAAGACCTATCGGCGAGAATATGACAGCTACCGAAGTCTTAGACGAACAAACTAAACTCCAACTCGAAAAACGTATGATAGACGAGATGGTTGCCAAAGCTGCTAAAGAATTCCAGGAAGAAATGGACTTTACTATATTGGCAGATTTTTATAAAAGTTCTGGCTGGACTGAAATTGATTTTGACCCTTACCAAAGACCCGAAGCTATTAAGGCGTGGTTAACGAGTAATTGTAAGGGCCATCGTGTGAGTCGAGGTCGCCGATTTTTATTTCAAAGACAGAGTGATGCAATTAACTTTGTACTAAGATGGACCGAATAAAAGAATACATTGTAGACAGGTGGTTAACCTGGCGTACAGGTAAGGATAAGCCCACACGAGATTGGGAAGCATGGTACGAAACAAACATTGTTTATCGTGCCGGCACTGTCTCGAACATGTTCATGCACTTTAAGCATGTCATTGTAGTTAGTCCTAACACGTTCTTTGATTTATGCGAGCCGTTTGCCTATGTACCTTGTGAAGATGCTAGACAATACTTTTGGCCACAGCGTCCAGTTACTGAGACTTGTGTTTGGCGATTTGAACGAGTTATGTGGAATCAATGGACCGAGGAATGGGACATTAACGGAATGGGTGATAGAGATAAAGTCTTTGTAGCTACAAACAATGATGCAGACGCTATAATGATAGCATTGAAGTACGGAAGTTAATATGGAATACTTTTATGGCGGTGGTGGCAGCAGTGATCCAGATTTCATTTATCGTTTCCTAGTTAAGGAAGTTACTAATGAAATGTGGAAGTGGTGTGAGAACTATCCGTTGACTGGTCCGTTTGAACGTTGGCATATTAAAAGATATCCGCATGAAAACGGCGAACGCACAATAGTACAAATTGAAAGCCGTAAAGCTGCATTTATGTTTAGCCTAGCATACAGTGAATACATTTTAGAAGACAAGACCTATAGTTTCGCAAAGAGTATATATGAACCATTTAACTGATAAAGAATTGATCAATCACGTTATCAAGTTTGATACTGATCCTATTCGGTTGCGTCTTGCAACAGCCAACGAACGGACTTCTGGAGCAATCTGGGACGATTTAGTTGATGCGGGAATGGATGAAACATACTGCACGTTTACCAGTGAATGGGGCAGTAACATGCACGTTGGACGATATATTGAACATTTGCGTGAAGAACTTACTATTCGCGATGACGAACTTATAAATCTACGCCAAGAGCTTGAAGAACAAAAAGCTCGTACTATTGCTGATTTGATCAATGAACTTAATCAACAAATTACCACAGAACGATACATAGCAAAAGAAGCTCGTAACGAAGCAAACAAGGCTAGAGAAGAAGCAGCATCTGCTAGAGAGCAACTTAAAATGTGGAACCATTTACGAACACCATGATAGTATGGGGCAGAAGTATAGGATGGAACATTGAATTGCACGGCTATAAGAAACGCAAAATGGAATACACAATTATTGACAACGGTTGCGATTGCTATCCGTGGACAGAATGTTATGCTTGGTTACCTACTTTAACAATTACCGGTAAGCGAGTATGGAGACAAAAGATATACAAACGTAAAGTTTGGGTAGTATGGGGTACAGGTTTTCACATGGAACCAACAGTGCAATATGCTACATTTTTAGAGTTACTCGAACATGGCAATATTAAAAAAATATCCGTGGCCTAATGCCCAGGATTATACTAACCAATTAAATCAACATTTAGCAGACAGCTTCTTTAAGTATCATAATCCTTATACTCATAAACCTGTACGTAATAAGTACAATATAATTAGAGACGGAGATGAACAACGAGTGGAAGAATGTAGAGAATTAGTCATACATGAATTTTCAATGGGAGATGTTGAAGATCCAGATTTATATGCTGCCCAACCTTTATATGAATGGGAAGAAAGTGATTTTGGACAATGGTGTATGAAGAATGCCTCAGACACTCCTACGTGGCATAGATTAGCTGACCCGGGTACGTTTGGATATCGATACCAAATTCGTGCCAAGTTTATGGGTCCTGCACTTACCGAAATTCTCCTTAGGAAAGGATAATGGGCGCACCAGTTCCAAGAATTACCGGAGGTATTCGTCGTCCACAAGTGATAGACGATCAAATCTTGGAAGCCCTCAAGGACTATCACGTTGTAAAATTAGAATCGGATGAATTTTACAATGATAAGTTAACTTGGTGCTTAGAGCATTGCCAAAATAAATTTCGCGACTTCCGAGGCAACAATTGCAGAGCATGGTACTTTAAAGAAGAACAGGATGCTATGATGTTTGCTATGAAATGGAGTAGTTGACAACAATCTAGTTTGATTGTATAATATACACATTATATACTTTGCGAGGTTGAGATGCTGTATCAATTGGTTCTTATTACTAATCTTGGCGCAATGACGCCTTTGGCAACATTTAACGAACAAGGTGCATGTTTGCGTGAACGTGCAATGATTACTAAAACAGCGCAATACTCGGCAGAATGTTTACCCACACAAAGTCCTGATGAATTGAAAAAGCAAATGCAGGCACAAATTAAAGCAATGAATGAAATCTTGCAAGAACTACAAAAGGCACAAAAATGAAAATCGGTTTTAGTTTCGGCCGATGTATTCGTGATATAGTCAAAGGTGAAATCGATTACGACGATGTTGCCTGGATTATCTCAGGTACAGCTATGCGAGATTCCTCAGCCGCAATGGCTGTAATTGATGATTATATGCACCGCCCAGATTATCTTTGGGGGCTGGAAGAAGAAAAGTGCTTTGAAGTCGGCATGAGACTCTACGAAGAAGGTAAAGTCTTGCAACCTAGATTGCAAGGAGTTCACCGTCATCTAATTCCCGAAGGTGCATTGTGGGCAGATATGTTCCCTACTAACATGTCTAACAACCTAGCTGCCAAGTCCTCGTGGGATGCGTATCGTCTAATGATACATATGACAACTCAGGTGCCTGAGGATGTCGAAGAACACTGGAAAGGAAATGGAAATGTTAATTAAAGAAGGAAGCCGTTGGTGGGCAGGTGATAGAAAAAAGTTTATTGTACTTCATGTTATTGAACAAGAAGGACATACATGGGTACACTACAGAGACGAGTCAGCTGACCCTAAAGAATTTAGCTGTTATAAGGAAAGTTTTCTTCAACGCTTTACACCTTTGCCAGAATGATCTACTTTGGATTTAACATTGCTAACCCCTGGTGCAAGCGTTGGGAAAATACTTGGAACTACATTGCTAATCCGTTTGGGCACAAATATCTTGAACTAGAAGTGTTTAAGGATAACACTATCTTATCGTTTAGTTTTCGATGGGCTGTTAGACAAAGTCATGCAGGAGTTATGATTGATGTTGGGTTGCTAGGTTATAGTTTCCTTTTCAACTTCTATGATAACCGTCATTGGAATACTGAAGAAGGACGCTGGATGATTTATACTGAAGAACTAGGAGAGCACTAATGAATCAGCATATTTTAGAATTGATGAGGCAGGCAGATTATGCGGCACCTGAGATGGCTAAAAGAGCACAGGTGTTAGCAGATATGGTTATTAATGACTGTATCCAGACATTGATTAACAATGGATATACTGATGCAGCCAAATGTTTACGCGATGTAAATTTTGGAATCGATGATGCACCCTAACGAAACAATCTTTTACATTAAGAAAGGTAGACGCTATGTTCCGCATAGTACATACAGTTCTGAATTTTGTGATAGCTTTCCTAAAGGTACGCACCTAGTGCAATCTTATCCAGGTGGTACTCTGCGTCGATTTAATATCGAACCAGCGTATGCACCTATGATTGCCGCAGGGCGAGTTGCTGAAGATGTAATTAGTAAACGCATCATGGATGCTACTGAAATTCGCCGCAATTCACGCAATAAGGAAACTCCGCTTACTCCTGGGCAGAAGGCTGCGTGGGATAAACTAGTAGAAGAGTTTGGATCCGATGCCAAACAACTAGAGTGGCCCAGCGCTCGTGAGTGTGCCGAAGCTGCTGTTAAAGCTATGACGGAAGAAGCAGAAAAGCTTCTAGAACATGATAGTGTTCGTAAAGCCTACGATCACTTTTTATTAATGTGTGAGTTAGTTAAAGAAAGAGACCATGCGTAAAATTCTTCTAGCATTGTTGTTAAGTTTTACAGCATCTGCTAATGCGTTTTGGAATACAGATTTTGATAAAGATGACATTGAGCATTTTCAAAGTCCCATTGTATCAACCGTGGCTCCTGTTCGTCCACTAAAGAGTACCTACAATCTTTACAATCAAACTGTAAGGTTAGGACTTGCGGCAATGTTGCCAATTGTTCCTACCTTTAACAACAAAGGTAATTTGTTTGCTAGCTGGAATCCTAGTCCAAACGGATTCCGTAAGCGTCCTACTATTGTTATTGCTCACGGCGGGCACGGATTAATTAGCACTGACTTTGCCACAGCACTATGGTTTAAAAATAAACTAGACTATAATGTATTGGTACTGGATAGTTACTGGAGTCGTGGTATTGAAGAAAACTGGGCAACAATGACTAAGTATGGTGCCAACATGCGTATGCTCGATGCACTGGCCGCAGGACAATGGTTGGTCCAACAAGGTGTTGATAACAAGAGCATGTTCCTAATGGGCGGCAGTCAAGGCGGTTGGACTGTGCTTAGAACAATGACAGACGAACCTTTTATGCGAGAAGCTAATTTGTATCGCGGCGGTATTGCATTGTATCCTAACTGTGATGTAAACAATACTAAGTATGCACCTAAACTAGGATCGTATCATAGTCCTGTGATTATTTTTGTTGGCGGACGTGATACAGCAACTCCATATCAGCGTTGCTCAAAGAAAGTTTTTACCGATGCAGCTAAATGGATCATTTATCCGGATCAAACACATTCTTGGGACTCTGCGAATCGAGGAGCAGAAAATCCAGCCGAGGATGGATACTGCTTACGTGCTATGAATATCTACAATAAATTCGAAGTATGCAGGGATAACAAAACCACAGAGGATATGCAACAGCATATTGTTAATTTCATCAACGAGCTATTAAAGGAAAAATCATGACAGATATCCAACAAGTTGTATTGCTATTAGCACTGCTTGGACTAAAGCACTTTATTGTTGACTTTCCTCTGCAGAAAGAGTATCAGTGGAAAAACAAGGGCACATACGGGCACCCGGGCGGACTAGTTCATGCTGGTTTACACGGAGTAGGTAGCTTCATTGTTTTGAGCTTCTTTTTGAGCCCAATGGGTACTGTGTTTTTGAGCTTGTTTGATGCAGTTGTTCACTATCACATTGATTGGGCTAAAATGCGTTTAAATGACAAATTTAAGTGGGGTCCAACAACACACGAGCAATTTTGGACACTTTTAGGGTTTGATCAGTTCTTACATTGGCTAACGTATGTAGCTATGATTGGGTGGATTACGGGCGCTATTTAATAAACAGACGCTTTAATTGCTACTGTGATAAGTAATAGTAGCAAGGAGCTCCCGTGAAAAAGATCGACGATTTTAACGCATCCGATAGAATTGGTGTAAAACTACTCGAAAATTCAGTACATTTCCTTACCGGAGAAATTACAGAAGAAAATGTAGAAGAATGTATAAAATGGATAGTCTTTGAAAATCTAGATACATCCAAAGAAAAAATACTAACCTTATACATTAATTCATCGGGCGGAGATCTTTATCAAGCGTTTGCTCTAATTGATATCATGCGTAATAGTAATCACTACATACGCACAATCGGAATTGGAAACATAATGAGCGCAGCTTTTCTAATCTTCACTGCCGGTACACAGGGAGAAAGATATATAGCTGCTAACACTGGAATTATGTGTCATCAGTTTTCCGGTGGTGTCGAAGCCAAGTATCATGATATCAAGGCTGAGATGAAAGAAAATGAACTGTTAAATAAAAAGATGGTAGACATCTTGAAAGAAGCTACAGGTTTAACACCTAGTAGAATAAAAGCAAAGTTGCTACCAGCCAGTGATGTTTATCTCACAGCGCAAGAAGCACTTGACTTTAATGTGGCGGATCATTTACTATAAGGTGTAGCATGGAAATTGTAAGTATCAATACAAAACGCAAAGAACAATTAATAGAAGAAGAACAAAAGAAAGCAATGTTAGAAGTCTTGGATCATATGAGAAAAAGTATTGAGGCAGGACAGATAAAAGAATTTGTGGCAGCAAGTATTGACGACGATGGACTAACACAGATTCATGTAGCGGCAATGGACTTGCCAGGCAGCGTTGGGTTATTTGAGATTGGAAAACATATTCTAATCGCCGGTGATGCATAATTTGGCAAAATTGCCACATTATCTGGTAGTTTTTTAGTTGACTGCTAAATAAAACTATCATACAATGAGTACATGGTGTTTAGGATTGTTGAAAAATTTATTTGCCAGAATTGCAAATAGAGGTTGACAACAGAACTAAATAAACTTATACTTAAGACATGTTGTTAATAACTGCCGCAGATAAAAATGTAAACAGGGGTTGACAGCAAGTCAGAAAGACGTTATAATAATTACATACGCTGCATGGGGCAGTGTAGTAAAAAGATTTTAAGAGAAAGCAAAATGCAATCTACTAATAGACAAATTATTAATACGATAGCCAAACAGGTTGGACATATGTCCGCCGGCTGGTTAGCGATTAATAGTCTATGTTCAGATCGCACACCGGAGGGCTATTTTAGCTCAGGGTTCTTGGAGGGTAGTGGTTACGCTTAATTAAGCAAACAGCTACTAAAACTTTAGGAACCCTAGGATTAAAACCCTGGGGTTTTTTGTTTTCTGGAAAGGGTAAATGGATACAGAGACAAAAAAACTAAAGGAAGCTGAATGGTTTCGACAGCACGAATTGAACGATGATCAGTTAGAAAGACTAATTGAAAACAAGTTTATTAGAGCTCGTCAATATCATGAAGCGTTCTTAGCGAAAGAAAGGCAAGAAGAAATTGCCTAATGGTAGAATAGTGTGAATAAGTGGAAACGAGGTCCACGCTCCGCACTCAAAACATGGAGCAAACGGGCGGACTAGTGGATGGCTTATCTTCTTGTAGATAAAAAAATACTAGTTATTAAAGCAAATTGGTACCCGCTACTTTTGACGTAGAACGCGGCTGCATAGCAGGACAGTTTGTTTTAATAAACACTTTCCACTTCACGCCTGAACAGCGGACGACATCATAGAGGGAAAGTGTTAACAACTATGGAGTCGTAGGAAAATTGGTAACCCCAGTGGACTGTAAATCCGCCGCCTCTGGCACTGCTGGTTCAACTCCAGCCGGCTCCACCATAGTTGACTTTTTACAAGTTCGGTGTTATACTACTAACACTTAGAAACTTTAGAAAGTCTAAAATGCAAACACATCGAGTTTATGTTGAAGTTGGTTACTATGCAGGTGGAGGTACCGATGGTGCTTTCATTACTGAAAGTCTTAATCAATTTGAAACAACTGTAAATGCAAATACTTCAGGTGACGCTGTTCGTATTGCACAAGCACAGTTCGGTGGACAAACACGTTGTCGCGTAACATATCGCGGCACAATTTAATTGCTTCGTTAGCTCAATTGGGAGAGCGCGACACTGTCACTGTCGAGGTAAGGGGATCGAAACCCCTACGAGGCGCCAAACATGGGTCGTTAGTTCCAATTGGCAGAACGTTGGTCTCCAAAACCAAATGTTGGGCGTTCGAATCGCTCACGGCCCGCCAACTTATGCACGGTTCGTCTATCGGTCAGGACATTAGGTTTTCATCCTAAGAAGAGGGGTTCGATTCCCCTACCGTGTTCCAGTTATGCACAGGTGGCAGAGTGGCCCAATGCAACGGATTGCAAATCCGTAAAGCCGTGAGTTCGAATCTCACCCTGTGCTCCAAGTTAGATCTGGCAGGGGTAAACCTACATAGTATGGTTGACGGGATGGAAGGTCCCTTAGCGAACTACACGCACCACACGCCCTGCGGAATGTAGTAACAATTTATACCCCAGTGACGCAACTGGTAGACGTGCTTCTCTCAAAAGGAAGATGCTGAAGGTTCAAATCCTTCCTGGGGTACCAATAATGGAAAGTAATGCAGCTGGGATGGTCCGGCGACTAGCCTTGAAAACTAGGTTCTCAGAAATGGGATGGGGTTCGACTCCTCTGCTTTCCGCCAAATTTGCCGTGTAGCTCAGAGGAAGAGCACTCGCTTGATAAGCGATAGGTCGACATTTCGAAATTGTCCATGGCAACCAAGTTTTGTTAAAGTGTCAGCAAGAGAATGTCACGCTATAAAGGTTTCTTCGAAGGACTGATATAGTTAAAGGGGACGGGTTCAACTCCCGGCTGCTCGGAAGAGCGGTGCAGATTGGTTGCTAACTGGACTAGTATCCCAAGTGACGTACCGAGTCCTAGCCGGCTTTATATACATAGGTGAATGGTTGCTATAACGATGGGGCAACATCTTTAACAAATTTAATTTCTGGGTGTAGGATAATGGTAGTCGACGAAGCTTGGATCTTCGAGGCGCAGGTTCGATTCCTGCCACCCAGACCATTTATGTCATAGTGTAATGAGAATGCACGGGATCGCCATTATAAAATCCTTCGGGTGATGGAACAAGGTTCAGGTACGGTAAGAACCCGTAACGACAAAATTTTCTGCAGAAAGAACAGAGACACGGTGGTCCTAAAGGTGTGGGGACTATAAAAGCCGACAAACGTCTGGGGTACAACTCCATACGCACCGACAAATTCTATTCCGTGAAATCCAAGCATGGTGCAAGGACCTGACTGTTAATCAGTGATTAGGTGAGTTCGATCCTCACACACGGAGCCATTAATAAAGCTCATCAGAACTTCTGTGGGCATCCGCTTCCTCACATAGTGCAGGAGGCGCAACGGTTCGATTCCGCTGATGTGTTTTATTAATGGGGGGAGCCGAGGGCGGCGGCGTTGCTTTGCAAGCATCGTGACTACAAGGGTTCGATACCCTGGTCCTCCACCAAGAATGTCTGGGTCTGACATGGTGTTTCTGAAGAGGTTGATCACTCTGAGGAGAATGTGGTTCGATACCACGCCCGGCGCCAACTTTCGAAGATAGACGTACTGCTTGAGTCCCAAGTAACTGGCGCTACGAGCGCATTGGTTTGACAGTGAAGTATGGTTTGTTTAAACTCGCGGCTACGAGACAATCCAGTGAGTCCTCCCAGGAGGATAGTTGGGCACTTCGAAAACCTATATACTCCGGTAGTTTACTGGCTAGAACGCTGCCCTTTCAAGGCGGAGAAGAGGGATCGATACCCTTTCGGAGTACCACAATTTTTAGTTCAAAGGAGAACGATATGAAACGTGCTAAACGTTAGTGTCGCTTCTAGATCCCCCGTATGGTCTAGTTGTGACACGTTAATAAACAATTAATACGAACACAACCTTCGCAAACATTAAGGTGATGTAACTGGCTCTTAACCAGTAAAACTAGGATCGTTACCTAGGCGGAGGACCATATGGGGGTGAAACTTTAAGGTGAAGTAACTGGCTTTTAACCAGTAAAACTCGGATCGTTCCCGAGCACCCCTACCATATGCAAACACATTCGAAGACCTATACATAGTATTAGGAAACGGATAGGCACGCCGGAGGACCTGGGCCTGAGTGTGTTTACATATGGTTAATGTTATCTGCAGGTAACATCCATATTGGGGCGTAATTAACCTCAAGAACTCGTAGTCGTCTAATGGTAGGATACGTGCGTAGCGTGATGGTTGTTCGAATCGACCCTACAATGAGTTTGCAACAAACAAGTCGGCATGTGTGTCCACCGTGCATTAACCGACGATAAACAAAGCTAGGGCAAGCGCCAGTTAACGGTGGAGCTCATATAAAAACACACTAGTGCATTATAGTGAATCAGGTCGCTCCTGTGGAAGCTATCCATGTATCAATTGCCCTGGTGGGAAAGGTCGACGAGTGCGGTTCGATTCCGTAGTGTGTTTTTATATGGTGATGTAGTTCAGTGGTAGAACACCTCCTTCATACGGAGACTGTCGGCGGTTCAAGTCCGTCCATCACTACCAGATTTGTTGGTCTATGGTGTAATGGTAACACAACAGACTTTGACTCTGTCGTTCCAGGTTCGAGCCCTGGTAGGCCTGCCAACAAACAATGCCAGCGAGACTTGGTAGTCAGAGAGTCCTTATAAGACTTTTAGCGCCAGATTAGCGTTCTTGAGTGGGTTCGATTCCCACCGCTGGTACCAATATCGGTCCTTAGTTCAATGGATAGAATGCCATGCTTCGAACTTGGAGATGTGGGTTCGATTCCTGCAGGACCGGCCAAAGATATGCGCCCGTCGTATAGTGGAGAATACACGATCCTACGAAGTTCGGAACGGTGGTTCGATTCCATCCGGGCGCACCAACAATGTTGTTCCTAGTGTAGTGGCTGCACACCTGTCTGTGAAACAGGTAGAGAGGGTTCGATTCCCCGGTTCAACCCAAGGAAATATTATGGAACAAATGAAAACATACAATACACTAAAAGGTTCCGTGAAAACATTCGAAGAACTCTTAGGCCGTACATTGTACAAAGTAACAGCAGATGGCGAAGAATTAACTTTGTATCTATCCGAAACAAACTATGTAAGATTTTATCACAGCCAAGACTGTTGCGAACATGTGTATATCGAAGATATCTGCGGTGACTTACAAGACTTAGTCGGAGCACCCCTGTTAATAGCAGAAGAAGTATCAGACGAGTTATACGAAGCAGAACATACACCAGATTATTCCGAATCATACACATGGACATTCTATAAGTTTGCTACCCGAAAAGGATATGTAGACGTTCGGTGGTTTGGTAGTTCAAATGGTTATTATTCTGAAAGTGTAAGTGTTGATTTTGTTGACACCACCTTAGAAGAAGATTAGGATGATTATTTCAGTGGTAGAATAACTCCTCGACACGGAGTAGGTCGCAAGTTCGAACCTTGCATCATCCACCATATATGTAAACACACTAGTAAAAGAACGAACATAGTATCTTAGGGCCTAGCCTGCGGCATTGTCGGATGACGGTGGCTAGTGTGTTTTCATATGTGCCGCGGTAGCTCATCAGGTAGAGCAGCAGACTGAAAATCTGTGTGTGGCTGGTTCGAGTCCAGCTCGTGGCACCATATGCGACTGTGGTGTAATTGGTAGCCACAGCAGACTTAAAATCTGCCGCCTTGTGCGTACCGGTTCGAGTCCGGTCAGTCGCACCAAATATATTTTCACATTGTTAACCAAAATATGTTGACAGGTGATAAATTAGAACATATACTATATAGATGCTGTTAACAAAACAGTGTAAATGTTCTTTAAAAATTCGTAAAGGTATTTTTGCCCCGGTGGTGTAATGGTAGCCACGCTGGTCTTAGAAGCCAGTGGAGAGATCCGTGTCGGTTCGAGTCCGACCTGGGGCACCATATCAAAGTACATAAATGCGTAGGCCACGCAGATGTAGCGGATTACAGCTTTGCCCTGTGCAGAGTAGACAGGTTCAATTCCTGTGAATGTACTTTGATATGGTTTAAAAAATTAAAGGGTAGTTTATTATCCTGTAGTGTATGGTTCGCCCAGCATTACGAAGAATAAGTGAGGTGACTCACCCAAAGCTAGAATGCCTACATACTAGCGCCAGCAATGGTTCATGTAAACAAGCCTGCTCACTGTCGCGAGGCAGCGTTCACTGATAAGACCGGTGGATGTAACAGCAAAGCTGATGTATGGGGAAGAATGTGTATCGACTGGCCCGCAAGGGAACCAGGGTGCATGAAAAGTAACAGGTGGTGCTGACTTCCATACAAAACCAATCAGTCAGTTGGTATGAGAAAGGGTAGTGTATTGGTTCGAAGGGTCGCACCTAAGAGCTCGTATGCAATGTAAATGGTTAGTGGGTTGTAGCAATACAGCACATCGATCGTGAAACATCACTGAGTAGCTCGCGAGGCAAAAGGTATGTGGTGAGTTGTATTTCGTATTCCAAAAGATTATGAAGCAACTGAGGCAGCTCATCGCGGTAGGTTCAATGTAGATCAATGGTAGATCGTCTGTCTTTTAAACAGAATGCTGTGGGTTCAAATCCCATCATTAACAAAAATGCAAAGACTGCCTCGGTTATGTGTGAAAAGTATCTAATACTTGACACGCAAGTGAATCAAGTCTAATGAAGCTCGCAAGGTAACATTAGTTTATACTGGAAGTTTCGTAAGTGGTTAGCGCCGCTGAATAGCTCGCAAGGTTAACGGGATAGATGGTGTAGAATAGCACATAACGACAAGCCTACTGCCTGGCTTTAAAAACGGCGATGCTGTAAGCAGACTAGGATACCGCAAGGGTCTTAGTGGATGTCTAGAGAACGTATGCTCGCAAGGTGTACGGTAATGCTAGAGGTGCTTATGGCTTAAGGTGTAATCTCAACCTTAGGCACTATTATAAAACACATTGGGTTGTTGGTCTTACTTCGATAGTAAGGACAGCGGTGACTGAAGTACAAGGTCGATACGTTGCTACAGTGTGTTTCATAATAGTTTGTGCCTGGATAGCTCAGGGGGAGAGCGTCTGCTTTACACGCAGAGGGTCCGCGGTTCGAAACCGTGTCCAGGTACCAAATATTGGAGCATTGGCCGACCGGTTAAGGCAACAGATTGCTAATCTGTCATTCAGCAATGGGTGAGTAGGTTCGATTCCTACATGCTCCGCCAGATACAAAAAGGAAAACTAAAAATGATGAAACCAGGCAAAACATTTAAACTCAGCAAGCCTACTAAAACTATGCTTGCATTAGGCGGCTTCCGCAATCAGGAAGATCGTAATCGTTGGAAACGTGCAATGATTGATGCAGAACTTTGCAGTGCTGTACAGCCAAAGCGTGAAAAGCGTCCAAGCGGTCCACAAGGAAATACCCAGTAATGGTAGCCCGTAACGATATTACCGGCGATGTTATCCAAACAAAGGGTGCATCTTCTTCTTATCGTGATAACTACGATAACATTTTTAGGAAAGATAAAATGCAAGTTAGAGTACAAGAAAACGAGTCAGAAATTGGCAAGTGTGGTTGTGGTCGCAGTCCAACTGGAAAATGTATCGGGTGGCATGGTCTAACCGAAGCCGACTTTCAATCTAAGTTAGCCAACTTTATGGCTGAAGAACAATTGAAAGAAGATAAGTAAAACACTGGGGGTATAGCTCATCTGGTAGAGCAGGTGCTTTGCAAGCATCAGGTGGCAGGTTCGAGTCCTGTTGCCTCCACCAAGCACTCTCCATGACACACGGAGTATAATGTGATAAGTTGTGTGTTAACTTTGCCCTTATAGTTAAATGGTATAACGACGGTTTTGTAATCCGTAATTTGCAGTTCGATTCTGTGTAGGGGCACCAAAGAATTATTCCCTAGTAGCTCAGCGGTAGAAGCACCTGACTGTTAATCAGGGTGTCGGTGGTTCGATCCCACCCTGGGGAGCCAGTTTTGCTAGTTTCTTAAAACTAGCCAGTGAAGTGAAAGGTAGATGAGGATAGACAAAACCATTTGGCTTCATGCTAAATGAACAATACTCCAGACACCCTTGAAAAGTGTTCGTGTTGTTGTGCTCCGGCCCTAAAGATTTTGTTATTTGATTTCCGGAAATATAATGGCCTCTGTGGATTGCTTTTTGAACATTGTAATTTGCACATTGTCCGGTCTATTACTTGACCTTTCATGGATCTGTTGTTATAATAGTTTATACAAACACAAAGGACATAACGTGGCTAGATATACATCAGAAGCAGCAGTAGAAGCAATTGGAAACAGATTTAACCTAGTGCTAGCCGCTAGTCAACGAACCCGTGAACTTAAACGAGGTCATGCACAACTTGTAGACGGTAAAGACGCAAGTTTTAACGTTACAGCTTTGCGTGAAATCGAAGCAGGCAAATATACAATGAAAGACTACTTGGATTCGATTCCAAGAAAACAAAAAGGACGTAGAAATGAATTTGACATTACGTAAGGCAAACGCTATCCAGAATAGCATCAACGAGGCAATCAAAGGCATCGAGATTAAGACAACTGTAGAACTAAACGAGTTCCAAGCAGTTGAGGCAGAGTTGCAAAAAGCAAACACAACATTGTTTGCAAATGACGCTCGCCGTCAAAAGCTGTTGTTGGCTTTGTATAACATTCGCGGGCTAGTTGGCACTGCGAACGCTAGTGCAGGTATTGACCTGAGCCTAGCAAAGGCAGCGTTTATTGATAAACGCATTGCACAGCTCGACGAGCTAGCAAAGGCAGAAGTTATCACTGATCTTGCAGTGATTACGGGTAAGCTAGACAAGATTAAAAATGACAAGAGTGAAACTGCTCGTAGTCGTATCTACGGATACAATGACACAGTTTCAACTAGTGTTGTAAGTGCTGAGCAATCAGCATCGATTAAGAATGAGATTAAAAATCTCAAGAAGCAAAAACAAAAACTCAATGACGAAGTTCTTGAGTTAAACATCAAGACAGAGATTCCTTTGTCAGATGATGTAGTGGCAACACTAACAGCTGAAGGCTTAATCTAACAGACCCCGGGTTCCGAGCAACCGTTATTGCTCGGGGTTATTGAATAGACCAAACTATTCACTGTGCGTAGGATCTACAGCAAGGCCTGTTCGGCGACTTGAGAATATCCTAGGTAGACGAATAGTCCAACCAAAAGGGACAACGTGGACGGAGTAAACGCCCAGTTTAGGGCTCCTGTGGTGGGAGTGGCTAAACACTTTATTAGAATACATTAGGAGTTTGTCTGGAATCCAGTATCAAGCAATTGATATCCAGAACGGAGTAACGTGGGCAAGATGGATTTTGCTACGCCGACAGTGTATTCTAATAAAGTTAAATAGTTGTATGTCGACAGATAGATTTTACAAACAAACTACAATTCCTGCTCCTAGTGTAGATTACAAAACAATATGGAATGTAGATCCTAAAGATCCTGCTGACACAAATCCAAGATGGTTAACTTATCCTAAGGATAGTAAAATCTGGAATGACGACATATTAAATAGATTAAAAACTGTTGGACTAAAACCGAGACTTATAAGAGTCTTTAGATGGAAACCCAACAGTGTGTTTCCTTGGCATATCGACGGTTCAGTAAATGAAATTACTGAATTTGCAATTAATTGGGTATATGAAGGCAGTGGAATTATTCAGTGGAATTCAAGTTTAGAATTACCTAAACCTGCTGAAAAAAATTACCATCTTGCTTACGGGTCTTTTAATGGTAAAGCCGAAGATAAATTTGAAGCAGAAGCATTAGGACATGGATGTGTAGTTAACACTACTATTCCACACAGAGTTTTGAATTTAAGTGACGTTCATAGAATTACTGTTTCAATACAGTTTGGAAATGAATTCACTTATAGTGAAACTGTAGAGAAATTAAAATCCTGCGGTTTCATAGAATAAGTTATAGCGGGTAGGGCGGCCACCACTCCAGTCTCATAAGCTCGGAGCATCCCAGGTTCAAATCCTGGACCCGCATCCATATATCGGAGTGTAGCGCAGCCCGGTAGCGCATCTGGTTTGGGACCAGAGGGTCCAAGGTTCGAATCCTTGTACTCCGACCATCAACATAAAGGCAATATGACTAAAGAAGAAGAAAAAGCAGCAACAGATTTAGCACTTGAAGAATTCTTTGCAAAAGGCGGCGTGGTTCAAAAATTAAAACCTAATCAAAGTGGAAGAGTAGAAGGTGCAGGTTATTCACCTTGGTCTAAGAAACCCTCTACTAGTCCGTTAGCAAATCCTCCTGAAGACGAAGAATAACTTGCTGTAGTTCAATGGATAGAACGGCTCTCTCCTAAAGAGTAGATCCAGGTTCGATTCCTGGTGGCAGGACCAGCTATAAATATGTTATGGAATTTTCTTCTCTAGCATACGCAAAAATAAATCTTGAATTTGATCGAGAAATATTCATTCAAGAATATGATGCACATATCCTTCCGCACACTCGTCAACTGATGAACGGCGAAGGCGGTATGTTAGCAACTAAAGAATTAAATAAAATTTGGAACATGGTTCCTGAAGAAGAATACAGCACTGCTGATTCTTGGGAACAGCCAGGAGATGTTACAACATTCAAAGCTATCATTAAAGGTCGTCAAATGTGGGATTTTGTACAAATCCTAACACTAAAAACTACCGATGGTGATCATCCTTTAATTAAACGTATGGCTGAAAAGGGTAGCGTAGGTTTACGCAATGAAACACTTGGCCGTGAATACTTTATTAAAGAACAATTTAAAGATTTAAAAATAGTTAAATGGATTTACGATAGTTTACCATTAACTATGATTAACAGTATACAATGTGTATCTTTGCCACCGAACTCTTTCTCTACAATTCATAGAGATGGCAAAGGATTGATATCTGAAAATTTCAGTGGCGGAGTAAACAAAGTTTACAAGTCTGGTTTTGTTGTTATTAACATAAACATAACAGACGGTGGTGTTCCGTTATATTGGGCACCGGATCATGCTCCTAGAGCTTGCGAAAAAGCAAACGATCCTGTATACTTAACTAACGATTATTTGTTACATGGTGTTCCAATTTGTACATCAAGACGTAGACAAATAAGAGTTACTGGAATTCCAACACAGGAATTAGAGAGTTTGATAGATAAAGATACAATTTTTGATCTAGGCGAAAATTATAAATTTGCCGAGTTAAAGGATCATTATAAATATTAACATGCGGGGTTCGTATAGTGGTAATACCTTAGCCTTCCAAGCTAATGCTGAGAGTTCGATTCTCTTACCCCGCTCCATTTTATGCACACAGTAATAGACCAAAACGATATTTTTCGAAAGTTTAATTTTAGTTCCGTGATTACACCGGAAGATAATCAAGAAGCCATAGGCATTATAAAAAGTATTATTGCCGACGGAAACTATTTTACTAATTCTCCAAAATATCAAACAAAAGAAAATATTTTTGCTAGACAGGAATCTGTATGGTTAAAGTATAGAATGAGTTTTTTGTTTAGTGTGTTTATGTACTTGGGTCGTGAAGTTAAGGTATCAAATATGATGGCCTGGAGTTTCATGACAAATCTCGAAGGTGCAGAAGATAGAGAAAAATTGTGGCATAATCATTGGCATCCACAAAATCCAAATAACAAAATGTTAAGCGGAATCTTTTATCTTCACATTCCAGAGAATGTACAAGACAGAGATTATTGCGGAACAGAAATGGCTCCCAATGGTCCTACCGGTGACGGTAAATACTTCGTTAAACCAACTGATGGAAATTGGTTAGTTTATCCAAGTAATCAATGGCATAGACCCGGCATTGTGCAAAGCAATGATTATAGGTTTATTTTAGCTGTTGATGTAGAATATCAATAATGCGGGCGTAGCTCAGTTGGTAGAGCATTACCTTGCCAAGGTAAATGTCGAGAGTTCGAACCTCTTCGCCCGCTCCAATAAATACCTTTATGAATTTTTCAACACTTGCTCATGCAAAACTAAATCTAAGTTTTGATCAAGAGCTTTTCATAAAGGAATATGACAAGCGCATATATCCTAAATCATTCCCCATTTCTGCGGGAGTTGAATCTATCAATCGTACCATCAAATTGAATCAAACATGGAACATGGTTGATCCTAATATCTACGAACAAATCAATACAAACAGAGTTGACGAAAAGGGTGTGTATACTCCTATCGATAGAGGTCGCAAATCTTGGGTCATGCGACAACTGCTAGAACTAGATACTACAGAGATAACAAATCCTGTACTATTAAAATTTGCATCTATCGGAGGTGTTGGGTTGCGCAATGCTGCATACCAACATAATTTTAAAGTTAAAGAAGATTGTAAAGATTTACAGATTGTTGATTGGATTTATAAAAATTTACCTTTTGAAAAAATAGTAAGTATACATTGTGTTGCTATTGACCCAGATGGGTTTGCTCCGATACATAGAGATGACAAGAGTTTATTTGACAATAAGTCTAGTGTAGGCACTAATTTGTTCTACAAAAATAACTTTGTAATCATTAACATAAACGTCAGCAGTGGCGGTGTTCCTTTGTGTTGGGGACTTGACATGCCTAATGCAGATAACTGCCATAAAGCTGACGATGCTGTTTATCTAACTAATGATTATTTCTTACACGGTGTTCCGCAGGTTACATCTCGAAGAAGACAAATACGTGTATCCGGAATTCCAAAACCAGAAATGTACGAACTATTTGATAAACAATCTATAGTTGACGTAGGCAACGATTATATTTTTAATCCTTTGTATCCAGGTTAAATAGTAGCACTTAAAGGAAACATATTAAATGGATGTTGTATTATGGAATGCGGGACCGGATTATACCCCCTATACAATTTTTAGAACATTAGGCCCATATAAAATTTCTCATGCAACAAGAAATGCAGGTTACACTTCGCAGGTTATCGATCATGTTAATTGGATGACTGAAGAGGAGTTGTATAACTGTACAATTAAGTTTGTTGACAACGAAACAACGCTTCTTGGTATTTCCACAACATTCTTAATGGCTGGTACTCATGAACTGCCTGCACACGCATTAAATGTCTTACATCGAATCACAGAAGAGTTTCCTAAAATACATGTTGTGTTTGGCGGCTATCAGGCAAGAGATCCGACCTTAAGAAACATCATTAGGGCCAAGTACTCTGTTATATTAGAGTACGGTGAAGATACCTTTGTTGAGTTATTAGAATATCACAAAGGTAAAGGCAAGTTGCCTCCTTTCACATTGATTACAAGACCCTGGGGCAACGTAAAAGTTTTCAAAACTCCCAAGGTACAAAAATTCGATATCGAAAAAGACAATCATTTGTTCACTGATCAAGATTGTATTCTTCCCAACGAAACACTGCCTATTGAAATCAGTAGAGGCTGTATTTTCAAATGTAAGTTTTGTAATCACTTAATGCTAGGGCGAGGTAAATTAGATTACCTTCGAAGCATGGAATGTGTAAAACAAGAGTTGATTCACAATTACGAGAAGTGGAACATTACAAACTATTACATCATTTGTGATACGTTTAATGACACTGAGTATAAGATGCAAGAGTGGCATAAGATGGTAACGTCATTGCCTTTCAAGATACAATATACTGCATACCTAAGAGCAGACTTATTAGACAGATATCCAGATGTTCCTTATCTTTTAAAAGAGTCAGGACTGATATCTGGATTCCACGGAATTGAAACTCTAAGTCAACACGGATCAACAGTCATCGGAAAAGGATGGAGTGGCAAGAAAGCCAAGGACTATATTCCTAAACTCTATCACGATATCTGGGGTGGTGAAGTTTTTCAAACCTTGAGTTTTATTGTTGGCTTGCCCGGGGATACTAGAGAAACATTTGTTGATACATTAGATTGGTTTGAGCAGAATGATTTACATCACATGGCTATTCACAATCTAGGAATCAACAACAATAAGTTTAACAAGCATCTAAGTGAGTTTGACTTAAATGCTGAAAGCTATGGTTATACGTTTCCTTGGCCCGAGCGTCCGTGGGCATGGAAAAATGATCAATGGGATCATGATCAAGTAGAAGCGTTTGTTAAAGAACAACAACCTAGAATCGGAAAAATATCTGCATGGTATGGTTCGTGGGTTACACTAATGTTGATGCAATACGGGTTTGATAAGAGCTTGTTTAAAAAGGAAGCATCTAGAACAGCATTTACAGTACCTCAGTTAAATAGTTTAGCGAAAGAACAAATTCAGCGTTATATTAAAAAAATATTAGAACTATGATACCCGAGATAAGTTACCCAAATGTGTTAGTACCCGTTGCGTTTCCAGAGGATCCTCTGTTAGACAAGGCATCGGTATTGTCTCAATTTGACAATAACACAGGGTTACAGGTATTGCATCTTAAAGAAGATATCCTTAAACCAGATGTAGTAAAGATGCTTGCTGACAGAAATCTGTCAATAGATAAGATAGATGTTTGGCGCTGGAACCTATCAATGACTAGAGGACAACCACCGCACACTGATGGCGGCTACGGAGATACAAAAGGTAGAAAGGTTGGACTGAATTGGTCATTGGCTCCTGATAATAGCAGTATCGACTTTTACGATACTGCGTATGGTACTCCACAATTCGAAGCCATTGAAGATAGAAGCCATACTTTTTGGAAGATGGCTGAAGGCACTAAGCCGTTAGTTTCGTGGCGCAATAGATATCCCTCAGTTATTAATACTCAAACACCACATGCTATCACTGGACCCGAGGGTGAGTTTCGTTATAGCATGACAATAAAGTTCGTAGGAAATCCTAGCTTCGACGAAGTAATTTCTAATTTGTGGGATTTACGATTAGATACTGATTGCTGGCCATTAAAAATGTCAGATGAAGAAGTTGAGATTGTTAAACAAGAAGTAATCAAATTAGAAAAACTTCCAAACGTTGTTCAGAATGTAGGAGAGAAAATTGCTTCTTATAAGCTGCCTATTGTTCCTGATAGTTTGCTGGTAAAAACAATAGAAAAATACTGTAAGAGAAAATTTAAATCTTTTCGAATTTTTCATATGCAACCAGGTGTAAGAGCCGAGATGCATGTTGACTATGATCAATGGCTTAAAGTTATTCCTGGATATGCTTTAAACTTTCCATTGTTTGGCTGCGAAGATAGCAGCGTAGAATTTTTTAGAAATCTTGGTGATCAAGAAGCTAGATCGCACGAAAAGTCCGGAGTGGGCGGATATCTATATCCCACAGATCCTAATAAGGTGTTTTTAAATCATACATTGTATATGTTAGAGCCACATCTTATTAGAGTTAACGTTCCACACTTAGTTGATAATTTTTCTAATCATGAAAGAAAGATTTTAAGTGTGCGATTCTTTGAAGAAGAAAACGACCTCCCTTCAAACATAATTTAGCTGGCCATCGTATAATGGATAATACAACTCTCTTCTAAAGAGTGAATGTGGGTTCAATTCCTGCTGGCCGGACCAGACATGCTCTCATAGTTAAATGGTAGAACGCCTCTTTGGTATGGAGGTGATGAAAGTTCGATTCTTTCTGAGAGCACCATTGACAAAGTAAATAAGAGAAAGTATAATAACAGAATGTATAAAGTAAACGGAAAAAACGTAATGTATGAAGTGCATACATTAGATGAAGCAATGAAGTGGGCAAAGCAAATGAATGAGTTTGTTACTATTGTAGGTGACGACTTTGAAGTATGTGGAATGTTCGGAGTAGACAGCATCAAGGACGGAAAGTGTCCAGACGGTGTTGCATACGATTGGAACAAGGCATCACGTATCGGAAGAGTAAAGAAAGAACGAGTAGTATAATGGAACACAAGCAAGTCATTGTAATGCGTAAGGATTTAAACATGCGAAAGGGCAAGTTAGTTGCTCAAGGAGCTCATGCTTCTCTTGGCGCAATTTTAAGTCTTTGTAAGCAGGACGGAGACAAGCTAATTCTTGAAATGGACGAACGTACTAGGCCTTGGCTTACAGGACGTTTCAAGAAAATTTGTGTTTATGTAAACACTGAGCAAGAGTTATTAGATATTCATCAGGAAGCAAAACTGCATGGACTAGTAACCAGCCTTATACAAGATGCAGGACTAACAGAATTTGGTGGTGTTAAAACATATACCGCTGTTGCAGTAGGTCCGGATCGAGAAGATAGAATCGATGCAGTTTGTAAACATTTACCGTTATATTAAGGAGAACCATATGAAACGTGTAATCGAAATTCGTGCCGCAGAAGGTGGCGAAGATAGTAAGTTATTTGTAAGTGATCTCGCGACTGCTTACAGCAAATTAGGAATGAAGCTGGGCTGAACTACCCGCCTGATAGATGTGCGTCAAGGTGAATGTAGTTTAGAAGTTCAGGGCGCAGATTTATCCGGCTTAGATAACGAGCCAGGTGGACATAGGATACAGCGAGTTCCACCAACCGAAAGGAAGGGGCGTGTCCATACAAGCACAGTAACGGTTGCAGTCATAGACTCCGACACAGAAATTGGATCTGTTTCTATACTAGAAAAAGATTTAAAAATCGAATGGTATAGCGGTACTGGTGCTGGAGGTCAATACAGGAACAAACATCAAAACTCATGCCGGATAACTCACATACCTACAGGTACTGTAGCTAAAGCAGAGTGCAGAAGTAGGACAAATAGTCTTGAAGAAGCTATGGCTGCTATACAACAACGAGTTGACACAGCAGCTAATAGGCAGTACACTAATAGTATCGCTAGCAATAGAAAGCAACAAGTTGGCTCCGGAATGCGAGGAGACAAAATTCGCACTTATCGCTTTCAAGACGATACTGTGCAGGATCACGTAACCGGTAAAAAAGCAAACGCTAAAAAAGTGTTATCTGGTAACTTTGACTTACTTTGGAACTAAATGGCAAAAGACGATATCATTGAATTGACAGGCACAGTTGAAGAAGTATTGCCGGGCAATATGTTTAAAGTGAAGGTAGACAACCTTCCTAATCTATTGCTCTGCTATACTAGCGGAAAACTTAAACAACACAAGATTAGAATTATTCTCGGTGACAAAATTAAGTTAGAAGTTAGTCCATACGACCTCACTAAAGGTCGTGTAACATACAGATTATAATATGACAAAAGAAATTCCAGTTCACAGAGATCAATTAGGTCGAGTACTTAATATGGGAGACTGTGTTGCTTATCCTCAGAGCAACAGTCTTGTGATTGGTGTTGTTCGTAAGATTAATCCTAAGATGATTGGTGTTCGAAGAATCGGTAAAAATGGTTGGGGTTCAGAGAAAAACAAATATCCTGTAGATTGTGTTAAACTCGACGGCCCTGAAGTTACAATGTTTATTATCAAGAACGCAGGTACAGAATGATTTACATTTTAATGATTTGGACAGTAGTAGGTGTAGGTGCTGCTGATAGGACTCCTAACATTATCAAAATGGATTGGCGTCCACTCGGCGAGTTTTATTCGGGTATAGATAACGGTAAAGAAATGTGTGAAAAAGCTGCTCGTGAGCTTGGTTTGAAAACTGAAAACTATCGTTGCATTAGGAGCAAGTAATGAAATTCATCCGTCAAGTAATCAGAGGTGCAGGATATCTTGAAGGCTACGGTGATCACCCGGGCAAAGACGCAGTAGTGATAACGCTTCTTGTTTGCGGTCTTGCAGGAATTGAGAAGGGCGGACTTACTGGATTCCTGGGAGGCATGGCCATTGGAGCAATCTTTGTTCTTCCGTTATTTGTCGTCGGTTGTATTGATCGTGCAAATGCCTGTGATAAACAACAGGCTCTGTTATTAGAGAAGATTAAGAATAGTTAACCGTGAGGAGTTATCATGAGTATGTATAATATGATTTTTGGAATGAACCCAGACACTGATAAGATCCTATCATTGTTGGGTAAGACACAGGGCGATTTCGGTCGCTTCCGCAGTGTATTTCTCGAGGACGGTTATATTGTTGTTCACACACGCAACGGTGGTGGCAATCGTGAAGACTATGAAGATGTCTTTGAAGAAATGTCTGATCATCCTTGGTACAGTCACGACGAAGATGACAGCTTCGACTGCACTTATGCAAACATCTACTTCAAGGTGCCTGAAGGTAAAGAAGAAACATTAGTAGCATTGCACAACTTTGATAAAGGTGCTAATCCTGCTAATCAGTGGGCAGAACTCTTTGCCATGATGGAAGCATTGAAGAAGTAAATGACTGTATACGCAGACGGAATAAAGTATCAAACAATGTATCTTCCTTGTGGAGGTGTTGCAGATTTTGACGAGTCAAGCGGTATTAGCTATCGCTGTGAGTGCGGCGCAGTTGTGGGTAGTATTGGTCAACCACGTGAGTGTGTTGAAGAAGCAAAGAAATATGATGTCCTTAAAGCCTTAGGCGGCAAAGGTTGGGATTATAATAAAGGAGAACCTTATGCCTTGGATTGAAAATGTATCACTAGGAGATATTCCTAAAGGTCGGCACCACAATGCTGGCGAGAATTCCATGCTGATACAGATTGTAGATCCGGACATGGAGTTTCCTGTGCCTATGCACACATTCAAAGAGACACATCAGTTTAAGTTTCTCGACTTAGAGAAAGACGACGATGCAGACGAAGCACTAAAGATCACAGATACGCAAGCAGAACAACTTGTAGCACTTCTACAACACGCATTAGACAAGCGTATGAATGTTGTGGTACATTGTGTAGCAGGTGTATGTCGTAGCGGTGCTGTATGTGAAGTAGGCACTATCTTAGGTTTCAACGATACTGAAGCATTCCGTAGTCCTAATCTTCTTGTCAAACACAAGATGATGAAAGTTTTAGGCATGACTTACAATGAAAACGAGCCGCATACTATCAACGGAGTGACTACTGATTGGGGATTTGTAATACCCAAGCAGCGTGAAGGGGATATCTGATTGACGCTCTCCTAGAATGGTGCTATAATGTTTATACACAGACACATTTTTAGGAGTAGATTATGGCACAGATCAAGAAGCCTAATGTTACAGCGTTCAAAGTTGAACTAACAGAGTACGAACGCGGTTGGGGACAAAAGCCCTGGGATACTATCTACTTTGACAACGAAGCCGAAGCTCGTCAATACGCTATTGACTACAATACTAAACACAATAATCTAGACTCTGCACCTGACTGGTATGTTCGTGCAGACTATGCAGGAAAGGTTGCATAATGAATTATCAAGCAATGGACGAAGTTGTCTTTGACGGCATTCGTTTTCTTGAAAGCCTTACTCGATGCTACGGTCCTGAAAAGGGCATGGAAGTGTGGGAAGCAATGGGTCATGCAGTAGGCGACGATATTAAAGGCAAAGTGTTCTTTAGTATGCTTACTGGTGAGTCTAGCAATCGAGTCCGTGTGCAAAAAGGTACCTGTAATCAAGCAGTTGCCGCTATCAAAGCTATACGTATAGGTACTGGACTCGGTCTTAAAGACGCTAAAGATGCTTGGGACTTGAGTGCTATAAAAGTAGTAACTCTAGATGTAGCACACGAAGAAAAGCGTGAAATGGTTAACACATTGAGAAGCCTGGGGATGATTATATCATGAGCGTTGAATACACATTCATTGGTTGGTGTCGTGACGAAGAAGCCAACGCTGACAAAGTCTGGGGCATTATGAAACTTAATGGCGACAACTGGAACGGTAGCTATGTTAGCTTCTGGGGACGTCGTGGTAAGAAGTTACAGACTAAGTTGCACAAGGACGAAGTCTTGTGGGGCATGGAACGTATGGCAGATAAGAAGATGGACAAGGGTTACAAAAAGATCGACAAAGACAAGCTCGATACTGTGTATCCCGAGTTTCAATCAGACTTAGAAAAGACTGCATTCTGGAATATGTTTAAGGTATAATATGAGTTACTATAACGACATTCCAGAACACACAAAAGAAGCATTGATGAACTATTTCAATCACTGCTGGGAACCTGGCAGCTTTTTGATGTCGGTATTAACTAACGATCTATATGGTGCTGCTAGTAGAGCAGATCATATTAATCGTCAAGAGCTTGCTAAAATTGCTATGTGGGTGATTAATGAAGCACCCTACGGTAGTTATGGTGATCACGAAACAGTTAAGGATTGGCTTAACAAAGGTTACTTTCAACAATTGTATGAAAAGAAACTTGTAATGAAAATTCTTAGCACAGAATAACAGGGAGTTATTATGGGCGAAACAGATGAGTACAGTGATATGAAACGATATGTAACATTCGACATAGAATCCTGCGATATAAAAGAAATAGACATGACTGCGTGGGAAGAGGATACATCGTACAGTAAAAAAGAAAAACCTTTTTCATACGAATCTATGCTTACCGGGGTAATGGATCATCTGGAAGCTACAGGTGGAGTAGAATTTGCAATACTAAAAGATCCTGAACTGGGTCGGTGGTGGAGCAAGAAAGTAAAAAAGCGTGAAGAAAATCGCAAGCTAAAAGAAGCTAAAGAGAAACTTTATGCTACAATGACAGCTGAAGAATTAAAAATTCTCGGAATTAGAAAACAATGACAACACCAAAATTGTATATGTTGATAGGCGTACCAGGTAGCGGTAAAAGCACATGGATCGCCGATCAAGAATGGGCTACTGATATTCCTGTTGTTAGTAGCGATAAGTTCATCGACGAATATGCTGCCAAAGAAGGTAAGACTTATAACGAAGTCTTTGAGGAATATGCACCTATTGCAGTACGTCTGATGGAAAATCAGGTATTGATTTGTAAGGCAAATAATTCAGATATTATTTGGGATCAAACTAACACTAGTGTAAAGACTCGAAAGAAGAAATTAGCTATGTTAGAAGGCTATGAAAAAATTGCTGTTGTGTTCCGCACTCCTAACAAGGTAGAACACGATCGCAGGCTAGCTAATCGCCCAGGTAAGGCTATACCTGCAAATGTTATGACAGTAATGATTAACAGCCTTGCAGAGCCAACTGAAGAAGAAGGCTTTAAAGAAATCTGGTACGCATCTTGACATAGATACAATTTGGTGTTATACTAGGAATTAACATGAAAACATATATAACATCAGATTTACACTTTGGGCATAAGAACATTATGAAGTTCTGCCCAGTTACACGAGCACGGTTTCGTGATGACGTTGCCTACATGAACAGTATGATGATTAAGGAATGGAACGATTTAATCGAACCAGACGACTTAGTCTATATCTTAGGTGACGTTGCGTTTATGTCAGGCAGTGATGCCGGACGTATTATGCACGGATTGAACGGTACAAAGATCTTAATCGAGGGTAACCACGATCGTAAGACTTTAATGGATGCTACCTTCCGTAGTGCGTTTAAGGAAGTTCACTCTTACTTAAACATTACCTACGACGGACACAAGATTGCTATGTTCCACTATCCTATTGCAGAATGGGATCAGATGCACAGAGGTGCTTTACACTTCTACGGTCACTTACACGGTGGCGACAGTGGATTAGAAAAGTATCGATGCCGAGACGTAGGCATGGATGCTACAGGAATGATTGCTGTTACATTAGACTGGGCAATCGCTAACGTTAAGAACAATGAAATTAAAGGACATCACTAATGGATATCGTTGAAAAAGCTCGTATCTTTGCAACTGCCGCTCATGCTGCAATTGATCATCGTCGTAAGTATACCAATGAACCCTACATTGTTCATCCTCGACAAGTTGCACAATTTGTAGAGACTGCTGGTGGTACACCTGAGATGATTGCTGCTGCCTGGATGCACGATGTATTGGAAGATACGGCTGTGACTCCAGAAGCCATGAGAGAAGAGTTTGGCGATTCTGTTACAGATTTAGTCTTATGGGTTACAGATGTAAGCAAGAAGGAAGATGGCAATCGTGCTACACGAAAAGCCATCGACCGTCAACACATTGCATCTGCTCCTGGAGAAGCTCATACTATTAAGTTGGCTGATATTATCAGTAACTGTTCTAGCATTATGATGCACGATGAAGACTTTGCTAAGGTTTACTTTGAAGAAAAGCGTTTGCTTCTAGAAGTATTAATAAAAGGCAATGAAGGATTGTACAACTACGCCACAAGGTTGGTGCTAAATGAAGACTGATCCTTGCTTCAAAGGATGGAACGACCCGGAGTTAAACACTGCGGGTCGTTGCTGTTGTAACTGTAGATATCAAAAACCTATAGTTGGACATCCTTGGAATACTCACGAGTTGACAAAAGGCAGTATTACTCGTACAATAGGTTACGGTTGTAATGCGCCGGAACTAGGATCAATTGTATTTTTTGAATTTGAGCATAGCATGTGCGAAATGCACGAATTTAAAAACAATGTCTATCAACTAGAAAGCGTCAAGTAATGTTTAGTTTCTTTAAATGCAATCACCCTGCTGACTATCTTGTAGTCGAAAAGGATCAAACTGTTGTCAATCATGACGAAGACTTTGATTATATTGACTATCATTTTATTTGTATGAAGTGCGATAAGCCTGTTACAATAGGCTATGCTAAAATGGTTGGCGGAGTAGAAGCATATATTGAAAGAGGCCGAAAGAAATATGTTTAAAGACAAGTTAAAAGAGTATGTAGAAACCAGTAACTTAGTTAACATGAAAGAGTGTGGCGATGGTATCTACGTGCTAAAGTACAAGAAAAAAGTCTTCTACGATAATCTGTGGAATGAGTATATTGCTGAATGTCGTGGAAGCATTGTGGACAAGGATTTCAATTTAGTTGCTTATCCATTTACAAAGATCTACAACTATGGTATTGAAAAAGAAGCACCAGTACTTGCTCTAGATACCAAGGTAACTGCCCACCGCAAAGTAAACGGCTTTATGGTTGCTATGACTTGGTATAACCACGACATCCTTGTATCTACTACAGGATCTACAGATAGTCCATATGTTGATATGGCCAAGGAAATGATGTTGACTCACAGTTCTTTAGCTGATTGGCATATAGCATTTTGTGACGATGAACTAGAAGGCATGACTGTGATGTTCGAGTGTGTTCATCCAGATGATCCACACATCGTTCCAGAGAAGCCTGGGTTGTATGTACTAGGTTATCGTGAAAATGAATTTGGTAGCAAGGTAGGTCACGACCCATTTGTGTTGCAAGATCTTGGACGTATGTTCAACTGCTTTGTGCCAGAAAGCATAACTACTAACATGGCTCAATTGCAGGTGTTGGCAAAGGAATGCAAGCACGAAGGTTATGTATTCTACACAGACGATGGCGTAAGTGCTAAGATCAAGTCACCATACTACTTGACATCGAAGTGGGTTGCTCGCAATCCACGTACAGACAAGTTAGTAGACTTGAATAAAGACATCAAGCAGAATCTAGATGAGGAATATTATCCTCTCGTAGACGCTATCCGTGCTAACATTGTTGAGTATACTGCCATGGACGAGCAAGCTCGACTAGAATGGGTCCGCAACTATCTGGAGGTTGCCTAAGGATGAAATGTTTGACTATCCAACAGCATACGAAACCGTTGCTAGAAAAATAGAAAAAGGTCCTTGGGAACCTTGGTTCGCTTGGTATCCGATTAAGATCCGTGGCGGCAAAGTTTGGTTGCGTAAAGTTTACCGACGTTGTATCAATACCTATGTTGATCACGACGACTGGAAGCATTACGAATACGGTACAATATTTGATATTATTAAGGACGACGAATGAATTGGACCGCTGGTATATTAGCAATAATCTTGCTTTGGATTCCTTGTATCGCTATACTATTATGGATGCATCGATCAAATAAAAAGATCGATCAAGAATACAAAGAGAAATTAGCAGACATTGAAAAGAGATTCGGAGTTAAGCTGTGAGTTATATTTCAAACAAAGCTGGAACAATTCAGTTTCCCTACGAACCTGGACTGTTAGAATGGTTGGTTGAACATTATCCGTTTAGTAAGTATTACCTAGTAGAGGCGGAATAAAATATGAAAGACATGAAAGGCTATGCTTTTAATGTAGGATGTACCGTTGCTCGAGCAGTTATGTACGGAAAGAGTCCTATGATCGACCTATGTACAGTGACTAGAATCGAAAATGGAAAACTATATCTTGACGAAAGTAAGCAGGCCATGCGATTTCCTGAGAGATTACTAATTGTCGAACAAGACAAATTATATCGAATGTTAAAAAATCACGAAGAATTAACCGATGACTAGAATACAAGAACTATTAGATAAAGAAGCCGAGCTATCTAATCGAGGACAGAATAACGACTTTCGTTGGATTATTCATGCTGAGATTAAACAGCTTCGTGGAACAGATGCTCCTGTATGTTGGGGTGAAGATGATTGCTCAACAAATATATTGATGAGATGTCCTTGGAGGATTGATTGTGGTAATTAATGAACAAGATATCATTTATCGTTTAAGAAAACGTGCTGAGATTCGCAGACAGATTCCCGGACGTAAGTCTGTAGTAGAGGGAACTCCAGATCGTATTGCTGACTTGTTAGAAGAAGCAGCAGACGAAATGGAACGATTGCGACAAATTATCGAGGATCACGATATTAGACTCGATTGTTAAAATAGGACCTTCGGGTCCTATTTTTTTGACTATACTAATTCCCAAGGATCTCTGACAAATCTAAGACTAACGGATATCCGCATTTCATTAGTTGGATTCCATACTTGATGAAGTTGTTTAGTATTAATTAGTGTAGCTGTAGTTAGATGAAACTTATCAACTTCGTCGATAATAGCATCTTCCGAAAATGTTGTGTATGTTAATCCGTTTGGAAGAACCTGTTCTTGCTTAGTTCCTCTTGACAGTTTATAGAACGAAGTCCAGCAATCAGTGCAATTTCTCATAGGAAAATTCAAAGCAAGGTCATTACGTTGTGTATCAGTGTGCGGATCTACTTTTTTATTCTGGGGCGGTGTTCTGATTAATGCACATACTCGAAGATCCAGATTACTGTTAGCTAACCATGCTTTCAATTGAGGACTATTTGCTAACAATCCGTCTTTGTTAATGTGACTAAATTGCGAACCGTCGTTGGGCATATTGTGTAAACAATAAGATTGAAGTTCTGCGAGTATGGAATCGTATTCGGGAACCTCGATTGTTTTAAAAAAGAAATTATTTTTATCCATTAAATTTGCTATAAATATCGAAGTACACGTATTTATTGCGTCATTATAACCTGGTATTGAAAATGAATGTTATTGGATTAGGAAGCAACAAGAAACCTTTTGTCTATTTAGACGAACATATGCCTAAGCAGATAGATTGGGCAGGATTACATAATGAAGCAGCCTATGGCATTGCTAAATCAGAGTGGAGTAAAAGATACGTTTCTAGCGGAGTTCATCCTGATTGGGCTCATTTAGAAATTACTCCTGCTATGAGAAGCGCAGAACAAACATTGACATTAGAACAAAAGTTAATACTTCGAGATTTACAGACTACTGACGAAAAGCTAAAGTTCATGGCAGCATTAAAATACATTGCTCATCCATTTTGGTTACTGTATCTAAGAAATAATAGACGTGTAGAATATTCCGGCATTGCAAATAAGGCAGTAGGAAGAGATTGTGCTTGGACAGAGAATGCCAAATACTTTCCTAAGCTAGTTAAGTTTATAGAATCAATGCCCTTTACAGAAATAGGTCGTGTTGTATTCTTTATGACAGAACCAAATAATCAATTAGTTCCACATTATGATGCAGCAGACGAAAATCAAAGAATGAATAAACCACCAGATGATTTTATTTGGTTCACTACAAAGCCGGGAACTAAGAAAATGTTTGTAATGGACGGCGAGACTCACGAAAAAGCCTACGCCGAAGATGCCAAGAAGTTTGTATGGTGGAATGAAATGGACTTTCACGGAACTGAGCCCATTGACCATTTTGCTTTTTCTATCAGAGTAGACGGCAAATTTAAGCCAGAAGTCTACGAAGCAGTTTTAAAATAAAGCGTAACTAGAATCAGTTGAGTCAATATCAACAATCAAGTGTATTCTTTCTACATTTGAATTGTTTTCGGCAGCATGTAAATCTCTATTAGCAAGCTGGCACAGCATGCCTTCCGGCATGTGGGTAGGGTTAGATAGTCCAGGACCGAAAAACACCATGTCTTGATGTGTTATAAACGGTACATGAAACCTATAATGAGCTTGGAAGTACGGACCTGGATCAATATGTTCTCCAATTTTACCCCCTGGTAATAATTTTACAAGCATAATTCGTCCTAGTCTAGATCCATTTACTCTATCGTAGATCCAATCGATTAGATCACCAACAGCAGGATACATTGCTCTAGCCCTTGTGTCCATGCAATCAACATAAACAGATAACGCTTCGACAGTATGCGGAGTACCCCAAGGAGCTTTATGCACTCTTAAGTGATTAGTAATGCTGGTTGCAAAGACAGCAGCTTCGCCGCGTCTATCTGGAATCGGTAAATCATTCCAATCAATATTTAGAACTTCGTTTTTAGCGTTAATAAATAGTTGAGCAGGAACTGTATCTATAATTTTTACATGAGGTTTCATGCAAATATTTATTAGGATGTAGTGAGGTTGAAAAATAATGTTAGGCAAAACTGAGTATTACAGAAGTGTACCAATGTCTTCCTTTGAAGAAGGACACAAGTTAGTCTACGAAGCAAACAAACATCGTTTCGATGTAACAAAGCTAGGAGCTACCGGCATTATTCCTTGGACAAAAGAAAACTTTCCAGGAATATTTGATGAAGTAAATGCAATAGGTTCTGCCAGAGGTCAACGTGTCGCACGTTGTAGGTTCTTTGTAACTCCTAAAAACTTTAAATTGAATGTTCATACCGATGGACATTTGATGGATATTGATGCCTATGCCTTAAACATTCCGATTGTGTTTGCAGAAGACAATCACTTTATGAATTGGTTTACATATGACGGTGAACTAAAAACAGAAACCTCCGATACCTATGCTAATTCAATATCCCCAGCTAAGCCAGAAGAGCTTGTTTTAGCTGCAAAATTAACATTAACAACTCCACACTATGTAAAGATAGGAATCTTTCATTCTGTGGACAATCCAGTAGACAAAGAAAGAATAATTTTAAGTATTAGATTTACTGATTCGTTCCCTTTAACTAAATTAGAATATGAGCAAAATAACAAACGTACACAGTAATTGGGCAACTCGAATCGAGTTTGATAATCCTAAAGATTTTTTTAATTCTCCTGCAGGCTATTGGAGAGATATGCTCTATGAAAGAAAGCTACTAATCTTTAAAAAGATGACTTTTTCTAAAGAGGATTATGCAAAGTTTTCGTTAGAATTTGGAAAGCCTTGGGCTAATCAAGATTATAACTATAGTCAAGAATCAAAAGAAGATGTATTAACCGACAAAGGTGTTATTACATTAAGTCCATTTAGTAATAAAACAAGTCATAGAATTAAATTACAGTCTATGCCTTACCATGCTGATATTCCAAATAGAATACACAAGCCATTCCCTCACAGAAGTCTATGGATTACTAAAAATCCTAACCCTCTTAATTCTGGAATCACCGGTTTCTTAAATATCAGCGAAGAAGCATTTAACTTTTTAACAGACGAGTTGAAAGAACTTCTGCCAAGAGTTACTGTTATTCAACAAAGTTGGTACAAAGCAGGAACAGATATTCAAGAATATTCTCTAGTAAAGGTACATCCTATTACAGGAGAAAAATCATTACGCCTTAATTATTACAACAAAGGTGAAAATAAAGGTGCATGGATCTGTGGAGTAAAGATTGACGGTGTTCTACAACCTGATTGTTTGCTTATAGAAAAATACATGTGGCATTTATTAAAGTTTCAAGAACTGCAATACAAGCACACCTGGGACGATTTTGATATTCTAATATACGACAACTATCCGTTCATACATAACAGAAGCGAACTGATTTTAGAAGGTGGTGATGAAAGACACTTTTATAGAATCAACATCGACCACACAACTAAAGAAGAGTTTTTAGATATTTCCGCCAATCGCTAACGGATTTCGATACTGTTGTTTTAAGAAAGTACATCTAACAATAGTATCGTGAGGCAATAAAATTCTGTTAAAAAGAATTTGCCAATGATGTGTATATAGACATTTAGTTTTTGCAGGAACTAAACACTCGTCAAAATAATCATAGCGTTCGTTTGCCCAGTCGCTAAAGTTAAATCTTCTTAAAAGTTTAGCGTGTTTAGCGTTCCATAGTGTGTAGAATTTAAACCTACCTGCTTCTTCATTGAACTTAATCATGTGATCCAATAAAGCTCTAGCAATCTCTCTATTTTGCTTTGATCTAATCTGCGTACCATACCAAGCAGGTTCGTCTGTACTTTGATAGCAAGAAATTGCTCCAATGATATTGTCGTCTTCATCAAATGCTCCAAACGCATGATAGCTTTTTAAGTCAGATAGATATGTAGTACAAAATCCTTTGTGATAAATGCGGGCCATATTTGCTTTGGCAAAGAAGTCCACATCGTCTACGTTTGCTCCCATGTACTTTTGTACATCGAATAATGGCTTTAATGCTTCTTCGTGTCCGCTGTTTAGTTTCTTAATAATCATAAGTTTGCTCTAAGTTGTCTTAATGTTTCTTCTAACGGAATTCCGTCTATATTAGATTCTAATCGTTTGATTTGATTCATACCGATTTCTTTGTAAGCACTATGATTAAATGCTAACAAACTTTCAAACCCGTGTGTCTTACGCTTAGGTGTTATATAAGGACACAGGCTTTTTAAAATTCTATTTTTACTTGAAACAGATGTTAATTTATAATTAAATCTATCAGTTACAAGTGATTCAATACTTGGATTCTCTAAGTAGTACAACAATAGTTCCGGAGTATAACTGAACCATTCGTTTACTAGTGGAACATTAAACTTATTTGTAAAACGCATTGCACTAGCATCTTCATTTTCACGGAAAGTATAGTACCAAAAGCTGCCATCTCGATTAACACTTCTTGTTAGTAACGCTTCTCCGCCCATTACCGCAGGGGCACCTATCTTAAGAATGTTATAGTAGACCATAATATAGGTAATTTGTGTACATTGAAGTTGTTCACCGAAGTCAGTTGCAGCACCTGATTCGAAGAAATCGATAACATCAAAGTCAATGATTTCTAAATCTAAACCCTTTTCTTCTGCAATTCTTTCTGCTTCCATAACATCGGCAGCATTGTAACCATCTTCAAATTTAATAGTTACGCATTTAGGTTTAACACCAATTGAAAGAAAGTTGTTTACAACAATTTCACTATCTGTACCGCCACTTAGAAATACAACCAAGTCCTTGCCAAACTCTTGATAAACACTATCTGCTGTACGTCTTAATTCGTTTTCGTAATTGCTTGTTCGATATTGATCGGGATCAACAGCTCCCACTGATACTTTAAATTTTTCAAAAGACTCTTCACGGTATCCCCATTCTCTTCCACCGATAGAATATTTTAAATGATTATTGAGCGTGAAGTTTGTCATGTCTATCTTGGTAAATTTTTTCTCTGCTTTCTTTAGTTGCAATCAATGGGAGCATAATCAACGACATATCAAATTCTTTCGAATTTCCACTTACTGTTGTTCCGAAATCATATGACGATGCCCTAGCATGATGATTATTGTGCCAACCTTGCCCCCAAGTGATCCATGCTAAGAATGGAACGTTGCGACTGTTATCCTTGGTATCAAAGTTTCTGTAACCGTATCCGTTAGTATGGCAGAATACATTGATGTTACTTTCCATATAAAGACTCACCGCCGCCGGCAACATGAATCCAAATAGCAGCACTTGCCAACCGAATAAAATTAATACAGTGATATAGGTTACAAGAATAATCTTAATATAGTTTTTAGCAAACCACATTTGCATAGGATCTCTAATTAAGTCAATTGCATACTTGGGATTGAAGTATTGATCCCAATCGTGTAACCACATGTGCCAAGCATAGAGCCAACCTTTCGTTGGGCTGTGTGCATCTTTGTCAGTATCGCTATATCTATGATGACTGCCTCTGTGTATAGCGGCCCAACCCAACGGACTGCCTTGTAGACTTAAACAACCTAGCCATAGCAGAATTGGTTTTAGACCCGGGCGAGCTTCGAACGCTTTATGGCTCACGTATCTATGTAGAGTAATAGCAACTCCAACACCTTCGATTAAAATCCACCCTAGTGCAAAATATAAAACATTCGCCCATTCAAATCCAAAAAACAAATGGAAGAAAATTAGTCCTAGCCAAGCTAGGGCATGGACTGGGTACAAAACGTAGTTAAGGAAGGTGTTTATCTTGTTCATAGTGTATTTAACGCCTCAGAGTGCGGCTAAGAGAGTTTTGTGAGTAGTAAATACATGATGTTAGTTACTGATCTTTCCAAAGACGATACACATATAAATCTGTGGTATGAATATCAATCACAGATAATGGAATCAGACGACCCGTTAATTGAAAATTATCTATACCTAAATCCAAAATCTTTTGCTTGTTTTCCAACAGTAATCGAAGAGGATAGGATTGTTTGTTTTAGTGCTTTGCAAATTAACAAATGGGGTAATGGTATTGCTCGATGCAGCACTAGAATGTGGGTTCACCCGGATCACAGATTACCAGGAATGTCAAAATTTTCAGGTGGGGATCGATTTTTAAATACAACGCATTGCTTGCCTATACAATTTGAAGAAGCTAAAAGACTAGGAATAGAATGTTTGTTTATTAGCAGAGAAAAGAATAAAGTAGGATTTCAAGAATACATCAATCTAATAAAAATAAATTGCGGATATAGCTTTGTACTAGAAGAACAAAAATATAACGTATGCGGATCGGAAGAGCCTGTGCCCGAATCATGCAAACAATTCGTAGCCATTTGTCCATTAACAGAGAATGGACACAATGTTTGGAAAGAAAATATGGATAAATTTAAATTATGAACACTGAACTTTACTCTAAATATGCCTGGACCCCCGAGTTCCAAAAGCTCAGCGAATGGGGTACACATCTAATAGATGAGGAAAGAGCCCTGGGTATAGCTCAATTTACAAAAGAAGGACATAATATTGTAAATCGAGTCCTTGATAGAGATTTGCCTAAATGGGTAGTTGATCTGTTTAATGTTCCTATTAGTCATGTGCAGTTATTTTCTGCACAACCGCATGCTATAGGATCAGTACACAAAGACGGATCAGATAGATTGTGTGCATTTAACATTCCTGTTAAAAATGCGGATCAAGGAATAATGGAATGGTTAGATGGACCAGTAGAAGGGCGCCTATTAGAGCTTGCCCACACGTCTATTAGATTGCTAAAAGATCGAAATGATCGATTAAAAATGGATACTTCTGCCCAAATTCTTCTAGATTTTCCAACATTGATTAATACAAATGAATGGCACAGAGTTGATAATTCTGCAAATAGTCGCTGGAGACATGTTCTAAGTATTAGATTTTTAAATAATCCCGGCTATCAAGAAGTCAAAGATTCACTATCTGGCTTTTTAAAAAGTGCATAGTTAATGATTCTGAAATTAATTCTATTTTGAATAAATATTAGAACTAACATAAACCCTGGAGTTTTATTATGCCCTTACAGATTCGCAGAGGCAACACCGCTGAAATCAACGCTATCACGCCACTAGTAGGCGAGATTATTTACAATACACAAACCGGAAGCCTCCACGTTGGTAACGGTACAGATCCTGGTGGAGTAATTGCCACAGCATACAGCAATGACATGGCCAAAGATGCTGCTGCTGAATCTATCGCAGACGGCACACATTCCAATATTTCCTTTACATACAATCCTACAACTAAAGCATTAAGTGCAGCGTTGGATGCAAAGATTTCAACAGATTTAAAAGGATCTGTTTATGATGCTACAGATACATTATTGCTAGATGCTACCACAAATACATACTACGGAAATGTTGATTCTGTTACCGGTTTGAGTTATTTTAGTGCTGTTAATATTCGTAGCAATGTTTATAGTTCTGTATCTAGTGCATTTTCAGTAACACAGTCTCATAACATTGCTGATGCCAGAAACGTTTCTTTTTTAAGATCTAGAGGTACTTACAGTTTCCCAACTGATGTACAAACAGGCGACGATCTAGCAGAGTTTGCATGCCTAGGTTATGCAGGTGGACAATATGTAGTGGGCGGTCAGATTACAGTAAAGGCAGACGACACTGCTATTTCTAGTACATCACTAAGAACCAAGTTCCAATTCTTTGCTAACGGTGGCGCTGGAGTTCTAAGAGAACAAATTTCTATCGAAGCAAACGGTTTGTTAAAAGCTAACTATGGTATTACAAACAATACACTAACATTAGATGGTAATAAGATTTCAACTATTGTATCTAATGCAGATATCGAATTAGATCCTAGTGGTACAGGTACTGTAGATTTTATGGTTGCTGAACAAACAACTGTTGGCTCAGCAGGTGGTGCAACTGCATTACCAGCAACTCCTACAAAATACTTTAAGATTAAAGTTAATGGTGTTGCATATGTTGTTCCAGCATACGCAGTTTCTTAATTTAATTGATAATAAAATAGGACCTTCGGGTCCTATTTTTTTGAATATTCTTTATACCAATTTACTACATCGTGATAGTTTGTGCCCTTGGGCATGATAAGTGTAAACAGTATTCGATCTCTATCGTCTAAATTTATTACAGTATGTCTTTCTTGAGAATTAAAAATATACCATGTTTCTGGTTTATATTTTAATTCTACGATAGGTTCAACGTACATATTATCTCGTTCTGGATGAGTAAACAATGAATGAGAATTGTATTCTTCTAATACCATGTTTAAGGAACATCCAATGTTTGCATCTTTGTGCCAGTGATATACCTGCTTAGATGGAAACTTATACAGTTTAAGTCTACCATTGAACTTGGTAGCAATATCTTTTATAAATGGATCTGAATGTATAGTTTCATAAAAGTTTGAAGCAACAGTCATATAAGGAATCCATTGCCACTCTGCCGTAGGGATATACTTTTTAACCGCTTCTATATTTTGATAGGGCTTGTCCAATTCATAAAAGTAATTACTATTCATCTAAACGTCTTTCCATAATTACCATCACACCTTTGTAGCCAACAGACTTACCAATCTGAAACATTTTTTGATTGTTCAAATTGAACCAGGTTACAACTTTATTGCGACCCAACTCTTTTGTTAAGGCAGATACATTATTGTGCAATTCTTTATAGATGCCTTGTTGACGATATGCAGGATCTACATAAGCAAGTACTACCCAAACTCCGCCACTTTCCTTAGATCTTTCTAAATCGTAAAACAATGCTCCGGCAATGTTATCATTTACTCTTGCCCAAATAACTCCATGTACATCTGGCAAAGAGTTTTTAATATCTCTACCATGCTTACCTGAATTAAGTTCTTGCAACTTTTCTAAAAAATATTCATTATGTTCGTTACATGATTCGTGAGTTAAAATAACTTCAAATCCCTTTGATGTAATAAATGACGATTGTTCCATAGCCTGATATTTATTGTGTAAAATAACAGACAATAAATATTGCTATGAATCACACAGACTTGTTTGGATGTAAGTATCCTATAATATCGGCACCTATGAATAAAGTGTCGGATTTAAAATTAGCAATAGCTTGCCACAACGCAGGTGTGTTCCCTAGTCTATCCTTGTATACTTTTTATGTTATCGATACACTGAGGTTAGATTTATTTGACACAGCATTAAAAGAGTTTAAATCTCAAACAGGATCCAATAAAATCTTAGTAAGTTTGCTAACATCTGATCTACTCGATAAACAAATTCAAAATATACTAATCGAAAATCAAGTAAGTCATTTAGAAGTTATCGATGATAAAACTGTTGTTGACAGCGATGTTTGGAATACAGTAGTTAACGAAACAAAGTTTTTGCAGAGTAAAAATATTAAGATATTTCTCAAAGCATTAACATCTAGAAACACTTCTCTTGAAGTTGACGGAATAATTTTGAAAGGTAGTAAGGGTGCAGGACGTGGAGCAGAGTATGTTGACATTGACGAAGAACTAATCCATATCAAGAAAAAGTTTCCTAACATGCCCGTGGTAATGTCTGGTGGGATTACTTGTTCTGCAGATATACAAAAGTATTTAGATTTAGGTTGTAGTGCAGTTGCTATAGGAACATTGTTTGCTGCGGCTGAAGAAAGTCCTATCAGTGTCGAAAGCAAACAAAAGATGATAGATTCAACGTATTCGGATGTAGTAAGATTTGGAAAGGTAAATCAAAATGCTTTAGTTTTTAGACCTTTACCGAATGACGATTATAATAATACAGTATCATTATTGCACGGGATTAGAAACCCCAAGCAGGGTATTATTTTTGCAGGCAAAGGAATTAATAATATTGAGAAGATACTGCCAATGAAAGATATTGTAAATGAATTAGTAAAGGATTTGAAATAAGATGTTTATAGGACATATAAATGATATTCGAGAAAACGAGTATCTGCCATTAAAGCAATTTAATAATAAAAAAGTTATTTCTAACTCAGATAGCCTACAGCTTATCTCAAATGTGTGCCCACATCAAAAAAGTTTATTAAGCGTAGAGAAAGGATCCGGCGCCAGAGTATGTCCGTACCACGGATGGAGTTTTGACATAAAGGGAAAGCCGTTAGGTTCAGGATTAACCGCCTGTAAGAATACTAAGGGACTTGAAACACAACCTGTATATCAGTGGAACAATTTATTGTTTACAAAGCCTGTGGCGGCTCCTGCTGCGGATTTTATTGATACAAAGAACATGAAACTAGTTGAGACTAGAGTAGATCATGTTAAGGCATCTGCAAATAATATCATGGATCTATTCTTGGATGTGGATCATATTGAATTAGTTCATGCTGGAGTCTATGACGAACTAGGTATGCCCGATATCAGAGAAGTCGATTGGCACTATTATGAGTGGGGCAGTCTGCAACTAGTACCTGGGCCTGACGGTTACGGTGCTGCATGGTTGGCAGTGTATCCTAATACTATGATAGAGTGGCAACAAGGAGCAATGTTCATTACTGTTGCTAATGATCTAGGAAACGGTTCTAGCGATGTTGTTGTTTACAAATACAGAGACGTTGCTTATACTTCAGAACTATGGGAAACGAATAGTAGAATATGGGAAACCGCTTGGCACCAGGATAAGTCCCAAGCGGAATTGTTAACAGAGTTTAATCAGGATAATTTAGAACCTGCCAAACAACATTTTAGAAATTACTTATTTGGTTCTGTATAAGGAATGTTTTCGTAAAATCTACGAGTTTCACCTGTACCGGATTTTAGAAACTTAATAAAATCTCTAAACGGTGTACGCATTGCGTGTTTCTCATAAAGCAATGGAGCTTTCAAAAACGGGACTTTTTCAAATCCTGCATACTTAGGAAAGTAAATCAACTCGTCCTTCCAATATTTTCCGTAGATCAAAGGCTTGATATAATAGTCCCATCGGTCAACAGTTCTTAAATTAACACCTTCCTTGGCTAATCCGTTAAAGGCAAAGTATGACCAAGAGTACATACAAGCATGAAGAATTTCTTCGTCTAAAATACTTGCTAGGAACTCACTAGTGTCTCCGTAAAAATGAAACTTTCCTTTTCTAGGAAGAGATTCAAAGGCACGTTGTCTTGCAATTTCCGGAGTGTTGTATCCCATAAACCAGAAGCTTGCACGTTCTTGCATTGAGATAATAACATAGGGATCATGTGTAATAGAAATAAAATCGTAATCGTCTGGCAGTAGGCTTAGGAATTTTTTCTGTAGGATAGAATTAACTTGTATGCCAGTTGCTTCAGCTTCGGCTTCCATTTCTTCTTTATAGTCGTAAGGATCAAAATCAATAATGTGTGTTTTGATTCCGTACTTCTTATCAACAATTTTTAAATTGTTGTATTCGTTATCGTTATACCCAGGCAAATACAAAAATGCTGTTTCGACAGGAATGTCTTGTGTTACAAAACTATGCAATACACTTTGGCTGTCAATGCCCGAACTCAAACTAATCATTAGTTTTGAATTTGATTGTGCAATGTCGAGTGCTCGCTTGTCCGATTCTTGGCGCATATTTCCTACAGGGCGAGTGCAGGCAGTGTAATCAATATACCATTTGCCATCTTCGAAACCGTGATTCATAAACTGTCCTTATAATTAATACCACGTATTTAATGCCTATAAATACGATACGGAAATAATTATGCTAGATAAAAAATTAGGTTACTACATCTGCAACGGGCAACACTTTGATTCCAAAATCAAAGCATTTATGTATTCACTAGAAGTAAAACAACCAGTTGCCTGGAATTTTAACAATCGTGCATTCAAAGAAAATAATTGGGCCTTGGAACCTGTAGAAACTTTGGATCAATTGTATGATGCTCGAGCTAGAGAGCTACGAGAGAAATACGATTATATCATGTTAAGTTACAGTGGTGGGGCAGATAGTCATAACATCTTAATGGCATTTGTGCGACAGAATCTACATATAGATGAAATAGTCGTTAACACTATGACTAAGGCTACTGAAAAATTTACAGTCTTAGATCCCAATAACAAAGAAAATAAAAATGCCGCGGCAGAGTATGCTTTACAAACATTACCTCGCCTCAAGGAAGTAGAACATAAAATTCCTAAAACTAAAATTACAGTTCTAGACTTAACGGATCATTTATTCAATATGCTTGAGGGAGTAGGTGATGCAAGTTGGATTATGGACAAGCGAGAACAGGTAAACATTGCCGGTGCTACTCGATTCAACTACACACACTTTGATACTATTCGTAAGCAGTTTGATAAAGATAAAAAAATTGCGTTAGTATTAGGTTTAGAAAAACCAAGGACATATATTGATAATGGAAACCTTTACATTGTATTTCACGATCGTGCTGCTAATATGGTTACTGTGGCAGAACATATTAGAGATTACACAAACAGCGCAGTTGAATATTTCTACTGGAGTCCAGACGCCCTTAGGATTCTAACCAAGCAGGCACATGTTATCAAACATTGGTTAGAAGCGTTTCCAGAAAATCAAACACTGTGGGCAAAAGAAAACTTTAGTCCAGAGAGTTATAGGTTTGTACACGAACGTATTCTCAGAGGATTGTTATATACAACCTGGGATAACAATTGGTATCAGGCAGACAAAGCAGTTAAAGATTGGTACAGTGAATTCGATGCTTGGTTCTATAACGGATACGCAGATACAAAAGCCTTCCGTGTTTGGCAGGAAGGCTTGCAGTATTTAGAAAACAACCTTGGCCCTTATGTTAAGAAAGCCAAGGATGGAACAGCCGATGCTCTTATTTCGCTGTCTCAGACGTATCTGGTTGGTCCAGTGCGGACTTACCCCAGGTAATTCTGTTCCACACACGTTCGTGTGTGTAGTAGATAATGATGTTGATAATTGTGGCAATTGTTAAAAATGCCGCTGCTGCTTTCCACGAACCTGTCATAATGTAAGGAATCATGAAGTTATTGATTGTAATCAATATACGCCATGTAATCGACTTGCTGATAGTTCTAGGCTGTCCATCAACAAACATATTAGTATCACCTGGCTTGCGATTCCATTGTGCATAGTTCCATGCTCGCTCATGCAACCAATGTAAACACATATTGATAACTGCGGCAACTCCGAGAATCTGTGCGCCAATGATCCAAGAACCCGATACAATGAATCCGTTCAATAAATGACTTAGTGAAAACAAAACTCGAATAGTTAATGTTTTCGCAATGCTCCGAGATTGTGTCTCTGTATATTGCATATTACACCTTAAAGAAAATACTTATCAATAATATTACACCATAAATATCGTTATGACTAAGCCAGCGTTATTAATTTTTGGAGATAGCTTTACTTCGGACTATCGTGATCCAAAAAGAGAACATTATGAGTTGCGAAAAAACATGTTTACATTTCATGATGAACTAGCTGCATCAGGAATGTTTTCATCTATTAAAAATTTTTCAGCTCCTGGATCTAATTTCTGGTGGTCCTATGAAGAATTCAAAAAAGTCTACAATCCAAAAACTACAATTGTATTATGGGCAATAACCTATCCCGGTCGTGTGAGTGATTCTAAGTTTGGACATGTTCCTAGTTATATTGACGCAGTAGCTAAAATAAAAAATTTTAAAGAAACTAATGTCCTTAAATGGGAGAATTTAGAGTTCTATAAAGCTGCAAGAGATTATTTCTTTTATATAAGCAATCAAGAGTACAACATCAGGGCTCAACATCTTATTGTAGAATCTATTTTAAAAGATGAATTGCTTGATAATTTTTTATTGATGCCGTGTTATCACGAAAGTCTTCCTTTTGCTATTCAGCCCAAACATGCTTTAATTGATATTTTCAATCTAGAAAATCAAGCATTGAATATTAAGAACTATGCTGACTGGCTAGACAATTTTACTGATTCGCGATGCAATCATATTACTGAAAAGAATCATAAAATTCTAGGACAGACAATAATCGAACACATTAATAATAATAAAAAAATACTAGATATTGATCTACAAAATTTTGTTAAGCCAAGCAAAGAAGAACTTTCAACATATCTTTTTAAAAAGTGAATACTGTACATCCAATACTAAACAGCAAATACGGTTGCTGGCTTGTTAATAAAATACCATTTACTTCTAAAGTAGAAGCGTTACGGTATGCAAGCCAGCACGGCAACCCAAGAGTATATTATTACTTTCACAATCATGTTTGGGAAGGAGTTGATAAAAATACGCTAGGTAAAATTCCTCTAACAACTCTATACAAAGAACGTGCTCTGCAACTTAGAGACAAATATGATTATCTAGTTTTACATTATTCTGGAGGCTCTGATAGCCATAACATATTACATACGTTTTTATCTAACAACATAAAATTAGACGAAGTTACAGTAAGATGGCCAAAGCCATTAGTGGACGGAAAGTTCTATACTCCAAACACTCAAGACAAGAGTGCCAGGAATAGTCCTAGCGAATGGAACTTTGCTATTAAGCCTACATTAGAATATTTGAAACAATATCACCCGGATATTAAAATAAACATTGTCGACTACGGATCAAACCTATCTGAAAGATTTTTAAAAATAGATCATATCGAATCTAGAATTAAATTTAATGGAATTGCTAGAGGCGGACTTGCTAACACTGTTTGGCACGTGGATCCTAAAGTAGAAGGTGCAATGGCACAATTAAAAATAGATAGCGTAGGACACTTATTCGGAATCGAAAAACCTATTTTGTATTTTAAAGATAATGCCATTTGGTTTCAATTTATGGATGGTGTGTGGGACACAGCAATAATGCCCAGGAATAAAATAGAAGAAAAGGTAGAAGCATTTTACTGGAGTCCGGAAATTCCTTTGCTGCCTGTTGAACAAGCATATCAATCAGCATTGTGGTTCAAGGTAAACAAAGAAAAGCAAAAAGTTATTACCGAACGCACTGGTATGACTGATGCCGATTATCTAAAACAATTTGCAGATCAAGGCGAAATACACAAAGCAGTCTTGTACAAAGAATCTTGGGATATGAATAAGTTTCAAGCAGGCAAACCTAATATATCTAGAAGCGATTGGTTTTTCTGGCTATTCGAAAATCCAGAAATGCTATCGATGAGACAGAATTGGGAACGTGCAATGATTCACATTGCTGACGGAATACACGATTCTTATCTAACTAAAGTAACAGAGAATCTTAAATTTCTCAGACCCATTCATACAAAATTATTCCATTTGTTGGATCTAGATTAAATAGCTCTACACTATCAAGGAAAACCATGAGTATATTAAAAACCATTTTGTTGGCGTTAATGTTCACGTCGATTAACGCTGTTGCGAATCCCTATAAAGATGTACCAAAAAATGTACAATTCTATATACCCTACGGTCCAGGAGGTGTTGCAGATGTACAATATAGACATCTAGAACAATACCTAGCTGGTAAAGGTATCACATTAACTGCAATTTATAAAGCAGGTGGAAACAGTACCATTGCCGCAGCGGAGTTTGTAAATGCTCCGAAAGACGGATCTGTTCTTATGTTAAACTCAACAAGTAACTCTTGGTTAGCTGAACAGAGATTAAATAAAAAAGTTATCGATCCTATAGTTACTACCGGTGGAAATGCTAATGCAATTATTACATATCCCGGCAGTAAGTATGAAAACTTCGATGACTTTATCAAGTACCTACGTGCAGGCGATACTGATATTAAAATAGGTTGGCATGCAGTTGCTAATTTGTTAAATATTCGACAACTTGCAGACAGGGTAGGAGCTCCTACTCCGTTAACTGTACCTTACAAAACTTCAACTGATTCTAGTAGAGATGTTGCAGGCAAGCATCTTTCAGTGGCAATTGTTCCTATGACAACAGCAATACCTTTATTAGAAGCAGGGCGAGTTAAGATGATTTTTGGATTTGCAGCAGGCTCGTCTGGATTGCCTCCTGGTACATTTAATATCAAGAGTCGATATCCGAACTGGAGACATGATGAATTATTCTTTATTGGATTGCCACCAGGATCAGACGATAGTGCATTTAAAGCATGGACTCTGATACTTAGAGAATATTTGAATCTTAAAGAAACAGAGGAAGCATATCATAAAGCATACTTTGGTAGAGATGTAGGTGGGCCAAATTATGTAAATGAAGTTGTTACACGTCAAGGTGAAGCTCTTAAAAAGTACAATGTTGAGATAAAGTAATATGGATTTTGATACCAGCAACTTTAAAGAAAGAAAATGGAAGACTGGAGTTCTTCCTCCCGAGGATGCGATGCGCCCAAGATGCAAGGTGCTGTATTGTTACGACGGAGTAAAGGGAGTACCAGATGAAGATGAGACTGATTTAGTCGATTGGCTCATAGTTATAGCATACGAAACTAAGGAATAATATGGAACCAAAAGACTACGAAGCTAGGGCAAAATACAAATCGCTTCCTCTTGATTTTCAATATCAAGGTGCCGAGAAGTACAAGAGTAACTTTGACTATGTTAGAGAAAACTTTAGTAGCTACCATTTTGATAAATGGAAGAAAGAAGACGAAGGCGAATGGTATCATCAACTTGGAAGATTTGAACTAGATCCATCTATTGACGAAATGCTTCCATGGCTAATTGAAAAGTCTAAAGATGTAGGATGGAATGACTTATCTAAGATCGGTGCCCATCCTGGGTTCCCTGGAGGAGTTAGTCCGTTACACGCACAAGAAGAACATGATAGAATTGCCAGTGGCGTGGAGACAGACTTCGTGCAAATGGTTCCAGAACCAGACATGGTGAATATCCCTGCGCTACAAAAGATGGGAGAGTACTGGAAATTTAAACGCCTACGTACTCGAGTTCATGTTCAGTTTCCTGGACAACTATTTTCAACACACGTTGATAAACTATGGCATCGTAATCCGTTGGCACCTCACAAGATGTGTAGGATGGTTATTTTCTTACAAGACTACGAGCCAGGTCAGGTAATGATTTACGGAAATGCAGTATTAACACAGTGGCGTAAGGGAGATGTACACATTTTCGATACTCTCAATGTTCCTCATTCTACTGCTAATATGAGTTACAGTCCGAGAGCTGTTATGATTATTACTGCGGCAAGGACTGACGAGAGTGATGAAATACTAAGGGCATGTAACAAAGATAGTATTCATAGAATTACTTTGTAAGTCTTTAGAAAATATTCATCAACATCAATACCTAATCCTATCCCATTAGGTAACAAGGACCCAACAGGGTCCTTTGTTATATCTGCTTCGAGATAATTGTTAGTAACACTAACGCCCCAATCAACGTTTGGAACTACCGCAGCACAATGCAATAACGCTGCTGTGGCTATTCCTGTTTCTGAAACTTTTCCTGATATATTAATTGCCAAGCCTAATTGGCTGCAAAGGTCGGAACACTCAACAACACTTAACGGTCCACCTAATTTAATATTTTTAAGATTAATTCCACGAGCAGCATCGAGTCTTTTTATTTCGTATAGATCGTTTATATCAAATACAAATTCATCCATACATAGGTTAGTTGATAATCGTTGAATCAATACCATGTCGTCAACACTAGACACAGGTTGCTCTAAGAATTTTAAATTACAATCTGTTGTTCCTTCTATATAACAGATTGTTTGATCCAATGTTAACCCTGCATTAGCATCTGCACAGATGATTGCAGAATCCCCGAGTTGCTTACGAAGTTCTACGGTACCTTGAATGTCTTCATCGATGTCCTTGCTGGCAACTTTAATTTTAAACCAAGATGCTGTAGAAGACATTGCTTCGACAATATTTTCTTCCCAGCTTTTATTTCCTAGAATATGAATGCTGTTAAAAGTATCACGCTTTACAGTTCCCAAAATATTTGCCACAGATGTGTTTTGAGATTTTGAATACGCATCTAACAACGCTATTTCTATCGCACTCTTGGCTCCTGGATTGGCATATATCGATTTGTTTATTTTTAACAACAGGGTTTTGTAATCGGATATATTTTGTCCCACCAAAATTTTAACAAATACAGATTCAATCACTAGTTTAATTGTGCTTTGAAGCTCTCCAGTCATTCTCGGAGCTGATGCTGTTTCTCCCCACCCTACAATTCCCGAAGATAATTCTAACCGTACAATTACGTTTTCTGCTGTCTTTAAACAGCGATCATTCATGTACATTGGTTTTTTTAAAGGTATTGTTACTGGAAAAATTTCTATTTTTGCAATTGTATCTATCATAACTATAATTATCTGCTAAATAAACGCAGTAATATCTTTACGGGAACTATTATGGCATTTAAAGTAACCACAATTTATAAGCGTCCATCGTTGGACATACCATGGCACATCCAATGGTTTTTTGGAAAATATTCTCAGCAATATATCGATTGCCAGGTTTTATATATGATGGACTTACGTAGAGTTGTTAAGGGCGGCGACACGCTAACCCTAACTATCGAAAATACTTGGGATAGTGAAGAACAATTCATAGAATACACAAATAATACCGGAGTTGTTAATCACATGGCCAAGGTTGATGAATATCACCAATCATGCGGAATCATTGCCGAGCCTAAAATATACGAAGAAATTTAAATAATTTGGACATAAAAAAAGGACCCCGGAGGGTCCTTTTTGCATTTATGCAGATTAAAATGTTCTGGTGTAATTAAATGCTACGTTGTTTTGATTAGTATCTCCACGAACTTGGTCGTATCTAACTCCAACTGTGTCTTGCTTTGTTACAGCATAGCTCATACCAACTCTCCATGTGTTAGTTGTATCAGCATATGCAGTTGAATCAAATGCAGTTCTATATCTGTAACCGAGACGTGCAGTTAGTCCAGTATTTCCTAACGGAGCAGTTACACCTGGTTCGACAGAGTAATAGCTGTAGTTAGTAACAGTTGTAAACTTTTGTCCAACGGCTACTCTCATATACGGACTAACCAATCCGACTGTTGTTCTGCCAGTTAGACTTCCTTCTATTCGACTATTGCTTACTGCACCAGTTGAATCCTTTGCACCAAAGTTTGTGGTGACTCCGCCGGAGAAATTCTTATTAATATTCTCCGAAACAGAAACTAGATAGAGTGAACTGTCAGTAGTACCTTTTACTCCTGTCTGATCCTGATACTCAACGGTTGCCGATGCTGCATACACAGCACTGTTTGATAAAATTGCTAAAGTTAAAATAGCCAATAGTTTTTTCATGTAAACTCCTTAAAAAAGTAAAGTATATATACAATGTAATTTAGCTACATGAAAAATCTGAGAGATTGCCAAATAATAATAATTTCTGTTGTATATTTGCAATAAAGGTTATATACTAACAATGTGGTCGTGAGCGGAATTGGCATACCTCCCGATTCTTCCTTTTTGGAAAATTGGGGCCGGGGCGCTGAGTATAACTCGCAGCCTTTGTAGGTTCGAAACCTACCGACCACACCGATTACTTTTATAAGTAAAGACACATAACAATAAGGAATTTATTATGTCAAACACAGTAGAACAACTCAAGGCAGACTTCGAAGCATTCTTAGCTGAAGATGCAAAATTTACAGCAGGTAACGGTGCAGCAGGTACAAGAGCACGTAAGGCACTACAAGAAGTAGCTAAAGGCGTTAAAGCTCGTCGTAACGAAATCACAGCAGAGAAGAACGCTCGCAAAGAAGCCAAGGTCTAATCATGGACGACAAGGACAGTATCACTTTTGATGATATTGAAATTGATCTAAGCAGTTATGGTGCTCAAGGTAGCACCATGACTAGTACCATAGATACAATTACCCTTGGGTCCGGTGTGTCAACAATTACACTACCTTCGCCTACACTTTCTTACAATTATGGAGCAACTGTAGGCGGTATCACAACTATCAATAACATCAGCAATAACAGTCAATGGACGACTGGGACGAACTGTTATACATTTGCTAATACCTCTACCTCGCCCACTGTTAATATTAGTACTGACGGCATCGATATGGCTGCTGGGACTGATATTAAAATTGATGGCAAAAGTCTAAAAGATTTTATGACTAAAATGGAAAAACGTTTAGCAATACTCGTACCAGACCCAACTAAATTAGAAAAGTTTGAAGCACTCAAAAAGGCTTATGAACATTACAAAACAATGGAAAGTCTTTGTTTTGACGAACCAACTGAAGAAGAACCAAAATGACCGTTAGACTATTATCATATAGCCAGCCAACTGAAGAATTTGCAAACATGGGCATTGACAATGCGCAGGAACTTATTGCATATTGCGCCCGTGTTTCAAATCCTTCAAATCAATTTAACACAGAGACATCAGAAAAACTTATCAATTATCTTGTCAAACATCAACATTGGAGTCCATTAGAAATGGTTAGTGCCTGTGTTGAAATTGAAACTACACGAGATATTGCTCGACAAATTTTGCGTCATCGCAGTTTTAGCTTTCAAGAGTTTAGTCAACGCTATGCTGATCCTACTAAGGATCTAGATTTTGTTGTTCGTGAAGCTCGTCTTCAAGATACCAAGAATAGACAAAACAGTATTGAAACTGACGATGTTGAGCTACAGGCTTGGTGGGATGCTAAACAAAAGTTTCTAATTGAGTATGTCAAAGAAACATATGCTGAAGCAATTTCTAGGGGCATTGCTAAAGAACAAGCCCGTGCTATTCTCCCAGAAGGCAATACAGTAAGTCGCTTGTACATGAATGGAACTCTACGCAGTTGGGTTCATTTTATTACATTGCGTTCAGCAAATGGAACTCAGAAAGAACATCAGTTAGTTGCACTAGCCTGTGCTAAAGCAATTGCTGCTATCTTTCCAATGAGCCAATCACTAGTGTCCAATGGATAAGTCTAAGTTAGAAAAGTTTTGCGAGAACTACGAAGTTAAGGTGGTTAACGATAACGGGCGATATGCTCGCTATCGTCCACCATCTTTTTTCTGTAATCCAGAACGTGCAGATCTTGTACGAAATGATTTAGAAGAATTTAGAACTGAAAAGTTATACACTATTCAAATCCCAGAAAGCAGATTGCAAACTTTAGTAGAATTAGAAAATCGTTTTTACAATCATCGAAACTCCGAAGGTATGCGTAACATGTTTGAAGTCCTAATGGAAAAAGAACGTGAAGAATTGCATCTTCGAAACTCAAACGAGGCTATAAAAAAAGCCTACGAACAATATTCCATTTTGCTCAACCTTGCCGGTTATCAACGAAAATTCTAACATATTGACATGTTTTTGTTTTGACTGTATAATTACTGTATGAGATCACATTACTGGACATGTTCTACATTTGCGGACTGGCTTCGTGGCACTCCTAAGCCAGGAGCCGAAACATCTAAAGGCTGGAGAGAATGGACAAAGAAAGCCAAATCTGCACATCCGTTCCGTTACTGGCTAGCAGACGATGCGTTAAGGACTTTACAAACTATTGTATATTGGCCTGTGGACAAACTAAACGATGTTAGATATTACATCAACAATCGGTTCGTTAGTCGTAGCCACGCTCTTACTGCTCATCCTCGAGACATTAGACCCGGAAACTGGTGTGATGTTGGTAATCGTTTTTTACCTTGCCTTTTCAATGAACTTGTTAACTTTGTAGAAATTGAAACAGCATGGAATCATTGTATGTGGAGCGACGAAGCTCGAAACAAATATATGGTACCTTGGTATCGAAAAGGGTGGCTTCGTCTTAGAACCTGGCGTTGCCCTGCTGCCGGTATGGATCATCTAATCTGGGCAGCGGCTCTACTTGACGACAATAACGAACCTACTCGTCAAGCAATTAACGCAAAAGAGGCCATTGACTTATATGTTTGGTGGACTGCAATTCGCCCAAGTCGTCCTGATCCATATGAAGTCAGCGGATGGTCCGCTATCTGTGCAAATCGTCGAAAAAATAGCGATGATGACATTTTTGGACTAGACGACGAAACCCCAGAAGAACAACTTTTGAGCAAACAGGCTCTTGACAAATGTCATGAACTTGAACAACAATACGAACAAGAAGACGAAGAAATGATGATTCGTTTAATTAAAATTAGACAAGGACTTTGGACATAATGAAAACAGAAGTGCCAGCAGAAGGTATTCTAAAACGCGGCGATTTTGGCGATAGTAAATTCTATCAAGTTGTCTGCGGCTGTGGACAAGAGTATCATGATCATAATGTCGAAGTTGAAGCCTCTGACACTGGCGTAAATGTTAATGTCTATATGTCTGTCAAAACTGATTACTGGTCAGAGCTTATCGAAAAGCGATACGATATCGATAGCACTTGGCAACAAGAGTTTGATTGGTTCTGGAAAGACGTTGTTAATGGTCTTATTCGACGATTAAAAGTAACTTGGGAACTGTGGACTACCGGTGCTGTTACTGCCCACAGTACTATTGCAATGACCGAGCAACAAGCTCTTAACTACGCAGAAACTTTAAAGACTGCAATTGAAGATGTCAAAAATTTCAAAAAGCCCTAATCGACATACTTTTCAAAGAGACAGTTATCTTGAAAGAATGGCTGAAGAAGGCAGGACTCCCGAGAATGACGAAACAGTCAAAGCAATGCTAGACTACTATAATAGTTGGAGTTTTGATTCGGAAGAAAAAGAAACAGATCCAAGTTGGTATGAAAACAACATGGAAGCAGATATGCGTGTCTGCGACTGGATGTTAGAAAAAGTTCGTAACAGTGACACATATGCTCAAAATTTATATGCAGCTATGTGCAATAGAGAATTCCAAAAATTAGAAGTACTACCTGTATTGAAAGAGCAAACATGGAGTTGCTCTTGGAGATATGCTGGCGGTGTTATTGCAGACATGCGCCAAGAGGGTGATTATATAGATTGGTATTGTTCAGGTATAGGTGACGGCCTGGGGAATGGGGATGCTAGCGGAACATTACGTTACGTTAGCGAAGGAAACGTCACCGACGAAATTAGAGAGGATCTACAGAAGTTGGGCTGGATAGTTCTGCCCGATGAAATGGACGAATAATATGTTCATGCTATTTGAAATTTGGGTTGAAGACGAAGATGGTCGTCAAGAACTTATTGAGACCACGGCTAGTCAAACCGAAGCATTTAAAATTGCCGAAAAGGCAGTTGCAGAAGGTGCATTTGCATCTATTGTATTAAAAGAAGATGACGACGGTGATCTTAAAGAAGTACAGCGTTTTGAAGCAGAAGAGTAACTTGTCTGTTGACATTGTTATATTATTAATGTTACATTAAAAGTTGTTAATTAATACAGGAGTAGCAAATGGCTACAAAAACAAAGGCAGAACATCTAGCAGCCGCTAGAGCTAGTAAAGGCAGAGATTTAAGTCCTAAATGGGATGGATGTGATTCTTGGGATGCTAATCAATTTCTAAGACATTTCCATACCAGTATGGCTTGGTATCGCTTAGAGTCAAGCGGCAAAGAACTTAAACCCAAAGTTATCAATTGGATGTCTGCTAACGGTTATACTAAAGATCAAATTGCAGAATTTAAGAAAACTAAAGATAATCGCTGTGGAACAACCGTAGGTGCTATTGCTGCCTGCTTGATTAAAGGAATGCCAGATGTACGTGCAGACTTTAATGACGGAAGAAGCACAGCGGCTTGGCTTAAGGCATCTATTTCTAAAATCGTAGCCGAAGGCAAAGACGATAAAGACGATGAAGAAGTTGTTGATGATAAACCCGCAGTAGTACAACCTAGCATTCAAGAGCGTGTTCGAGAAGCTAGTTATAAAATGACTGAAGAAATTGAAACAGCCATTGAAGCGTTTCAAACAGATCCAGATACTTTTGATCCTAAAGCATTTAAAGTTCTTAATTTGCTCAAGGCAAAAGAAGCCAAGGCAGCACATGCTCGTATCATTAAAGAATTCTACAGCAGAAATCTTGCAGAATTAATTGAAGCTGCTGGCACAAAAGATGATCAGCTTAAAGAAGCATACAGTCATCTGAGCAAAGCTAATCTAAAGAAAATTACACTTTTCTATCAAGAAATTGTCAGTGCCTGCGATATGCTTGCACAAGAAGCCAAAGTTAATCGTGCTCCACGTAAGACTAAGGCTGTGTCTAAAGATAAACTTGTTGCTAAACTCAAGTATAAGAAAGCAGACGAACCTCTTAAGTTAGTAAGCGTTAACCCTGTTGACGTTATCGGTTCTAAAGAACTTTGGGTTTACAATACTAAAACTCGTAAATTAGGCAAATATGTGTCTACAGAGTTTGCAGAATTAGGAATCAAGGGCACAAGCATTACTAACTTTGATGAGTTCAAGAGTGTGCAAAAGACACTACGCAAGCCCGCAGAGCAGTTAAAAGCGTTTAAAGACGCCGGAAAAGTAGCACTACGCAAGTTCTTAGATGATATCAATGCTGTTGATACTAAAATGAACGGGCGAATTAGCGAAGAAATTATCCTACTAAAAGTGGCATAATGTTTGTTTAGAGTTTGATAAATATTGGTATGGACAATACTAATATGGATCAAACTCTTCTCAACCTAAACGATGCGCTAAAAGCTGTCATCGCAGCAAACTTCTCTTCTCAAGAAGTTACCAAATTCTTAGAATTCAACGCTAAAAAAGGCGGCGATAATTCTGGCAAGGGCATAATTTGGAGTGGGCAAGGCCACACCAAACAATTTGTTTATAACTCAAACCCCGATAGATTTTTTAGCTCTGAGTCAATTGATTTAGACAAAGACAAAAATATTTCTTTCGGTGGCACTAAAGTTCTTGACAGTAAGGAATTAGGATCAACTGTTACAAAAAGTAATCTACAACAAGTAGGTCGCTTAAAAGGTTTAATTGTTGATGGTTCTGTAAACATCAATCAGTATTTGATTTACAACGGTACGTCCGATCGTTTAGGTCTAGGAACAGATGCTCCCAACGCAGCATTTAGTGTTGCAGAGAATGCCATTGAAGTAATGCTAGGCACTAGTGAAGATTTACACGGAATGGTTGGAACATTTGCTAGTACCGACTTTGACATTGTTACCGATAACACTCCTCGTATTTCTGTTAAAGCAAATGGTAATATTGATTTAGGAAATCCAAATCGTAATCCTGTTCAAGTTAAGGTTAACGGTAAACTAAGTGTTGGCGTTACAAATCCTGATCCAGCTGTTGATTTGCATGTCGCCGGTGGTGTTCGTTTCAGCGGACGTCTACAAGTTTATGCAGAGTCAACTCCGACAGAAGGCAATTATATTGTCGGCGATATTATTTGGAATGCCAATCCAAGAGTCGGTAGCACAATCGGTTGGGTATGCCTACGAGCAGGAAGCCCAGGCGCTTGGTATCCTTTCGGCGAAATCAAAGAAAGAGGTTAAACTATGGGCAGCATTGCCCTAGCTATAGGTAACGGTGAAAGCCGTAGGAGCCTAGATCTTAATTCTATCAATAAAGAATTTATAACTGTAGGGTGTAATGCCCTGCATCGTGATTTCATCCCTAATCATTTAGTGTGCTGTGATGCAAGGATGGTTAGAGAAGCTCTCGAGAATCCACTAACAGACAACTGTGAAATTCACGTAAGAGAAAACTGGCATCAGTACTTTAGAAAAATTCTTAAGAATAAGCACGTTAAACTTCTTCCGGAACTTCCGTATAAAGGAACACTTCGTCCCGACAATCACATACATTGGGGATCAGGACCATATGCTGTATTGATAGCCGCAATGCAAGAAGTTGATACTGTATATCTTGTGGGCTTTGATTTATATGGACGAAATAATCTTGTAAACAATGTCTACAAAGACACAGACAATTATCAAGGATCGCATACAGCCGCGGTGGATTACAGCTATTGGGTCTATCAAATTTCAAAAATATTTGATTGCTTTCCAAATAAAAAATTTATCGTTGTCAACCAAGAACTATGGAATTTGCCTGCAGAATGGCAAAAATCTAATACAAGTGTTGTATTTTCGTTAAATACCCTGTATAATTAAAAGCTAGAGGACTTAGACGCTCATCCCTCTTAAAAAATTCTGCGTGTCATTGCTAATCTTAGGAGATAACAATGGCAAATCTACAACCAGTACTTTACAAGTACACATCAACAAAAGAATATCACGACGCCTTTCCTTGCGCTTATCGTCAATGGCGAGCTGATAGTCACTGTAACTTAATTCACGGATACAGTTTTTCAATGAAGTTCTACTTTGGAACTAACGATCTAGATGTTCGTAACTGGGCTGCTGACTACGGCGGACTCAAAGAACTCAAGAAAACATTAGAAGATCAATTTGATCATACCCTAATCGTTGCCGCAGACGATCCAGAAATGGAAACGTATAATCTTTTAGTAGAAAAGAAAATGGCAAAGGTCGTTGTATTACCTAAACTAGGATGTGAAGGTCTTAGCGATATGCTCTACAAGTATGTCAACGGAGTTTACATTCCTGAAATGTGGGGTCCAGGTGAAGCGGAAAGACTTTGGTGCTATCGCGTCGAAGTCCGTGAAACACAAAGCAATATGGCTTTCCGTGAAGGTCATCGTGAATGGAATGAAGACTTATTTGCATAAATGGTAACAGTTCTTTGTGTAAGGTTTGGTACCAAGTACGGGCCCGAATATGTAGAAAAATTAAGGAACATGGTGTCCCGGCACCTAACTGCTCCTTATGAATTTGTTTGTCTTACAGACGATCAACGTCCTATAGAAGGTGTACGAAGTATCATCTTACCTAATGCAGGATATGCTAAAGGCTGGTGGCACAAGGTTCACATGTTCGATCCAGGATTGGGGTTATCTGGTAGAATACTATATTTTGATCTAGATGTTATCATACACGACAATATCGATAAACTAGTTTCAAAAGAAGACAGTAACTTCTACGGTATTCGAGATTTCAACAGAAAGTTCAATCCAGGTTGGAATATCTTGAACAGTTCTGTAATGAGCTGGCCTGCGGGACTTCATACTGATATCTTTACAGTTTTTAAAACTAATCCAGCTAAAGCACAGAAGCTGCATGGTGATCAAGATTGGATATGGCAGGTTGCTAAAAATAGAATAACATTTTGGCCAGATGCATGGATACAAAGCTATAAATGGGAAATCAGAGATCGTAGTGAACTTATCTATGCAAATGGTAAACGTGTTTTTAAATTAGCAAAGAATCCTGTTATTCCTGCAAATTGTAGCATTGCAGTATTTCATGGAGATCCTAATCCTCATGAAATACAAGATCAATATGTGCTTGACAATTGGAAGTAATGGTGCTATACTAGCATCATGACTAAGACATATACAATTGTTGTTGAAGAAGATCCGGTAACTGGAGATCTTGTACTTCCTTTTACTCCTGACATGCTTGCACAAGTAGGTTGGGATTTTGGTGATACAATTGTCTGGACCGAATCTGATCACGGTTCTTTCATTCTTTCTAAGAAAGAAACTAATGACTCCGAAACAAAAGAGAGTTGAGATTAAACGACTGTTGCATCTTCTAAACGAAGACAATCGTTACACGTTTAATCGCATGTATGCTCCAAATAATTTAGATCAAGATGTTGATTTAACGGTTGACAAGATGCCGGCAAAACAGTTATCATGGGCATTGCAACAATGTCAAAACTCCTACTACAGACTTTTTAAGGTTATTCAAAGTGCTTAAACGAATCGGCTTCGCCTGCAAACTTATCGACGGTCCTAGCCAAATTGATGGCATTAAGCAGACTGATAACTGCAAACAATATAATACCAACACCACAACTGTTGCCTGGTTAAATAGACAATCGCGGGCCGTTGCTGAAGAAAAGTTGTGGGACTTAATGAAACACAACATCGAAGCATGTCGCCTGCTTGTTAAAAAGGTAGGCACTTTTGATGAAAATCTTAGAATGGTACGACTCAGTAGCGATATACTTCCTGTTTTCACTCACAGTGATTGGGGGTTCTTTTATGGGCTACCCGATGTTAGAAGTTATTGCGAAAGAGAATTTAGAAAAGTGGGAGATTTGGCTCGCCAGAATAACGTTCGCCTCAGTTTTCATCCCGGTCAGTTTACTGTGCTTGCATCTGCTAATCCAGGTATTGTAGATCGTAGCATTGAAGAATTTGAATATCATGCACTAATGGCTGCATGGATGGGCTACGGACAAACTTTCCAGGACCTTAAAATTAACGTGCATATTTCGGGCCAGCAAGGTCCTGACGGTATTCGTAAGGCATATCAACGCCTTAGCCCCGAAGCACGTAACACACTCACAATTGAAAATGAAGAAATTACACACAACCTTGAAACCTGTTTGGAACTTGCTGATCTCGTTCCAATTGTATTGGACATACACCATCACTGGATTAACTCGGGGGAATATATTGACCCTACTGACGAACGTGTTCAACGGGTTATTGACAGTTGGCGCGGTGTGCGCCCTACTATTCATTACAGTGTATCTCGCGAAGATGTACTCGTTAATCATGCCACTGGACTCCGTCCCGATCTTCCGACCCTCCTAACAGAAGGTCACAAGAAAGCAAAGCTCAGGGCACATTCAAACTTCTATTGGAATACAGAAGTTAACAAATGGGCACTGAGCTTTAGGGAAGTTGCAGATATCATGTGCGAAAGCAAGGCTAAGAATCTAGCCAGTTTCGCACTCTACGAAGAAGCTAAACTATTAGGCCTGTGACTTAGGAGCTTTTGGCTTCTTAGGTGCAGCAGGCTTTTTCTGTGCTGGCTTCTTTTCACCGGCAGGCTTCTTAGCAAATTGTTGCTTTTTAGGTGCTGGTTTTTTCTTCTCTGGTGCTGTAGCAACAACAGGTGCAGGCGCAGCTTCTACAACTGGCGCTGGTTCTGCAACTGGAGCAGCTTCTACAACTGGTGCTACTTCAACTTTATATGGGGCTTCCGCAGTTTGTTCTGCTGGCTTACCGCCAAATAGTTTCTTTAAAAATCCGATCATATCGAAATCTCCTTGTGGTTTTATTTATTAATAAATATCATCATGATAATATCTTGCGGTCCTGAATCTGATAAAAGAACATTAACATTAGAACTTCCAACAGAACCTAGCAAAATTGGTATATTTGTTAGTGGCGGCTTAGATAGTGCAATTTTGTATTATCTTTTAATGGAAGAAAATAAACGTCAAAATAACATTCACGAAATTGTTCCGTTAACAGTATTGAGAAAAGAAGGATCCAAAAACTTCTCACAATTAGTTGTAGCACACGTTCAGAGTGCTTTTCATTATTCATACACAGAATCATTAAAAGTTGGGGACAATACATTACCCGAGCCTGAGCAAGTTAAATCAGGCGTACAGGAAGCATTTAAACTAGGTTTTAAGCGTGTTTATACAGGACTAATAGAACAACTATCAGAGCATATGATCGGCTGGGATAAGATACCCTACAACGAAAACGACTTCTTCAAAGCACCTATGAAGGATTTAAACAAAAGTCATGTAGTAGATCTTTGCTATTTGTTCAATCAAGAAACCTTATTCTACATTACGCATAGTTGTGCGGCTTGGGAAGTCAGTAGATGTTATAGCTGCAATGGCTGTAACGAAAGACGTTGGGGTTTTGAGCAACTACTCAAAATAGATCCGGGTACTATTTAAAACTTACCAACAGGTAGTTCTGTACTAGCGGGCATATCCCAAATTTTCTTGCGCTCGACGCCTTTTCGTTGGGCAAATCTTTTAGCATCACAGTTTGAACAAACATGAAAATAGTTGTTGTTCAACCTTTTAGTTTGAATTTTTTTAAGTTCTCTTTCGAACAATTCATCGCAGTTATCACAACGAAACACAGCAATCGTTTTATTTCTAGTATAAGGATGCTCAACTCCAAGTTTACTGATCCTAACGTGTTGAGTTTGCAGAGTTTTTGTTTTTAAGAACATATGTTATTTACATTAGGCTTATAAAATTTTTAGCTAAATACCATAGATATCCAAAAACATAGGATGAACTATGGCAAGAAAAATAATTGACATCGGCGTTGTAGGTAACGACGGCACAGGCGACAGTATTCGCGATTCGTTTAGAAAAGTAAACGACAACTTTAGAGAATTATATAGCTCTCTCGGCTTAGGTGAAAGACTAACATTCATCGGATTAGATGACGTTAAAGCCGATTCCGGCAGTCAGCCTTACAGAGAGCTCGGCGGTTACTTAGGACAAGAAAATGCTATCTTGTCAGTTAACCCAGACGAAAGCGGTATTAAGTTTAAACAACTAATTCCAGGTTCTGGTATTAACTTAGATTTTACTACTAACAACAACGAAATTAGAATTAGCTCAGAATTTTCTGAAGTTGTTGCAGACCCAAGCCCACAGCTAGGCGGCGATCTAAGTGTAAAGTCCGGTGGTGTTACACACCGAATTAAGGACATGGAAGAGTTTGGTATTCCTATCAAACCTATATTTGAACACGAAGCAGTTAATAAAAATTACGCAGATACTAAGATTTCTCGTGCTGGCGTTGATGCTATTGATCCTAGAACAGGTGTGTCAAATCCTGCGTTCGGAACAATGTCTGGACCGTTGGTTCTATCTAGAGATCCACAACCAGATGATGATGAAAAATATGATGGCTTAGTTGCTGCAACTAAACGATATGTTGACAACTCTGCGTTTGGTAGTAGCGTTAACTTGTATGTTGCTACATCAGGTGCTGATGATAGAGTTGGGGTTAGTTCTGCTTTACAAGGTCGTGCATTAGCTTATGCTTATCGCACAATTGAAGCCGCATGTAAACGAGCAGAAGAAATTATGCTTGAATCTCGTTTGGAGATCGGGCCATACAAGAAAGTATTAACTTACAATCAAGGTCAAGGCGAGTGTTCGTTAGACTTCATCGATATTGCTCCTGGTTCAGGTGGCGGATTCAGTGGAACTGTATTGATGAGTGTTGACACCATCACAGTTAGCAACGTAGGTGTTAACTACAGACCCGGAGACATTATTACTGTAGCCGGTGGCACTTATACACAACCTGCCACATACGAAGTTTTATCCATTACAGCAGCAGGCGGTGTTCTAACATTTAGACAATTGAGTTCTGGTGTGTATACCGCACTACCTGGAAATACTGATGTATTAACAACTACCGACAGCGACTTTGGTGGATTAGGCGGCGGTGATGCTGTTGTAAAATTCAACATTACTTACAAAGTTAATAATGTTCAAATCAATTCCGGCGGTTCAGGTTACGGACTTGTATCTGTACGTATCGTCGGAGGTGGTGGTCAAGGAGCCTTTGGTACTGCTGATATCGTCGGCGGTAGCGTTATGGGAATTACAATCACTGACCAAGGTACAGGATTTACTAGTTTACCAAACGTTGTTGTAAATCTTCCTCGCTTCTTAATTAAGACAGAAGGATATAAAACAGACTTTACAGGTGATTACTCTACATCAACTCCTTCGGCAATTAGAGGAAGAGACATTAGAGAAGGTTTGTATCTAAGAGGAGAAAGCTCAGGCGCTCTAGCACAAATCTTAGCGCACCAAGGAGCATTAGATAGCGACGGTAATGAAATATTTGATGTTGATATCAAATACGGTTCTTTTATTATAGGCGAAGCAATTTCCTACGGTGATGTTACTAAGAACACACAAATTACAATTTTAGTTGAAAGCGGTATCTACGAAGAAAACTTACCATTACGTGTTCCTCAAAACGTATCTATCGTAGGTGATGAATTTAGACGTTGTATTATTCGTCCAAAGAACGGAGTTAGTTCAAGCCCATGGGCATTCTTAAACTTCCGTAGAGATCTAACAATTGGACAAGAGAACTTAGATCAACTAGTTATTGCTGATAGATTGTTTGGATATCACTATCTAACAGATAGCAGCACTCCTGTATATCCTATTGTAAACAACAAAGGCTATTATCGTGCTGCTGCTGAACTTCTTTCACTAAACAGACAGTTCATTCAGAAAGAAGTCATTGGTTGGATCAACAGTGAAATTATAAATCAAAATTCACCGTTCACAAGTTCATTCTTATATAATCAAGAATTATGTGAAAGAGACGTTGGTTTAATTATTGACGCTATGGTCTTTGACTTAAAGTGGGGCGGTTCAAACAGAACTATTTCTGCTGCATTAAAATACTATGGCAGTGCTAGTGGTTTAATTGCTATTGGAACTGGACAGCTAAGTCAAACAATTGCAGGAATTAACCGTATTGGAACACTAGCACAATTAGTGATTAGAAACGTTCCTATTACTGAAACCTACAATACTACAATTACTCAAATTGTTGATAATGCTTATGTTGCAGAAACCGGATCCGGTGGAGTTTCATTCAGTATTGGAAGTGCTACTAATGCCAATCCAGTTGTTGTTACAACAACATCTGCACACGGACTAACAAACGGTAGTCAAGTTTTAATTAGTGATGTTAGTGGCATGGAAGAAATTAACGGTAATGATTTCTACGTAAGCCTTATTGATTCAACATCATTCTATCTCTATAACGATCCTGCACTAAGTGATTCCGTTGATGGTACCGATTACGGAATTTACACTTCTGGTGGTAATGCTACAAACACCGGCGGAGTGATCGGTGCATTAATTAATGTTATTGTTGATGTTATTGATAACTCAGGAAGTGTAAACTATCCTAAAGACAACGACAGAATGGACGTTCTTTTATGTAACGATTCTGTTCGTGTACAATCTATTACATTCCAAGGGCATGGCGGATTTGCTATGGTACTTGATCCAGAAGGACAAATCCTTGCAAAATCTCCTTATGCACAAGAATGTGCCAGCTTTACAAAGAGTAACGGAGAACAAAGATTTGCTGGTGGACAATATGTTGACGGATTTACAGGAAACTTAAAATTTAAGATTCTCAGCAAAGACAGCAATACATTCTTGCGTGTTGGTGAATTAAATCGTATGCCGCAATTGCCGGCTTCGTTTATTGTTGAAGATACAGTTTATAGAATTAACTATGTTAGAGATTATACTTTCAACACAGCAGGTTCTACTGCGTCTTTTGTTTTAGATGAATCAACACCTTGGCCCTTTGGAGTATTCACTTATGACAGTGATATTTGCTCTAGAGACGTTGGATTGATCCTTGATGGTCTAGGGTACGACATTGTATTAGGAACTAACTATCACGCAAGAAAAGCAGGTCTAAGTTATAGACAAGCCAATGCTGCTGTAGTTATTAGCGATCAATTAGATCTAACTATACGAGCTATCGAATATGCACACGATCTTGCTTATGCAGCAATTTCGTCATATCCAGCTGCACAGCCTACAGTATTAACAAGTAAAAATGCAATAGCATCAATTGTGCAGAACGGTTCAACATTTGCACCGAATCTGTTGTTTACATTGCCTAGTGGATTATCGGCAAACGTAACCAATGCTAAAATTCTTTTAGAATCTAACATTGATTTTATCAAAGACGAAACAGTTGGATACATTACTTCAACTTACCCGTCGTTAACATATACTGTTGATACATGTGCTAGAGATGTTCAATACATTATTGAAGCATTAATTTATGATTTAATCTATGGCGGTAATAGTGAAACACGAAAGGCAGGTATCAAGTATTATGATGCTGTAGGTTCTGTTGAATCTCTACAGATACCTGTAGGACAATTAACCGAAACAGTAGATGGTATTAATTATGCCAACTATCTAGCCAAGAGAGTTATTCAAAACCTAGCACCTGCAACAACATATTCTTCAACAGTAAGAACTAGCGGAACTCCAGCTAGTGGTGCTGAAGTAACTATTGTTGATACTTTATTAACCAATGTTGCTGCTATTATTTCTGGCGGAACTGGTGCTGCTGCCGCAGAAACACTTCCTAGCTTAACTGGATATCTAACAACATTAACTAATGCTAGAGATGAATTAGTATCGAGTACAGCATCTATACAGTCTGGTACTATAAACTTTGTAGACGAAAATGCAAACGTTTTTGAAGTATTAATGCCTGGTAATAGATCTATGTTGAGCAATGACTACACACAGATCAACGACTTAGGTTATGGTATCGTTGTTAATAACGGTGGTTTGGCAGAATGTGTAAGTATGTTCACGTACTATTGCCATATTTCATATTACTCAATCGGTGGTGGACAAATTCGTTCAGTTGGCGGTTCTAGCTCGCATGGTAACTATGCTTTAGTTGCTGAAGGCGCTGACCCATTAGAAGTTCCAACTCCAGTTACACTCTACTACGATCTAGCTCAGGGCGCAGAATGTTATTACCCATCGGGTGCATTTGCTAACGCTGTTGCTGGTTTGGAAATTTACATTACAAATTACGATTATGTTCCACTAGAGAGCAGTGAGCTTGAAGTTGATCATGGACTTGGATCAATCTATAGATATCCAATCACTTCTGTATCAACTGCTGGATTACCAGCAGGTGTTGCTAGATTAGGACTAGGCAGCAGTGAAGGAACAGGAGTTGATGGTTTGGCGGCTGTAGTCGCAGACGGAACAGTTTTAACCATTAGACAAAACGCACAGGTTGTATTAACAGGTAACGTTGTTGAAGTAGCTGTTCGTCCAAGTACTGGTTTGGTATTAAGAGAAAGTTCAGACGTTTATCGTATCTTACAATTTGAAGCATTTGAAGACCCAGCGGGTGCAAATGTATTCACAGTGTCTATTGCTAACCCCGGAGTCATTACAAATGTTGGTCATGGATTACAACCTGGTTATCAGATTAAATTATCAACTACAGGTTCATTGCCAACAGGATTAGATACGCTAGCAACTTACTACGTATTGTCAGATGGCTGGACTGCTAATTCTTTCAGGATTGGTGTTAACAAACGAGGTCCTGCGATTGTAACAACCGGTTCACAATCAGGTGTTCATAGCTATACTGTTGAAGGGCTTGCTCGTACTACAATGCGAGAAAACTACAACTATGTAGACATGTCAATCTATCCGCAGCAGCCTTTCGATGCTACAGAACGTGTTTGCACAGTTAGTATTGCAAGTCCGGGAGTTGTAAATTTATCAAGTCATGGATTTATTGCAGGGGATGTTATTAGATTTACATCTACTGGTTCTTTACCTGTTGGATTAAGTACTACTAGACATTATTTTGTTAAGAATGTTTTAAGTCCTAGCACATTCACTGTAACCGATACTGCAACATCAACTTCTACAGAAGTTGCAACTTCTGGAACACAATCCGGTATACACAAGGTTGGAAAGGTTCTTGGAGCAGCAGGTAGCACAACATTTGCTATTACAGGTTTAGGTACATCAGAAGCTGACAGAGTTTTAAATTCTAAATTTGTTTGGAAGGGCCAAGAATACATTGTTCAAAGTTATAGCAGTGAATTAGTGACTGGAGAGCCATATGCTACAGTAACAGTAAGTCCTGCACTTAACGACAGCGTAGTATATTGGACATCATTACCAACACTGAAATCAGCTGTAGCTAAAGATGAACCAGGTACACTAACAATTCGTATTTCGTTAACTCGTGTTACATCACATGACTTGTTAGAGATTGGTACCGGATCATATGCTGACACCAACTATCCTAACGAAATTTATGGACAGTCTGTAAACCCATTAAATGATGCTAACGAAACAGAAGAACGTGGAGTAGGTCGTGTATTCTATGTTACCACAGACCAATTTGGTAACTTTAGCGTTGGACCATATTTCCGAGTAGACCAAGGTACAGGTACTGTTACATTTGCTGCTGCGATTGCTCTAAGTAACTTAGACGGTATTGGTTTCAAACGTGGTGTTCCAGTTAGTGAGTTTTCCACAGACTCTGCAATGTCAGATAACGCAACTGACACAGTTCCTACAGAAAACGCAACTAGAGGTTATATAGAACGTAGATTAGGTATTACACATAATGGTTCTGTTGTTAGTGCAGGAACATTAATTCCTCCAATTTCAGGAGGATTCTTAGCCCTAGACGGACAGTTGGCTATGAAAGCCGACATGGACTTGGATCAACATAGAATCATTAATGTTGCTGATCCTGTAGGAGCTCAAGATGCTGTAAACTTACAAAGTCTACAAATAGGTAATATTGCAGACGTTGGAATAACAAATCCAAGATCCGGTGACTTGTTTACATTTACCGGTGTAGGAAATTATGTACAAAACTCTGCAATGGTTGGAGACATTAGTCTTAACATTGACAGCACTGCTAACACCGTAGATGCTCAAATTAATCCAGGGGTAATTGTTAACGCAGACATTAATGCCAGTGCAGCAATTGCACAAAGCAAGTTAAACATGACTGCGGCAACGACTCGTGCAAATGCTACAGGTATTACTCAAGCTGATCGTGGTCTAGCAAGTTTTGACGATAGTCAATTTACTGCAACCAACGGTTGGATCAGTATTAAAGATAACAGTATTGTGTTATCTAGAATTGAACAGATTGCTTCTAAGACCGTTTTAGGTAACAATACACTAATAGCCGGCAACGTGGCGGCAGTATCATACAGTACTATTGTAAACGAAGGCGGAGCAATTAAGAAGAGCCAGTACAACACCGGAACTGGTTATCTACGAAGAATTGGTTTCACAGCAACTAACGATGCTGATTATGCTATCGTTGATGAATCAACTACTGCTACCGCAAGCACTTTAGTTAAGCGTGATAGTAACGGCGACTTTGCTGCTAGAAATATTTCCATAGAAAAACTAATTGTTGATACTAAGACTGTATTAGATACTACAACTAGTGCAACAGGTGGTTACACACAAGTTTATGGTTATCTAGGACAAGTTGGTATTTTAGTTGGTGACGGAAGTGTAGGTACCGATAAGAGAACGTACTACGATAATGACGGACACGTCTTTAGAACACAAAACGGTCTTTCTAATGCGCCTATTACAGCTTCTAGTGTACAGACTATTGCACTAACTACTGGTGCTACTGGAACACAAGGAAATATCACAGGCGACTGGAGATTAAACTCTGGTAGCAAACTACAGGCAACCTATGCCGACTTAGCTGAATATTACGAAGGTGATAAAGACTATCCTGTGGGAACTGTTTTAATATTCGGAGGTGATAAAGAAGTTACGTTATCTAACACTAAAGAAGATCATAGAGTAGCAGGAGTTGTTAGTGATAACGCTGCTTATGTTATGAATTCCGAGTGCGGTGGTACTAAAGTACTAATAGCTCTACAAGGTCGTGTACCAGTTAGGGTAGTGGGTAAAATCCGCAAAGGAGACTTGATAGTAACTTCAAACATCCCAGGTGTTGCTGTGTCAGTCGGTGGTGTTGCTAGACCAGGAACAATCATCGGCAAGTCACTGGAAGACTTTGATTCAGATCACATTGGCACCATTGAGGTAGCCGTAGGAAGAACATAATGGCAATAGAACAAATTAATTCAGGAGCGGCTCCGATAGTTTGGAGTACGGTAGACGAAGCTTTTAGAATCGTCAACCAAAACTTTACTACTCTAGTAGCTACTATCGGAGATTACGGAGTTACTCCGATTGACTTCAATACATTAAGTACTAACGTATCTCCGGGTACTTCCGGTGCTTACGATCTAGGAGCAAGTTCGTTTAAGTGGAGAGATTTGTATCTTTCTTCAACTCTACATATTGGCAGTGCTTCGATAACTTCCTCTGGGAGCATTGTTCAATTACCAGCAGGTTCGACTATTGGTGGATTGCTACTAGACGAAAGTTACTTCAAGACTATTGCAGTTTCCGGACAAGATAGCATTGTAGCCGATACTGGAACTGATACATTAACTGTAGCAGGCGGAGCAGGAATTACTGTATCAACTACTGCTACAACTGACACTCTTACAATTACAAACACAGGTGTTACACAATTAATCGGAACTGTTGGACAAATCGGCGTAAGCGGAAGTACTGGTAGTATTACATTATCAAACTTAGGTGTTACTAAGGCAACCGCAGGCGCAGGAATTTCAATAAGCAGTAGCACTGGTGATATTACAATTTCTAATGCAGGTATTATTTCTATTGTCACTGATCCAGGATCAGGCATTAGTTTAGATACAAGTGTTCCAAATACTGTTCGTATTACTAATAGTGCTCCAAACATTACACAAAATACTTTTAGAAACATTAACGTAGCCGGACAAGATCCGGTTATCGCTGAAACTGGAACAGATACATTAACATTAGTTGCAGGCACTGGCATAACATTGACTACAAATGCTGCGGCTGATTCAGTTACTATTTCAAATAATAGTAGTAGTGCATATCAATTAGTGAATGGTGACTATACCCTATTATTAGCAGCAGATGGTAGTTTAGAATTAGGCAACGGATTTACTGTTAATCATTCAACTAGTACAGGAGTAAATTGTCCTGTATCTGTGGACACTGTTGTTTATACTTCAGTTGATGCCGATGCAAGAACTATTAAATTATTAGCACAATTTGAAGGTCCAGAAGACGGCGGTGATGGTAATTATCACACACAGTCATGTGACATAATTGTTGTAAAAAGAACAGGACCGCTAGGAACTGTTTTAGTAGATGCAACAGTCTACGGCGGCATTTATACCAGCACCGGATCGCTTGTTACGTTTGATGCACAGTGGAATGCTATTTCAGAAAGAATTGAAGTAACTGCTCGACCAGTAAGTTTAACTAATGATGGATGGGTTAAGGTATATGCTACAGAAGTAAACTTCGGAGGACCGGCATAAATGACAAAACAAACGATAAACGTAGGCACCTCGGCCAATGACCGTAAAGGTGATAGTCTCCGAACTGCTTTTCAAAAGGTAAATGCAAATTTTACAGAGTTATACTCTAGTAGTGGATTTACAGGAACAACCGATAGATTAGTTAACAATACTTCAGAAGTAGTATTAAGTTCTTCTGGAATACTAACCCTTCCGTATAGCAATTATTTAGAAACAATTGATATTAATTTACAAATTGGTTCTCAAGGTGTTGTTACTATTCGCAGTGATGCTGCTAGCAATCTTACTACAAAATCTTGGACATTTGATACAGACGGTAGTTTAACTGTACCGAGTCCTGTGTCACCTACAATAACATTAACATTTGACGCTGCACATTATGTTGCTACAGATCCTAAACCAACGCTTACATTAACTGGTGCTCCATGGGAACTAATGGGCGAATATGTTTACGCTCCAGACGGCCAGTCAATGCTAGCACTCAACAATATTTGGCCCACACTAGACAACCCAGGATATGATTCAGGTGATCAATTTACATTCGATGAATCAGTACACGGCAGAGCAGGCTATACTTTAACTATAACATTAAATGATGTTGTACAAGCAGGTCCTGCAGGATGGACTGCTAATGTAGCAGCAAGTCCAGCACCGGCGTATACTCCTACTATTCAATCAAATGGTGCTATCAAGTTAGTTGCTGATGAGGCTAGTTGGTCATTTGGCACAGATGGTACGTTAACAGTTCCCGGACCAATCTTTAGAGATGGTGGTTTATACATGAATAGTAGCGGGTCTACAACTGCTGCATCGGTTTTTGTAAGCGGTAATTCAGGTGGTGTAATTTTAAGAACCGCAGACAATGCACAACAAGTTAGTCACGATTTGATATTTGATGTTACCGGTGGCTTAACTTTGCCATCTGCAGGATTCGTTAGACAAAGACATAGTTTTACTAGAACAACTGTTGAATCGGCTCCGGCGGCAACGGCAACAGTAATATGGTCAGCAAGTCAAGATTGGATCTCGTCGATTAAGCTAACTATACAAGTAGAAGGAAATGTCACTGGAGATGCTACAGGATGGCACGTACAGACCTGCGAAGCTACTATTGCTTCGAGAGGCTATGCCGACGGAACCTACGGATACGGAGATCCGGAGATGACAGTCTATGGAGTAATTCATACTAGCGTATCTCCACTAGCAACTTTTGAAGTACAAAGAAACCCAACGACAAGATTAGTCGAAGTAGTGGCAACAGGTACAGACATTAGTAACAATATTATAGTATCGATTCATTCTGTAGAAATCGGTACAACAGATTAAGGAGCAATAATATGGCAATTAAACCATTCGCAATTCAAGGCGCTGACCTAACACTAGGCGGTGTTAATTTACAAGCAGGTACAACTGGTGTTGTTATTCCTGGCGTTACACAAGCGACTAACTATCTAGCAGAAGAAGTTAATGATACTAATATTGATCAAAGTGTACAATTTGTACAACTTTCTATAGTAATAGACGCTGTAACTTATAATGCGTTATCGACTAGCGCAAGTATAGAAGCCTATGCGAGTTATACTGTAGAGGTAGACGATGATTTTTATATTGACAATATCGAAGTAAGTAGCCCAGGTTCGTATACACAACAAGAAAAGACCACCAATGAAACAACAGATATGTGGGCTTATACTGGTTTAGTTGATCCATTCACAACACCCTTTGACGAGGCTGATTGGCTGCAAGTTCCATTCCGTCCTAAGATGAGAGCAGGCGAAATTGAAAACGTTGGCGGTGGCGGAAGCGGCATTAATAAAGTTTATTCATACGGCGGTTTATATAAAATTGTAGCAGTCATCCCTGGAGAAAACGTTGTTTTCATAGCGGGCGACCAAACAGGCACCCTAAACAACTGCGAGTACATTAACGTTAGTGTTGCTCCTCCACAGGTAGCATTTGCGACACTTGACATATCTTATAACAATATTACTGATCAAACTGCTATAACTTTTGATGGAGACCTCACTGTTCAATCGTGGTTTGCCACTCAAGATACTCAAGTTGCTGCCATTAATCTAACAAACAATCTAACTGGTTTGTTTGTTTCTGGTGGATACTCAGAGGATGGTACATTTGCCATTAACGCTACAGATAGAATTTACTCTCCTAATAATCCGAGTTCGTTTATAGTAAATGACGATTTCACAGTTACATTCCCAGATGGTACTGTACAAACTACAGCCTACACTGGTTATGCCAGACGTTCATTCTTGTTACATGAGTATGCCGATCCAGCTGGATTTACAATCCCATCTACAATCACAATTGATGGTATGGACTATGCGGGCGGCGAGGTTCAACAGGATAACGTATTTGGCACAAGCAGTAGCCGTGTTACCCTATACGCAGACAGTATGTTTGCTATAATTGCTCTAAACACTGACATCAACGCAGTCTATTACAATGGTGAATTTGGTTCAGATGGTGATGGACAAAAATCAGTTAGTTCAGGTTTAGAAAACTATCGTGATGGTTATTATTCTTGGTACAATAAACTTTCAGGGGATGATCCTGCTGTAACACAGATTGTTATTGCCAAGAACCCTACTAACCCCGGTGGTGTTAATTACTATAATAGAAGCACAGATACTAACAACGATGACTTTACAGTAACAGGCTTAGACGGTGCTACAACTGTTATTGTGTTCAATGTCTACTGGGACGCTGTCAACGGACCAGGTTATGAAAGTTCTATTGAAATAGCCACTAAGGCCATTATTGATGGAGCAATTTACGACGACAGTCCAACAGAACTAACTGATCTGGCTGCTATAAAGGCAGCGTTCTATGCTAGATCCACCGATAGAAAAAATGCTATCGAAGGTTGGGAAGGCGACTTATTATTCGCCAATGGATTTGATTTCTTTGGCGACACCTATCAAGCAGTTAAGCCAACAGGTGGAAGCGGCACAGGTGCTGTGCTAGAATTACAGGTATATCCAGACGGTAGTGATTTTGTATATGATGAGCAGGATGTGATTTTACCTGGCTCGGGATATCAAATAGGAGATACACTAACTGTTCCAGGATCGGAGTTTGGCGGTACAAGTCCTGCTAATGATGTAACTATCACTGTAGATACTGTCAGTTTTCCAAGCGGCGGCATTGTAGATTATACTGTTAATGGAACAGCACCTAGTCAAGTATGGCCGCAGTCATACATTCGTGACGGTGACAACGATCAATACGACATTGGCAACTTCATTGGTACAGACCGTACTCGTGTAACTGCTGTCGGTACTTTAACATATACTCCAGAAGGCGGCAGCGAGAGTGGCAACGATGTATTCCAAGTATTGAATATTATCAGTGCTGACAAGGCTATTCGCCCAGGACAGTGGGCATGGTTTGAAAACGCAGGCCGTGGGGCATTTATCAACTGGGCATTGAGCTACGGTGATAATAACGAAGCCAGTTACCTAGATGAATACACTGGTTATACCAGCACAGCGGCACTAAACTACGACTATCAAGTAGACGTAGACAACGCACACTTAAACATAAACGGAGCAGGCGATTGGTTTATTGGCAGTGAGAACTTTAACACTAGCATACAAGGTATTGACGAGATAGCCCCAGAGCCTCGAGATATAGAAGTCAGAGCCGATGGTAAAACTTGGTTATTTGGACGTGATGGTAGCATATACTTGCCGCAGAATGGTGATATCAAAGACAGCTATGGCAATTCAGTGCTAGGTATTGGTAACAGCGGTATTCCACTACCAGATTGGTTAAATGTAGTAGCAGGCACAGAGCACTTGCCAACACTTAATGTTGACTACGGTTGGGACAAAGACGGCGTATGGACTCGTAACTTTACTATTACTGGTAACGACGAGGGAATATCATATCCATTCCGTACTACTGATTCTGCTCTAGCGAATCAGACAACCATAGTCACAGTTGAATTTGATGTATCCGCAGATTTCCAAACAGACTTTGGTATCGGTGTATTTGCCGCTTCTACTACAAATCCAGTATGGGGTTGGGACTTGACTGAGGGTAACCCAACTGCCAATAGAATTGGAGCACAGTACAACGGACCTGTTCCCGAACTACATGGTATCAGCAGTGGTGCTACTGCCGACGTTCCTAATCCAAGTAACTGGAGTATTCCAAGTGCTGGCACATACGTGGCAAGACTAACAGTACAACCTACTGAACCAGGTATAGCGACTATTACACTGGAAACACTAGACACTGATGGTAATGTATTAAACACTATCACTTACACCGAAGAATCGTTCTTTACTACTCCTTATAAGATTGGATTTGCCAGCGACAACGACGGTGGTATTGTCAAAGGATACTTTAGAAATCTATCAGTTGACATTGACGGCGGAACATTCCATCAAGACGCACTGGTTAACTACACTTCAGTACCAACTACTAATGCTGACATAATTGGCGACAGCGGAGTAAGCACTAATGGTTCTAAAGTTACAATTTACACTGATGTCTACGGATATCAAGGTGGCGAAGAAACTAGAGTACGTGTCAAAGATCCTGCCAGTGAAATATTAAACACTTACTATGACGATGAAGGCCCATTTGGTACAGGCACTATCACATTCCGTAACGGTGAAGTAAGAATTATTACTAATGCCTACAATGACGGGCAACAAGATGGCGTTGATATGACAGTAATTGATTGGTCTGGTAGTGTACCCGGCGGCTCTGACAATCCACGCTTCCCTGTTACATTCAAGACTGCTAACTATGTTGAAGAAGTTAGAGATTCAGTACGCATCAAACCAAGTGAAGGTGCGGCACAGTATCAAGATCAGTACATGAAAGTCTACGCAGGCGGCGGTGTTGCTCCTGCTATAGATAGCCTACACATCCACATGGCCGGTGCTCAAGAAAATGTAGAACTGTTCCTAGGCACAGACAACAACTATGTGTCTGCTAAAGAAGCAGGTACTACACCAGCAGGTGTACGTCTACACAGTGATAACGATGTTGAAGTAGTCAACAGCAATCTACGTATTAATCGCAAGGGCAGTAACTGGGTTCACATTTATGGTGATGGCGATAACCGCAACATACACGGTCAAACCTACGATGTAAGTTGGTCCACAATGGCTGCTGATGAACACGGTGATTTGTATGTGGGTGGTGAAGCCAACAGTTATGCTGAGGCTATCGTCAGCAAGATTGGACGTGATGGTAACCTAATCTGGAGCAAGTACAACAACGGAGACAACGTTGAAGGCTGGCAACTTGATGGTATTGCCTATCATGATGGGCAAGTGGCTACCCTGGTACAGACTAACAGCGGACGTGGACAAAATTACTATAAACTGTCAGTTATGGACAGCAATAATGGTGACGTAATATCTACCACTGACATCTATGATGATGAAGGCGATCTAAATGCTAGTAGCATGATATATCACAGCACACTGGGTTGGACCATTGTTGGACAAACCTACGGTGAGTTTGGTACAACAACAAGTATGGCAGACACCAACAATCCTAAGGACTACACTGATTGGATTCGTTTACCTGGTGACAGCACTATCATTGATGGACAGTATCCTTCAAACTATAACAATTGGGCCATAACAGGTACAGGTATCACTGGCACACAGCAACTAAACGGTGGTGTTGGTTTCTACAGAAACTGCCAAGTTCTCAACGTTACAGGATCAGGTGAAAATGCCACAGTAAATGTTGTTGCTGACTATAACAGCAACATTTATTATATTGATCAGATTACCAGCGGCGGTATTAACTATGCCACAGGTGACACTCTTAAAGTATCGGGTGCTGTATTTGGCGGCGTTCCAGGAGCCACAGCACAGGTAGCCACTCCAACTGCTATTGCTCTTAACGGCAGTAATCTAGTTGAGATGACATTTACCAAGGCAGGCTATCCAAACTTATACAATCAACTCAAGTGGGCTGGTTGGACCGCAGAGTACAACACTAATATTTACAACGTGGTTAACATTGTAAGCAGTGGATCAAACTGGATTGTTGCTATTGATAGTACAGATACTAACAGCGGTACACCGCCTGAGGTAACATTCTACACAGTCAGCGGTAATGATTTCTTGTTTACCTGTGGCAGTGATGGCGGCCTTGTCAGTACCTCCGGCCCTACCGGAACAGTCAGCAAGGCATACATTGACATTAACCTAACTCAGTTGGGCTATAATGGGCAAGACCTAAGAGCCAGTGTAACAAAAACTTCTGGTACAGACTTTACTCCTGGTGATTATAGAATTTATGGTGACGGTGTAACTTCATACTTTGTTCTAGCAGACGACAGTATTGACCCAACAGGCGTTAAAACTTGGTTTAGAAATGCTGACACAATTACCGTAACAGAACCAACATACGGCACATCTGAAGTTAACTTAGTCAGTCAGTATGTTCCTGTTCCAGGAACATCTTACAGTGGTTGGACTCTAAGTGCTAACATTGGTGGCGGTGATCCGTTTGATTCTAACATTACATCAGTGGTATACAAAGGTGCTCCGGGTACATTTACTGTTACAAGACAGAGAAATGCTCGTGCTTGGGTCTGGACAAGTGAATGGACACGCTACTTAGGAGTTGTAATCGACGCCAATGACGCTTATCCAAACAGTCGCGGACGTTGTATCGCAGAAGATCCTAACGATCAAAGTCTAGTAGTTGGTGGTTATATGAATTCACCTAACGGTACAGGCAATGCTTTAGTTTGGAAACTGTCTAAGACTGGTACCACTCTGTGGGCCAAGACCATTGACGATGATGGTAACTATGTACGAGGCATAGCCGTTAGCCCATTGACCAGTGAGATTTATGTAGCATCCAACGCAACCGCTATTACTAAGATAGCCAGTGGTGGCGGCTCAATCGCTGGTCGTGTATATCCAACAGGCATGTGGGGTGTCAGCGAGCCTGAAGTACATGTAAAGGTAGAAGATGACGGCTATGAATATGTTTATGTAGGTGCCAGAGGTAATGCTATATGGACCAACAGTCAAGACGTATTCTGCTTGAACAAACTAACTAGTGACTTACAAACAGTATGGGGAAGATGGTTAGGCTATTCAAATGACAGTTTTAGCACAGACTACGACATAGATCATACCAAGTTTGTCATAGCCAACGGACAGGCAAGTATAGCAGGCTACGGTTATATATACAGTGACAATAACACAAATGGTTTAATCTATACACTGAGCACACAGGATCAGTTTGATAGTTACTACAACAGTAATTGGTCAGTTCAACAGAACGCTGATCAAGTGTGGGCCTTAGATACTAGCAGTTATACCTTGTTTGACTTATTGGCCAATGGTGTTACAGCCACTACCGCTACAACACAGACTCAACTCGATTCCGGCCAACTAGCATGGAACAATTACGCATTCCAGTCACAACTAGTGAACTTGAACAAGGAACAGCGAGGTATCAAGGGAGTTGAAACTATCGAGTTTGCTGACGGTGGCATACTAGATCACAACCCTAGTGATATTCCTCCAAGTCAGTTCTTTGATCCTACCACTACCAACTGGGAATACACACTACAGTTAAGCGACCGTGGTAGATTTATTCTAAATCAAACAGTACCTAATGATACTTATTGTCAAAACTTGTATGTGTATGTTCCACGCAATGACGATGTGCCGTTCCCAGTGGGCACAGTGATTACATTGATTAATGCTAGTAGCAGTAGTGCAGGCGGACAAAGAATCTATGTATATCCTGTGGATTATAACAATCAAGAATGTGCTAAGATTTGGTCAACCAGCGGCAATCAAAACTCAAGTCAATGGAGTTTCCAAGGCATACAGACTGCTACCTTGATGAAGATTAGCACTAATGCTTGGTTGTTAACTGCTAACGATATTTCAAACGAGGACTAATATGCCAGTAACACAAATAATGTCAGTGGCGGGTAGAACAGGTGGAGGAGGTGGAGGTCCACCTCCAGTTACCGGAGATTTCTTTTGGTCACCTGACAACGAACTATGGATAGCATTTGGTAGTTTTTATGCCGCAACTACTTACTCTGGCACACAGCCTACTAAAACAGCCTATACCTATCCGGACGGTAGTTATAGTGGATATGTTCGCGAGTTTACCGGAAGTCAGTGGGCGTCAAGTCCTAACCTAGGAATAGGCGGTGCTTGGCAAAGTAATACTATTTCTATAAACTATTGGTTCTATCCTACTGCTAATGGTGTACAACTAATAAGCGAGTCAAATGTACCCGAAGCTCTTAACAGTTACCACTATAGTGTGTTGGAAATCACTAGCAGTGGTTATGTAAAGGCATGTTATTATAACGGCACTTATCCGTTTAACTCACTTACTTCGACTAACCAAGTACAATTAAACAAATGGAATCACATTTACTTTGCCGAAGACTCTCAAGGTGGACATATATTTGAACTTAACGGTATAGGTACTACAGGACTCCCAACGTATGTCAGAGCAGGGCCAGGAAGCACTAGTGAATACTTTATTATAGGTGACAGTGATGCTACCCATATGGGCAACACTGGTCGTTTTCAAGGCAAGATAGGTTACTTGTCTATCAACGATTATGTGGCAGGATCTACTTACAATAATAACTGGGCAAGATTTAATGCTAACAATACTGGACTAGTATTAGGTTCAAGTTGGACTATTGAGATTATTGCCGAACTAACCCCAAGTACCTTCTGGGCAAGTTTGTGGGGCAATGAAAGTTTTGATAATTCGACTGGATTTGTTGCTTATCTTAACGGTTCAGTAAGTCTTAATGTAGGCTCACCAACTGGTCAAGATGCATATAATGTCACCGGAATTGATCAGAAGGGGTATTGGGCATTTACACACGAGTCGGGTCAAGGTATAAAAATGTACAGAAACGGTGTGTTAGTCAATCCTAATACTCCAGGATTTGCTCAACCAGCCGGCGGAGCAGGAAGTGTTCCATTAGTCATTGGAAGTAGACACACTAACGCCGGCACAGGCTTTACTGATCCGTGCCCGGGAGTTTACTACTACAATAATGTAAACACTACAACAGCATTAGATGCCACTGCTATTCAGGCAAGTTATGATGCTCTTAAAACAACCTACGGATTGCCTTAACGAATCCCTTGTTCTTTGAGCTTGATACAAGTATCGCATCTTCCACAAGGTGCGATATTTTTTTCTGTGTATATAGGACGTCTACAACTCCAGAACATATTACGTAACGACTCGGGTAGCATGTCATATATCTCACGTTTAGTCATGTCCATTACAGGAAATATCTTTTCCGCATCAGTAAATGCCTGTAATATTTTATTAGCACGTACACGGCGATCTTCTAATGATTGATTAGCATCGTTAGCCTGCATACCCATGGCAACTTTTTGTATGTCTGGATTAACACTAGCGACATATCCAGCAAAAAAATTCATGCTATCTGTATCAAACAAAAACTTTCTACCAAACGGTTGTGTACCTATTTCGCTTTCACTGTAGGCAAACTTAAATCCTAATCGTTTTAATTCTTTAATGGCTGTATTCACAGCAATAGATTCTGCCCGCCAACGATTTTCTATATTTTTATTGTGTACATGATGTATATGGATATCGTGGTCTTTGTAGGCATCTTCTGTTAAGAGTTTGTAGACCATTCCTAGACTGTCAAGTCCGCCTGAGTACATGGCAAGTATTGTTGGTTTTATTTGTTGTTCCATATATAAAATGTGTAAACTTCGTCGATAGGGTGTTCTTGTGGCTGCGGAGTTAATTCGGTAGCTTTAGGAAAATATACGGCATACTTTGTGGGCCAGTTAGGATTTAAGAACGCACGGGCCACTAATCTATCGCAGTTAGGCAATACTGTTTTTAGCACACGAGCACAAAATTCTTCGCCCAGTGCTAGTCCGCCATCTATAATAATTGTGTCCCAGTGTTCGTCTAGGCTAAACCAATCCTTGTTCTTAATTTTAGGATCCGCATACTTGGGTTCTAGATCCCATGCTTCTGTAGCTAATGGCAACAGCAGTCTAGTGCTACCTAGCAGTAGTACACGACCTGTACAATAGCTTTCAAATACTTTAAAATCGTCTAAATTTGGAGCTGCTGGCCATTTAAGACCCGTCCAAAACTCTTTATCTGAGTGTATATCCATGCGGTATTTATTGTAGATCAACAGGCTAAATATATAAAAGAGAGCGAATTATGGCAATTCAAACAATTAATATTGGTAACGTAGTCAACGACGGATTGGGTGACGATTTACGCACGGCATTTCAAAAGGTTAATGCTAATTTTTCAGATTTAAGTTCGAGTTTAACTGTTACAGCATCTAATGCTGGTGTTACTGGAGCAGGAATTTTTAAAGAAAAAGTTGGTGCAGATTTAAAATTCAAGCGTTTAGTTTCCGGTACTAAGATATTCATCGATGAATTAACAGATTCATTAATTATTAATAATCAACAGCCCGACGGTTTTGTAAGAATTGATACTAATAACGGTACATTACTAGGTAATGACTATATTAATATTACCTTGGAAGGTGCCAACGGTGCTGAAAACATTGAAGCTACTGTTTTAGATAGTGTTATTTCTATTGACACTGTTATTCCTGTAACTAAAATTTTAACAACTTTTGATTTTGGTTATATTAACGGAGCATTTGAATATACTACACAACTTGCTCTAGCTAATGCTAATGTTGATTTTGGAACTATTACAAATCCCGGAACCATTGAATTAGATCTAGGCACAGTATAAGGAATTGCTAGATGGCTATTACTTGGGTAACACCCGCAGGCAGCTTAGGAATTATTGTTGAGCGTATTACACTCAACATTCCTTTAACCGCAACATCGACCGTAGGGCCTATAACATACAGCTTGATAGCTGGAAGTTTGCCTCGCGGACTTAGACTACAAGATAATTCCATTAAGGGAAGCCCTACTGAAGTAAGGCAGTTTACAGAAAAAAGATTTGTTATTAGAGCAGACGACGGTACTGATATCGAAGATAGAACATTTAGTTTATCAGTAGATGGTTACGATACACCTACCTGGATTACAAACGAAGGATTTTTAAAAGTAGGCGATAATAATGCTTACTTTGTGTTAGACAATGCTTATGTTAATCTGCAACTAGAAGCAGACGACACAGACTTGAATGCCGGAGATACCTTAGAATATTATCTAATTCCATCGGGTGGAGAACTTCCTCCGGGACTATCGTTAAGTAGTACTGGTTTAATTTCTGGTTTTACCGATCCTGTATTTGCCGTGGATTATCAAGAAAATCCAACTGGGGCATACGACACTAATGGATTTGATATTACACCACTTGACGTTGCACAATCAAGATCAAACGGCTACGATAGTTTCCTTTATGATATTACTACGTTTGACTATAATGAACCTAGTCGCACTCCAAGAAAACTTAGCAGATTCTATACATTTATTGTAGCAGTCACCGACGGCGTTAACGAAGTAAGAAGATTATTTAGAATCTGGGTAGTCACTGAAGAATTCTTAAAAGCTGACAACAGCATTATTCAGGTTGATACTAATTTATTCCAGGCTGATGCAACCAGTGATCGTGTGCCTTTATGGATTACTGAATCTAACCTAGGGCGTCATAGAGCCAATAACTATGTAACCATTTACCTTGATGTATACGATCCTCCAAGTTTGAGTGGAACTATTTCCTATTTCTTATTAAGCACAAACCCAGACGGTTCTCCTAGCGTGTTGCCACCTGGCATGGAATTAGATACTATCACTGGAGAAATTGCAGGCCGTGTTCCTTATCAAGCAGCAATAACAAAGACATATCAGTTTACCATGAAAGCGGTAAACTTTCCAATTACACTAGCTAATGAAAATTATACATTAGTTGGAGACTGGAATAGTACAAGAACCTATCTAGAAAATGAAGCTGTTAGATACGGCGGTTTTGTTTATATCTGTTTACAGCTTAATAGAAACGTTGTTCCTATCGACGGTCCTTATTGGAGCCTAGGTGTAGGCACAGCAGACAAAACATTCACAGTTGATATCATTGGAGAAATTGAAAGCGCCATTGAATGGATTTCAGATTCTAACAGAGGCAGTATTAAACCAAATCAACCTAGTACATTAAAAGTTGAAGCTCAGAGTTTATTGTATGGTGGAAAAGTTGTTTATGAATTTGTCAGCGGTAAACTTCCTCCGGGATTGAGTTTACTATCAACAGGTATCATCCAAGGAAAAGTTAAACAGTTTGCTGATAGTACCGGTGATGGATTGACTCGTTTTTATGACGATGATGGTTCTAACATTACCTACAACACAACCTTTGACAGCAGCGAAACCAGCTTCGATCAGAAATTTACATTTACCATCAAAGCCAAAGACTCTGCAAACTTTGCAGAGAACTTAAAAGAATTCTATATAACAGTTATTGCTAACAATACAAAGACATTTGCTAATTTGTATGTTAAGGCGTTCCAACACAAAGACAAACGATTAGAGTGGTATAATTTTATTACTGATTCTAATATTTTTAGAAGTAGTGAAATTTATCGATACGGCGATCCTAACTTTGGAATTCAAAGTGAATTAAAAATGTTAATGTTTGCCGGCATTGAAAGTGTAACCGCTGTTCAATATGTGCAGGCAATGAGCAGAAATCATTATCGAAAGCAATTAAGATTCGGTGATGTAAAATCTGCTGTTGCTAAAGACTTAGATACTCAAGAATCGTTATATGAAGTGATATATGTTGAAATCATAGACGAATACGAAAAGAATGGAAAGAGCATAAGCAAAACTATAGAGCTTCCCGACTATATCGAAAGCAAGGTATTAATCAGTTACGATTCGATTAAAGTTGACAGCGATATTCCGTTTGGCAGCGATAGCGATCACCAACGTATCTTTCCTAACAGCATTAAGAATATGCGCTCTAGGATAAAGAATATTGGCGAAAGAGATAGAGAATTTTTGCCACTTTGGATGCGCAGCATACAACCAAATAGCTTTGTAGAAACTGGTTTTGTAAAAGCTCTAGTACTTTGCTATGTGTCTCCGGGCACAAGCGATGGGGTTATTTCTAGAATCAAGTCCAGCAATTACGATTTTAAGAGCATAGATTTTACTGTAGATAGATACATAATAGATATTTTAGACAACGAAATAGAGGATAAATACCTTGCGTTTCCGCAACGTGGAGAAAAATTACCGTGACCAGCAATATTAACTATTCAGCAATTAATGAAAACTTCCCTGTAGCAGGGCAAGACAATGACACACAGGTGTTCAGAGATAACTTTGATACTATCAAAACCAGTCTCCAAACTGCCAATACAGAAGTTACAGCATTACAAGCTGCAACACAAGGATTAGAACTACTCGCTTTTGACGACGAGGGAGGCAGCGGAAGTGACTTTAACAAACGAGTTATTTTTAATGCTGTTCTACAAAACAGTTTTAATAAAAAATTTGATCAAGGTGCTCCGGAAGGCGCTGTCACAGTAGATTACGAAAACGGTAGCTACCAGATTGTTAGATTTACAGCAGATACTACAGTTGAGTTTTTAAACTTTCCAGACAGTGACTCTTTCCCGGCCAGAGTTGGTAAAGTTACATTGGAACTCTACGGCGACAATAAAACTATTACGTTCATTACGTCCGGTGGAACTGTCATTAAAAAGAATTCAACATTTCCAAGTCCGTTTATAGTAAACTCTGTAGAAGGTGCTGCCGGCGCCGGAAATCCATTAATTATTGAAGTTTGGAAACATAAAAGTGACCGAATCTTCCTTAACTACGTAGGCGAGTTCAGCTAATGTTTCACCCTTTAGAACAGGATCTTACTAAACTTACCGATTCGGAAGTTGAAGCTAAGATCCAAGAGCTTTCTAGAAAATATTTTGCAGCTCAGCGTTTAGGCAAACCTGAGATGTTGACACAGATTGCAACTTTTGTTACAATATACAAACAGGAGATGTCTAGACGTTACATTGAGAAATCACGTAACGATTATGACACCGATTTGGGTCAACTAATTAATGTTAACAACTAACACACAAGACAAACTAATAAAAGGCGTGATGATACACGGTCCAGAAATTCTGGAAAAATGTCTTGCAGATCCAAACGAACTTATACAATATCTCACAGTTCTTGAAAAAGAACATCTAAATTATCCAATTCCCTTAACTGAAATAAATCCAAATCGTTGGTTTATTCCCGACGACTATTATCCAAACCTAACAGAAATGCTCTACGGAATGTGTGAAACAGACATTCAAAGAGATCGTGTTAGTCAGGAATTAGAACTATATATTAGACACGGAATGTACGATATATTACATGTTATGAAATTTATTGTGGATACACTTAGAAAAAATAACATAGTTTGGGGTGTTGGACGTGGATCAAGTGTAGCAAGTTATGTACTCTATTTGATAGGGGTACACAAGATAGACAGTATTAAATACAATATACCAATAGACGAATTCTTCAAAGGAGAAACAAATGGGTAAAATTTACACAAGTATGCAAGGCAAGCAAATTGATATGGAGAAATTGAATCTTCAGAATGAATTGCTACCAGCAGTAGGTAACATGAAAGTAAATGCACGTGGTGACGAAATCGGTGCAGGCGGTAAGATCATTCGCACAAAAGAACAGATCCTACAAGATTATTATAGAGATAATCCAAGAGCAGCTAGAGAAGACGTTGGCGTTCGAGGAAGTAAGAAATAATCATGGCAACAGCATATGACATCAAGCACGTTAAGTTACGTGCCCTGCACGACTGGGTCATAGTTTCTGACATGGATTTTGGTGAGATGGTATCTTCCGGAGGCATTGTTGTACAAAGTGATAATGCCAAAGCACACGGTATCAAACCACGTTGGGCTAAAGTCTATTGCATTGGACCAGAACAGAAAGACGTTAAAGTTGGAGATTGGATTCTAATCGAACACGGTCGCTGGACTAGAGCTATGCACATCAATGACGGAGAGCGTGAAGTTAAAGCGCATAGAGTTGACGTTAAAGGCATTATAGGTGTTAGCCTAGACGGAGAACGTCCTAACGATTTCTATATTGGAAACGAAATCAACAACGGTGATAGTATCACTATTAGACCCGAAGACTTCGGGGCAAGGTAATTATGGCAAATATATTTCGTGATCAAGAAAAGTTTATGCGGGCCTGCGATCAAACCGTGGGTGACTTAAACGAAACACAGTACAAACTTTATCTCGACCTTATGGAAGAGGAATGGAAAGAACTTAAGGCAGCGTTACTTATGGAAGATCGAGTAGAGCAGCTAGATGCCCTACTGGACTTTATTGTTGTTACTACTGGCGCTATTCATTCAGCTGGTTTCGACGGCGAAGGTGGCTGGAAAGAAGTTATGAAAACTAACTTTGCCAAGATCGACAAAGAAACTGGTAAAGTTCGCAAGCGTGAAGACGGTAAGGTACTTAAGCCAGTTGGTTGGACACCTCCGGATTTAAAACCTTTTGTTAAATGATAAAAAGGGTCTTTACAGACCCTTTTTTTATCTGTATAATATATTATGACTAATACGGACTACTTAAAAAGGCTGCAAGAATATTCGGAAGAATTGCGAAAAGATCCAGTAAGACTTAAAGAGTTTATGCGAAATGTTATGGGTCCTCCTAGCGTAACGTTAGAAGGCAAAGAAAAAGAACAAGCTATTATGTTACTTGCTCTTGTCGAACCATATAAAGCAACAAACAATCAACATAGCTATACCGAGTATTATATGGTAGGCGAAACTGAATATCATGCAACATATTTTCCAGAAGATAAAAATGCTCCGATAATTGATAAAATGTTGCCAGAGGATAAAGAATGAAAATTGGATTTACCTGTAGTACTTTTGATTTGTTCCATGCGGGGCATATTATGATGCTCAAGGAAGCAAAAACACAATGCAATCATCTGATTGTAGGATTACAAACTGATCCAACAATTGATCGTCCTGGAATTAAAAATAAACCTGTTCAAAGTGTGTTTGAACGATACGAGCAACTCAAAGCCTGTAAGTATATTGACGAAATCCTTGTCTACGAAACTGAGCAAGATCTTGTAAACATCTTGCTTTCTTATCCTATAAATGTTAGAATATTAGGACAAGAATACGAACATGAAGATTTTACAGGCAGATATGAGTGCATGGATCGTGGCATTGAATTTTATTTTAATAAACGTGAACACAATTTTTCAACTAGTGAATTACGACAACGTGTAATTGCTGCTGAAGTTAATAAAGGATTAAGAGATGGAAGAAAAGTTTGAAATTGAAGTACAACCTAAAGACCCTAGCAAGGGACACTTTTATGTCAGCCTTGTAAAAAGTGGATTTAGAATTGGCGCAGGTATTGCACTAGTTCGAGGCGAATTAGTTACTGCTGGAGCATTGTTAATCTTTGCAGAATTATTGGGCATTGTAGAGGAACTAGTATGAAAGAACTTTGGGTAGAGAAATACCGTCCTAAAAATGTAGACGGCTACGTTTTTCGAGATGATCATCAACGTAAACAAATTAATACTTGGATCAAGGATAAGAGTATCCCTCATCTATTGTTAAGCGGTGCTGCTGGTATTGGCAAAACAACACTTGCTAAGATTCTTATTAATGAGCTTGGCATTGAAGAATATGACGTACTTGAAATTAATGCAAGTCGTACAAACTCCGTAGAAGACGTTAGAGACAAGATTACTAATTTTGTGTCAATGATTCCATTCGGACCATTTAAGGTAGTACTATTAGATGAAGCAGATTATCTTAGCCCTAATGCGCAAGCGGCTCTCCGTGGAGTCATGGAGGAGTATCATTCGACCGCTCGTTTCATACTTACTTGTAATTATCCTAACCGTATTATCCCTGCTCTCCATTCCAGGTGTCAAGGATTCCACGTTGAAAGAACCGACCAAACAGAGTTCACCGCAAGAGTTGCGACCATCTTGGTAGAGGAAAATGTTGACTTTGATTTAGATACATTAGACATCTATGTCAAGGTTGCATATCCAGATTTGCGTAAATGTATTAATCTTGTTCAACAAAATGTAAACGAAGGTGTACTTTCTGCGCCTAGCAAAGGTGATGAAGGTGCAGCAGAGTGGAAGTTTGAAATGGTTGAGATGTTTAAAGCAGGAAAAATTAACGAAGCACGTAAATTTCTATGTGGCAAAATTCGTGCTGAAGAAATGGAAGAAGTATATCGTTGGCTTTACGATAACTTAGAAATCTTTGGCGATGAGTCAAAACAAGATTCTGCTATCCTAATCATCAAGCAAGGACTAGTGGATCATACGTTGATTGCAGATGCAGAAATTAATTTGTCTGCTGTATTGGTTAAACTAGGAAGACTATGAGCGCACGTTATATGATTGTTACATATCTCAAAAAGCCGAATGGCAAATGGGATGAGTTCACTGAATTTAAAAATAACATCAAAACTAAACACATTCAAAGTGCTAAGGTTATCTTAGACTTTAAAGAAAAGAAGTGTGTAGTGAACAGTCTTAATAAAGAAGCCACGTTTGATGATATGTTAGATTTTTATAAAAGGATGTTAGGGGATCAGTTGACTCCCCATTTACCAAAGGATAATGACTGAAACTAGACCTACATGTATAAATTACGGCTGTAACGAACCTGTTGTTTATTCTCATAAAGAGAAAGACGGCCGTCCTAGGTGGAGAATCCACTGTTCACATTGTCAGAAAGCCAGTTACGGAAAATGGGAGCATAGACAAGGAGTACATCCTTATAAGTTAGGCGAATGCTCAAACGTAGATGGACATTTAGGATTTAGATGTGTAATGAACTGGAGTTTAATTCCAGAGTGGGCAAAAGGAATGACCGAAGTCGACCATAAAGATGGCGATCATTCTAATAATAATTTAGACAACCTAGAAGAACTGTGTCCCATATGTCATAAACTTAAGGGGCAATTAATGGGTGACTATAAAGGTCACCGATACTAAAATAAGGGCCCGGAGGCCCTTATTTTTTAACTTAAGAATCTCCGTAAATCGCTAGTATCTCCTTAACTGCTTCATGACGTTCCACATCGCCTACGTCGAAGTGGCATAGATCCACATATCTATGTTTTTCAAAGTTATCATACAACCTCAAGAATTCTAATAGACCGTTATTATTAGGACGATCTGCTTGTTGCAAATCACCGGTAACAACCATCTTAGAACCTGTACCTAATCTAGTTAGCAGCATTTTCATCTGACTAGGAGTTGTATTCTGCATTTCATCGGCTATAACGACCGCATTTTTAAAAGTTCTGCCTCGCATGTATGCTAGTGGACTGGTCTCAATCACCCCCTCTGCAACCATAGTCTCTATTTCTTTAGCATTATAGTTCTCAGCAAAGACATCAAAAATAGGTCTTGTCCAAGGAGCCATCTTTTCGTTAAGATCCCCAGGTAGGAATCCATGCTCCTCGTCTACTGAAACGGCTGGTCTAGTTACAATAATCTTAGTAGCTTCTCCGTATTTGAGTTGATCAATTGCCCATTGCACCGCTAGCATAGTTTTACCCGTACCGGCTGGTCCGATAGCAAAAACAATCATTTTTTTAGGATCGTTTAGCTTCAATAGATAGCTTTCTTGGTTTAGGTTTTTGGGATATATTTGAACTCTAGGACGTTTTTGATACGTTTTATCCACTAATTTGATTACGTTAGACGCTTCTTGATAGGTGTTAGCCTTCAGTACTGCTGCTCTTTTTCTCTTCATATAAGGTTAGCCCTCCTTGTTTTGCGTTAGGCACGGACCTTTCAACCGTTGTGTCCGTGTCCGAACACAAAAGTATTTAACATTTGGGCTGAAAAGTAATATGATATGTTTGTATTTTGACGATAAATACAAAGGGAGAAATTATGGCAGATATTAAAGACATCATCAGCAATATCGAGAACATTTACGGGTCAAATAACAGCTTAAATCTGTTAAAAGACTTCGAGCGTGTTATTGATGAATTAGACACCTATGTCTACGATAACTGGATTGACGGGGAACTCGTTGAAGGGCCCAAAGAAAGTCGTTATTTTGTAGAATGCACATTCATGTGGCCTAAGGATAAGATGCCCGAACCTAAGGGCGGAGTTCGTTTACTAGATTACGGCTGCAAAGTTCAGTTTGCCGAAAGCCATATTTCTAAAGTAAGAAAGATTAAGAAGCCAGATGATATTCGTCCTGGCACTAAAAAAGGTAAAATTGATCACGAAGAAGTTTGGATGGTTAAAATTACCATGCCTAAGAAATTAATGAACGACATTAATCGTGGTTATCAGAACCTAGACAAGAATAAGGTTGAAGACATTCTAAATCAGAATGGCATTATTTCAAGTCAACCAGAACAAGAAGTACCAGCACCAACACAGGAAGCCTCAAATGCAGAACAGCCAGCAGCTTAATGAAGGATTGAGGTCTGGTGATCTCGAGAATATGATTATCCCAATGTTCGTTATCGACTCATTTAGATCTAAAATGGGCGAGGATCGTGATGTCTGTGTTTTAAGCCTTACAGTCAAGGACAGAAATCCAGCTAAGGATGTTATGGAGTTTGTTGAGAAAGGTTATAACTTTGTTCTCGACGCAGATGTTAGTGCAGGTGAAGATGATCAAGGACAGTATCACGTGTTCATTGAGTTAGCTAGAACTCCTAAACTAGCAGAACAGATTCAAGAATTGCAATACGGCATTAAAAAGCTCACAGGCTTGAACGAATTCAAATTCAAGTATTACAAAGAAAAGACAGAACACGATCTTACAGAAGAAAGTTTAAAAAAGGTTATTCCATCTACTCCACAAATGTATGAAGGGATGTTGAATAAAATTAAAACAGAAAGCATCAAACGTTTCTTTAACAAAACACTAATGGATGATCTAACATTAGACGGAGATGTAATTACTATTCACAAAGCATTTGATAAAAAAGTTCAACTGCGTATGGTGAAAGAAGCAACTACTGAATCCATCTTAGAAGGTGTTAGTGATGCTATCACAATGGATCAAACAGCCATGAGCGAAATATTTTGGCTAACCAAGGTATTGGGCGACTACAACATTAATAAAGTAGGCGACAAGTTTATGTTTGACAACAAAGGTCAGGCAATGTTACTACAGAGGATATAATAATGAGTTTTACATTTACATTTACTAAAGACCACCTAGGACAGATGATTGGTAAGAATCCTTACTTAGATCACTGGTATGATGCAATTTGTGAAATTTGTCCAGAGTACGAAATCAATACTCCGCAGCGCCTAGCAGCGTTTATTGCTCAGTGTGCTCACGAAAGCGGAAACTTTGTTTTCTTAAAAGAAAATTTAAACTACAAAGCAGCTAGTCTGCGCCGTGTATTTCCTAAGTATTTCCCAGATGATGCAATTGCTGCTCAGTATGCAGGCAAGCAAGAAATGATTGCCAACAGAGTCTATGCTAATCGTATGGGCAACGGAGACGAAGCAAGTGGCGATGGCTGGCGTTATTGCGGACGTGGTCTTATCCAGTTAACTGGTAAGAACAACTATACATTCTTTGCAGGCAGTTTAGATATCCCTGTAGAAGAATGTTCCGAATATCTTGGAACATTCGAAGGCGCTTTACAAAGTGCATGTTTCTTCTGGGAACAAAACAAACTAAATCAATACGCAGACAGCGGAGATATTCTAACTATGACTAAACGTATCAATGGTGGTACTATTGGGTTAGAAGATCGTATCAAGCATTACAACCACGCCCTACATGTATTAGGAATCTAATATGTGGCAATTTCAGTGGGTGCTAAGTTTAATTCCAGATAGTTTTCTACTCTGGTTTATTAACATTTTGCTTGTTGTTGGCTTAGCAGGCACAGTAGCTGGTTTCTTCATCAAATTTATTCCATTTGTAAATCAATACAGATTACCTGTACAAATTGTCAGTGTAATTTTATTGGTAGCAGGCGTTTATTTTAAAGGCGGATATGCTAATGAAATGGCTTGGCGTGATAAAGTAAAGGCTGCTGAAGAACGTGCAGCCATTGCTGAAAAGAAAGCTGAAGAAACTAATGTTCAGATAGAAACTAAAATTGTTGAACGTGTTAAGAAAGTTAAAGAAGTTCAATACGTGATACAAGAGAAAATTGTCAAAGAAAAAGAACTCATAGATAAAGACTGCCGAGTTCCTCAAGTTGCTATAGATATTCACAACGATGCAGCAAAGAATAGAAAGCCGGAGGAAAAGAAATGAGATATTTAATTATTTCTTTGGTATTTTGTTTATCTGGTTGTTTATCAACTGCACCCAAGTTTCCAGAGATCCCCGAACATCTAAAAACAGGCTGTCCAGAACTTAACGAAGTAGCAAACGGAACTCAAGAATTAAGCAAAGTGCTAGACGTAGTAGTTGTTAATTACAGCACATATTACGAATGCCGTGTTAAGGTAGATGCTTGGTTAGAATGGCACAAATCACAAAAGAAGATATTTGACGAAGCAGTTAAATAAGAGTATATTAAGCAGGAGCGAAAAATGGCAGGATTAGTAGATTCAGTACTAAATTTAATTAACAAACAACCAAAAGATCCGGATGCACCAAAGCCTCCAGTAGGGTCACGTAGCGAGCGTGAAGCAAAACTAAAAGACAAAGCAGGTATGGTTATTTCCATCTTTGCATTGTTACTAGCAGTCAACGCATGGTACGGTGGTAAGTTATCCAGCACAGTATTAAACAATACACTAGGTGCTAACAATACATGGGCACAGTATCAAGCTAAAGCAGGACGTGGTGTTAGCTATGAAATTGCCGCTAAGACAACTAACGATGCAAAACTAAAAGCAGAGTTCATGGCAGAGAAAGAACGCATGGATTCTGATAAGAAAGAAATTGCCGAAAAAGCAAGAGCAATGGAAGCTGCTCGTGAAGAAGCTAAAAAGTCTAGTCCATGGATTGGATATGCATCAACTGCATATCAATTAGCAATCGTTGTGTTATCAGCAAGTATTCTTGCAGTTAGCATGGCTATGTTCTGGGGTAGCTTTGCTGTCGCAGGAGTTGGTATACTATTAAGCCTAAATGGATTATTCCTTTGGTTTTAAAATAAACGACAAATAGGAGCGAACTATGTCAGAAGAAGTAAAGAGCGCAAGCGAACAAAAGAAAGAAGATTGGATGAACAGCAAATGGCGTCCAATGATGGGCTGGATGTATATGCTAGTCTGTACTATGGATATGGTTGTATTTCCGATCCTATGGAGTCTATTACAAACTATGACTCACACACAAATTACACAATGGCAACCACTAACCTTGCAAGGTGCAGGATTATTCCATATTGCCATGGGTGCAGTTCTAGGTATTGCGGCATTTGGTCGTACACAAGAAAAATTAGGAGGAGCCAACAATGGCGGAGCACAATTACCATCAGGTCAACCAGCAGCATTTAGCGTACCTCCAGCAGCACCAAGCAGCTTCCAGACACCAGTTGCGCCAAGTTTCTCTGCACCAAGCACCCCAAGCAGCTTTGGCGGAGGCGGCTTTGGAAGCGTACCTAAAGCAGCACCAGCAGCAACCCCGATGATGTCGAGCACCGGCAAACCAATGCCTGTTCCTCCACAAGACCCTGAACTATAAAGGAAATATCATGAAAAAATTATTAGCACTATTAGTAGCAGCAGCATTTGTTGTTCCAGCAATGGCAGCAGACGAAGCTCCAAAAACTCGTAAAGTTTGTGTTGATGTACAAGGAAAAGACGGTAAACCCGTAGTTGATCCAAAGACTAAGAAAAACAAACAAGAATGTAAAGAAGTCAAGGCACACAAGAAGCA